GCCAACAGCAACATCTCCCAATGAACCCTGTGCTTCAGCATGCTTTAATGCCGTCTGTCAATCATATTTTGCATTACGTAGTTTATTTACCTCACTTATAAGTTGTAATGATGCAGATACATTTGATGATTTGGTAAATGGATTCATAGATGATGTTTGTATTTTTTGTAATTTAGATACAAAATCATCTATGTCATTTACAAGTCCACCATTCTTTATTAAATATTCAAAAGTTGTCTTGTCTAATATTCCTACTCCAGATGTATCTTCTGCTTTCTTTGTTACAGGAGCAGATTTTTTAACTGGAGTAGAGAAATCAGAAGTAAATGGAGTATATGTTAAAAATCCACCACCACTTTGCAATTTTTTTATTTTCATACTATTTAAATATTTTAATCAAAGATTTTACAAGTAATTCATTATCATGTTGAATTGTTTTATAAAATATTTCCATATCCTTCATTTTATAACGAGTTTCAGATCTGATTTTTTCAACTTCTATTCTTCCAGCATCTGTTAAACTACCACCTTTAGCATTTTTTAAAACTCTTGACAGAGGCATACCAACAAACAAAGCAGTATTAACAGTATTTCATTTTTTTTCTAATATTTTTTTCTTAGTTTCTAATTCTTCTTTTCTTTTTAATCAGTTTTTATACTCATCAGTTTTTTGAAATTCTGTGTCTCAATCAGTATGATCAATCGCATATTGATCCATGTTTGGTGTGGTTCTATCAATATAATCCTGTTTTAGTTTATTAATTAAATTTTCATGTTCTTGATACTCATTCATTACATTTTGATATTCTTCATCATTTAGCAAATTAAATAATTTTTCGGTATTTTCATTTTCTTGTGCTTCTTTATTTACTTTAGAAGTCCATCTTGATGTATATTTAGCTAGATTAGAAATATTTTGTGCATTTACAAGATCCTCATTTGCATTAACAAGATTAATTTGTTTTCTTGCATTTGCAATATTAGCAGTATTATTTGCTGCAATAGCTGCATTTCTTTCTGCTGTTTTTGCATTAAGTGCTGTTTGTGCATTATTAAGATTAGAAATATATTCTTGATTTGCAGAATTATATTTATCACGTATTGCATTTGCATTTTTCAATCCTTCTAATTTGATAGATGCTGCCTTATCTATATCTGCAACAGAAGAGGCCACTCTATTTATAGTACCCATTACATTATTTGCCTGTTTTTCTCCAAGTACTAAATAAGGAGAAGAAATTTTGTAATTTTGATAAGGAATAGATGGTAAAGTATAAACACCTTCAACTACAGCATTTCTTTGATATTGTCCAGAGGCTTTATTTGCCTTATTTAATGTTCAAGCAGAAAATATATTAGCAAGTAACTCGTTAGCATTGTCTAAAACACTTTGTCTTATATATGATGTTTCTTTCTCATTTGGATTTACGGTCTTTCCGTCTTGCATTTTACGTATTTTTCCACCAGATTTGAGTTGAATATTCATTTTCCTTAAGACTTTTTCTACTAATTCATGATCACGATAATCTTGATAAACATTTCCTGTAGTAGATTTTACCTCTTCTGGATTAAAGTTTATTTTTACATCACTCTTTTTAAATACATTTTTTACTCCTTTTTTAACTTCTGGAATTTCTATAGCCTGTCTCTTAAAAGCACGTGTAGCTTTTCAATCTGCAGCCCAATTTTTTCCAACTGCAATTCCTCTCATTAAATTTGTTCAATCTTCTGGATTTGTATATGAAATATCGCCTCTCGTCTTTGTGTCTTTAATTATATTAAATGCACTATTTGCTGCTGGTGTCACAGTTGCTATTCTGGCTCCAGTAATCACAATTTTTGGTGTTTTATTTATTAATTCACCAGCACTTTTAACAGCAGCACCCAACGTATTGCTCCCTAAAACTGGAGTTGGAGATGATCATATTCTTTTTACGACATCTATACCTTTTTCCAAATCTTTCAACTCTTCTTCGGCAAGATTTAATTTTTTAGCTTCATCCAACAATTTTGCTGCATCAGATGCTTCAAGTCCATTCTTAGTTACAAAATTAGTAAGTGTTTGTACTCCTTTTGCATCAGAGCCCTTTAGAGGAATTCTACTGGCTTTCTGTATCATTTTTCCAGCTTCAACTCCTTTTTGTGCCATCTTTCCAGCTTTAATTAAATTTTTTACCCCACCAAGACCTATTGTAGATAATCCAATGAAAGCATAATCCATTAAAGCATCCTTACCAACAACATCACTTCATTGAAAACCATCTTTAGATATTCTATTTGCTATATTAGCTGCTGCTGCAACTGATGCTCCAACAGTTCCAACAGGGCCTGGCGCAAATGCAGCTAAATCTCCAGCCATTGATAATCCAGTAAGTGCTTTTTGTTTATTAGACATCCCCTTTCATGTATTGTCAATATTAATAGCAGTTCCTGTATTTAATTTTTCATTTTGTTTTTTATTTGCTTGTTCTGCTAATATTTTTCTTCTATATTCAGCAAAATTATTACCATTTTGCATTTTTATGATTCCTCCAGTTTTTTTAATTTCTGTTGATGGTAAAATTCTATGATAGTCTGCAACAAGCTTATATATTTTCTTTTTTCTCTGTGTATTATTTTTTACTGTAGGATCATTAGCCAAAGCCCACTTTAATTGGGCAGCTGCCTTTGTCAGTTCTTTACCATAAGTTGGTGTTTTACCACCATACAATGCTTCTGTTAATTTTATTATATTTTTATCTGTATTTTCAGTTTTTAATTCTTCACTATAATTATTAACATTTATATTTGGAAAGTCTTTATCATAATCAATTACTTCTGTTACTTGATTACCCAAATCAAGCATGTTAAATGGTAAAGTATATTCTTGATTGGTACCTTTTAAATAGTATTTATTATTATTTCCTTTATAAACAATAATTGTTTGATTATTTGGTGTTTTTATAACCAGATTTTTTGTAAAATCTCGTCTACCTAATAAATTTTTTGCATACTGTCCTTCTTGATTTTCTCCAGAATATCCTGTAACATTATATCCTGGAACATCTGTAATAATCTCTCTTCCAACATTATTAGTATATATATCTTGAGATCACACATCTGGATTTTCTTGATGTCTAGATGGTGTAAAAAATTCAAATCTTCCATTTTTATTAGTCCAAGAATATCCAAATCCAGGATGAAACTGATTTTCAATACCAAAATTAAAAAATCCAGTTGGCGTTGTTACTAAATAAGTTTTATTTGTTGGATTGTATCATGTTATAGCATTATGCTTTTTAGCTATTTCTGGTCACCAAGTAGCCTCTGGAGATGGAAGTCAATTATTATCTGCTACTTGTGTAAAACCATAATTATTTAAAAAGCTTTTTACTTTGTCAGAAATATTATATTTTGAATATATAGATTGGGCCCTACCATATCTTTCTTTTTCTTTTAATAAATCACTTTTTTCTTTCTCTTTTTCAGCAATTTTATCTCACACTTCTTGAGTAAGTAAAAACTGATTTGGTGTTCAATTAATTTCTTTTGATGTTGCTACAAAGCTATCTCAATCCTTTTTTCCTATTGCTTCAGCTACAGCATCTAGTTTAGATTTATAATCTGGATTAATAGATAGATTATTTTTTTCTGCATTTTTATTATATCTTTGTAATAACTCATTTGCATTTTCAAATACAAAATTTTTTATATCTTCATTATTTTTAAATTTTGAATACGTGTTTTCCAAATCATATTCAGTTGCTAATTTTGTATTATTAATAAAGTCTTCAAGAGAAGCAATATTTATATTACTATAAGTAGGCTTTGTTTCTGTTTGCACTGGAGTTTTTTTAACATTTTTTAATGCGTTTCCATATATTGACATTGCTATAGACATAGCATCTTGATCATCCTTAATTTTATAATTTTTTGTTCACCAGTTGGTCTTTATTTCATCCTGACTTCCAGCAAAATCTTGTTTAAATTTTTCAGGAACAGTATATGTGTTTGTAACTGGATCAAATTCAACAGTTCCATTTTCTGGATTTGAAAATGTATCCCTTATTTTAGCCAAAAGATTTCTTACTTTTATTTCATCTTTGCTTTTTAATTTATACTTTGGCAATTCTTTTAGAAGCTGTTCTTCAAGAGCCTCTTTACTCACTATTCCACCAGGTGCTAATTTTTTTACTTGAGACATTGTATTTACTTTAATTAGTTAATAATAAAAAGGAAGCCATTTTCAGGCTTCCCTTTAAGATAGCCTATCTAATCCTATGCAGTTTTCCACCAGATTTTTGATAGGTAGGTTGTACCTGCTGTTGTGCAGAAGATTGTACTAATTGTAAAATCATCTGGGCTAAAACAGAGGCTGCTTCGGGGCCAAATTGTTGTACAATTTGTTGCGCAATCTCCATCAATTGTTCTTCTGGATTTGTCTGCTGTCCTTGTTGTGTTGTTTGTGTTGTAGCTCCAGTGGTGGTTCCACCTCCCTGTAATCTTGTTACCTTCATTTTTTAATTGATTGATTAATTTATTAATTATATTATTTATCTACATACTCTGGTTCAGTATTTTCTTGTATTTCTAGAAAATCAAATAATTTTTCTCCCAGTGTTTTATAATCATTATCTTTTTTTGTTAAGTATGCTTTTTTTGCATATTTAATTAATTTTTTAGTGTGTTCTCTACTGAACAACCTCTCATTACCCTCTAATTCCATTTGCACCTTACCATCTGCATCAAGCAATAACATTTTATCATTTGGATATAATTCCATTTCATCTCCAATAGAAATTCCAGAATTTCTATTAACTTCCAATACATAAGAAATATTATCTACTTCTATTATTTTTTCTGAATTTGGTTCTCCATTGGCCACATATACAACTTTCATATCCTCATCTAAAAATATAATATCTAAAGGAATAATAGTGTCTTTCATTCAAAAACTAACAGTTTGTGGGGGGTCAAACACAAATAACATTCCTTCATTTTCTGGAAGATTTGTTATGTTTTGCAATCCAGTTTCTTTTTCTTCATCAGTTATGGCTATTTTTACATCATATGTTTTATTTGCAATAGCTATTTTTATTCTATTCATAATTTATAATTTAATATATGGTTTATATGCAGATAAAAATCCAGTTCCTTTAGTTTTAATAAGTTCCTTCGTTTTTGAAGTTCCAAGATTAAATGCAGCAGATGCTGCTGCATCTAATTCTTCTTCAGATAAATTTGGATATGATCTCTTGATTGCATCTCTTCTACCTTTTAATATTGCTGCTGTTACAGATAAGGCATCACTTCATTTTAAATTAGATAATGTATGGACTTCACGATTTTTTTCATTATGTTTTGATACTGATGTTTTAGTATCTATTCAAGGTTCTAAAATTTTAATTTGTTTTCCTTTTACATCATCATAAGATGTATCAAGTCCCCAAAATTCAAAAGAATCTACAGTAGAAGGATTTTTGCTTAATAATTCTTTTCCACCACTTTCATTATATCTACGTATCGCATGGTCGATTGCACCTTCTTTAGATACTCTTGATGCAAGCACATTAACTGGAATATTATATCTATTTGCAATAACTATAGCACTGTCTCTTAATTCTTTATCTTTATCTCAATATATTTGATTGTCTTTTGTTCTATTTCCAGTTCCTATATAAGGTAATCTAGTACCTTTTTTTCTACCAATTTCTATATCATTTTTATCGTAGTTTACAGCGAAACCATCGTTTGTATATTTTGTAAAACCTCAATCTTTTTCAAAAAGTCTCTGTATAGGTTTTCCATTTAAAATTCATTTTTTTGTGTATGGATTAAATACAGGGCCAATTGTTTTTTCTACTTTATTGTTTGGAATAGACATTCCCTGTTGTCCCTTAGCAGTGTGTTTTCATTTCCTAGCATTTGCAGCAAATGTAGCTCTCTTTCTTATTGTTGGATTTGGACTTCTCTTACCTCTTGCTATACATTCAGCAGTAACTTTTCCTCCACAATAATCTGTAAATTTTCCTCTATTTGATGGTTTAATATAAATTTTTGGTTTTCCACCATTTTTATACTTTTTAACTTTTGTAAAAAGTTCCTGTTTGTTAAAAGAACTAATTAAGCTACTTATATTTTCTATTATTTCTTTTTGCATAATACTTATTTATATTTTATTAGTATTTATTTATCTTTTATAGTATAAATTTTGTTTCTAATATTATTTATTTTACTTCTTCTAACAACCCAGTTTTATCATCTGTATTAAGCATTATTTCATTCGTAAGATATTTACCACATTCAATTGCTATTTTTTCTTTTTCTTCCTGATTATCAGCATTTTTATAATCTTTATAGAATTGTTCTAATTTATCAGTAACTTCTTTTGTAAATATTATTTCATTCTCTTCTATTTCAGCATGTTGTATAACATCTCCACCTTCTTTAAATGTTACAACTGGTATTCCTTTTTTTGTAACATCATCAGAAAGACCATCAGGCATATTATTTTTTCTAGCATGTAAAACACCTTCTGGTATAACATTTGATTTTTTAGGTTTTGCCTTTTTAACTAATTTAGATAAATATGCTGGGGATAATTTTTGTCCACCTTTTGCTACAAGTATTCTACTATCTATACCTCCATTTAATGCATTTAAATTTTTTTGTTCTAGAACATTTTGCATATTTAATGCAGACCTCATATTTTGATCACCTAAATAACTTGTATAATTAGCACTTAAATTGTATTTATCATATGCATTAGTTAAATTATTTAATTTCTTTTTCTTTCCACCTCATGTTCCTAAGAGTGTTTGTTTTTTTCCAGCTCCCTGATTGATTAATGTTTTATATGGACCAGTAAAAATATCTCTAGTACCTTGTTTTTTTGTTGATTGTCCAAAATATCTATTTGCTAAATCAAGTCCTTTTAAAGCTGCTGCTGCAGCCATTAATGGCGCATTTCCTGTTTGTATTGCTATTTTGGCAAACATATCTGTTCCACTAGAAAAAGCAGATTCACCACGGCTGATATTTTGTGCCTGTGGTAAAATAGAACCAATTATCATTTCATTTAAATTTAATCCCAAATCCATTAATCCCTGCGAATTATTTTTATAGATAGAACTATCTTTTACAAGGCTGTCTGAAGATAAAAATTTACCAGCAGAGCTTATAGTGTCTTTTACTAACCCAGAAGATGGATTTTGATATTTTTGTATTCTTTTCTTATGCATAACTAATTGAATATAATGTTTTTACGGCGTTTACCAATACATATTTTGTGCCATCATATCTAATTCTAACCTTTAAATATTTATCTCTTATTTTTGACTGTTTTAATTCAGTTTGTGCCAATACCATATTTTCTACAGGATCTGTATTTGTAAGATTTGGATCTCTTCTTAAATATAAATATGTTATTGTAATTGGCTGTATTTGTACTTTTCAACAATCTTCTATATATTCTAAATTTCCCTGCAATCTACCATATTTCTTTATTGATAATCCTTTTTGATATATTTGAATTATTTTATCAGATAGTTTTATATCTTTTTTTATATTAATAGCTCTTATTACACTTGGAACAGCCAATCTATACTCTCTTTCTGTAGATACAATGCTAATTGGAATATCAATATTTAAATCACTACATGTAACAATATATGGTATTTTTTGAACACCATATTTACCTTGTAATATTTTTTTATATTCTTTTTTTAAATAATCTAAATAACTTTGTTCTATTGTATTCATATGTTATTTTCTTATAGCAACCACGTGGTATATGCCATTATTATATAATAAAATCACAGAATCTCCCTTTGACATTTCTATATCAGTAACATTATTGGCGTCTTGGTCAACCATTTGCCCATTTGTAACACTTGTTAATCTAATTGTACCAACTGCATCTTTTCCAATTACCACCATTAAAGGAAACATTAAATTTGTATCGTTTCCTCCCTCAATTTCAGATTTAGACGCCAAGTCTACCTGTAAAAAAGAAGATACAACAGTAAATAAAAATATCTTTGTTTCATTTATATAAGAAGATATTATATCTGTATAAGCCTGCCCAACATACTTATTTGTTGTAGCAGAAAAACTTCCTCCAAATATTTTTGTACTTCCCATTAAATATGCAGCATAAGATTTTGACGCCCCTTCTGTTGTTTGGTCTATTGCAAATATTGCAGAAGAAATGCCATAACTACTACTGTTTCTCTCCTGTAATAAAGCAACAACAGAACCGTTTGATGCTATGCCAGTTGACATTGAAAATGCCGATGTATTACTTCCATTTGTAAAAATTCCTTCTGAAGTTAATTCAGAATAACTACTGGAATGTTGATACATACTATTAAATTGTCCTATGTATGACCAATAACTAAAATTACTTGGCTCTATTCCAGCAACTGGAGTTTCTTCATCCAACCAAGTATAAGTAAATATATATTCTCCACCATTATAAGATACTCTATCATCAGTATAATATACAGCCGTATCTGAATATGCTCCTTTTCAGTTCCTATCTCTTACAATTATTCCTGGTTTCCTATATCCAGATAGCTGCATAATACCAACATCTTTTCCTATTCCAACATATGCATTTGACAAACTGCTTTCATCAGATTCTTTTTGAAAAATACCTATACCACTCGATGTTGTTGCAAGTCTGGCTGAATAACGATTTGCTGTAGTAGACAGTCTGGATACAACTAATTTATCAATATATGCTGTTTTTGCTAATAATAGACCAGTCGCCACACTATCAAATTCGCCACCAAATTGTGTTCAATAAGATATATCTGTTGGTGGTATTCCAGTAATTATAAAAGTAGTTTGCATAGTCATATAATAATGTCCTTGATATTCAACTATATCAACACGTTTTGTGCTGCCATAGTAAGTTTTTGTATTATCATATGTTCCTCTAAATAATGCTACTGGGCCACTTCCTTCTTTTCCGTCTTTTCCATTTTCTACTAAAGTAATCTGAATATATTTTGTAAATTCAAAACCAGTTCCATCAAATCTTCTTCCTGTTATATTAAGTCTAATAACAGTATTTATAGTAATAGGTGTTGTAAGAGCATTTAATTTACAATATATTTCATTTCCATTAGTAACAGCAGATATTCCATTAATAGTAATTTGTTCAGATGACGCCTCAACTTTATAAGTTGCTACATAAGTGAGTTCTGTATCATATTTTAATTCATTTTTTCCTTCATATACTTTAATAGTTACTTCAGTTTTTGATAAATCTTGGCTGTCTTTGGACAATACAACGTTTTCATTTGATAATATAGCATAAACACTTGATACTCCTTCCATAGTAGCTCTCACACCAGTATTTACATATTGTCCATTTTCTCATGAATATCAATAACCACCAATAATTTTAGGGCCTTTTACTTGTTGTACATTATCAGTAAAATAAACACTATCCAGAAAAGCCGAGTAGCCAGATACTCCTGGGTATCACGATTGAATTGTATTTAAATCTCCAAATTGAGCAGCTATATTAAATTTTGTTAATTCTCAGTCATTTACTCCTTTTAAATATCTTTGATATGTTTTAGTAGAAAATATTGAACTTTGTCTCGCAGAATTAGATGCATTACCAAAAACAGCAAAATGCATATATTTCATTGGAGACACTTGTTTTGTATAAGTATCAGATAAAGGTCTAAGAGAATATCTGAAAGTTTTATTTTGTTGGTCTAATATTTCTTCTACTTTAAAATAACATGTGGCAAATCCAGCAATATATATATTATTTTTTCCATCATCAGAATTAACTGTAGAATTAAGATATGCATTATCAGCTTTATAGATACCAATACATAAGTCATCTACAGCTATAGCACCTATTTCTCCTGTTTCTAATTTTAATGTAATTGTGTTTGATGATGTATTAACATAATCTATTATACCACCACCAGAAGAAGACCATGTTGTGCCAGCCTGAATATCTACTTTATTATATATTAATTCTGGTACTGTTAAACTCTGTTTTAAAGTCAAAGAATTTAACGTTGCATTTCCATATTGATCAACTAAAAATTGATCTGTATTGCCTATGCCAATTCCCTTTTTAAATGTAATTTTCTCCTGTGCTACATCTACAGTTGTTTTTGATAAAAAATTATTATATGTACTATTTATAACATTATTTATTCATAGAGCACTATATACATTTGTATTAGTTGGTTGAACAACAGATGTAGTAGTAATAATTTCTATTGCCGAACTGTTACCTAAATTATTTATTTTTTCTACATAGTCTTGTGCTCAATACTGTAGTATTTTTAATAAAGTATTATATTCAGAAGCAGATAAATAGTATTTTGAGATTGGCGGTGTTGTACTACCAGGATATGTTTCTTTGTTTGCCTGTAATGTTAATATATCAAGTATATTCATTTCTAGAATATTGCATTAAAAGGTTCACCAAAAGCTGCTAATGGAGATTCCTGTTCAATAGGAGTAGTTTGTTCTCCATTTATTTGTGTTACTATGTCATCTTTTAAAATTCCCCATTCATATCCATCACCTATAATCTCAAAAATAAATGATTCTGGTTGTACATTATTAGAGACTATTTTTAAATTATTAAATATTTTTTGTGTACTTGGCAATTCAGCTACAATAAATTCCAATTCAAAAGCATGTTGCTCTTTATATCAATATGTAGGCTGTATATTTCCTTGTTCTTCTATAGTTCCAGCAGCACCGTGTTTATATATATAATTGTTAGCATTTTTATGTATTTTTGTATTTGCAAATGTATAAAAAATATTGTTAATATTTTCAGAAAATTCAGGAAATCAAGAATATCTAGTTACTCACTTATTTAATAGTTCATTTCAACAAAAATGTCAACTATTACCTCTATAATTAAATACAAATAATACATCAGATTTAAATGCATTATAATGTGTTTTTATGCTATTATATTCGATATTATTAATGGTGTCTGTTTCATATAATTTAATATGATCATTAAGATATTTTTGTATTTTTAAGTCTGAAATTAATTCTATTTTTGTTCCATCTGTTCTTCATATTTTTTTAGCAGTAGTATCTATACCATAAATATAACGAGATGTTTTTACAATAGAATCTTCAAATACAGAACCATACATATTAGATACCACTCTTGGATTGGATGGTAATACTTTGTCGGTATTTATATATACATTATCTCCAATCTCATTTTTAACAAGGGCTCTTTCATTTACTGGTATATATAATATACCATGTTCCATAACAGCAACTAGGGCTCCATATCATTCTACTAATTTTACTAATCCACCATATTCTAAAGAATAATCTACATAATTTTTAGAAAGAAATATTCTATTTCCATTAATAAAAGATGCTTGTTGTAATATATTAGAATAATATATTCTTGTAGTAAACGATGTTTTTATAAAAGGTATATCTCCAAGATCAAAATAATATTTATCACCACTTGTTTTGCTAATTCCTGAATTCAATATTCTTGATTCTGGTAATTTATTATTTTTATTCATAGCCTTTAATGGATAAAATGATCTTTTTGTTTTATGTATAGCTTCTTCTTGTGGTCTTGATAAATCTACATCACGTAAAGATAAATTAACATTACTACATATTTTAAATGTTATTCATGTGCCAAGTCCTACAGAATTGACATCTGTTTTGTTAATTTTATCATATCCAAATTCCCCATTATATTGAGCATATTTCTTATAAGCTTTTGAATCTGCACTGATAATTGAATAATTTTTAACTTGTGAATCATCTTCATCATTTGCAAAAAGCTTTACCATATAATCAGATTTATATGTAAACAGTGGTAATAATTTTTTATATGTTAATTGTGTTTGCCCCTTGTCTCCATCGTTTTCATAAACTACAGTAGTTTCTAATTTTACTCTATAATTTTTATACCAAGTATACAAATCTACAATTCTAGTATTTGTAGGTAAGTCAGAATCAATAAAGTTTCAATTCATTCTATGAGTATATGTACAAATATAACAATCTCCACGATATAAAGAATTGGTAGAATATATATCGCTATTAACAGTCGAATTATTTTTTATAATATTTCATCCAGTTCTATCACTAATGGGAAAATATGGCCCAGGATCATTCATTCTTAATTTAAAATAATCTTTTCAATTTTTCTCAAATGAATATCCTTTCTGGTAAATATCATAATAATATCCCGCTTTTAATGTTTTATTTGACCCAATATAAGTATTAAATTCTCCACGTATTTTTGATACAGAATTATTATACCCGACTAAATCACGTATTTGATTAGATGGATCGGCAAAATCTCCATAATATACGTCTACAGTTTTATAAGGCATTGATTCTTCTCCAGCCCTACTAGAAAATGAATATATATTATTATTTATTGTTTCTATTCCTGGTTCAATTAATAGTAATTCTGCAGAAATTAAATTTCTTGTTAAGTTTTCTATTTTTGTTGGACTTTCTAAATAATATTGTAATTTATCATTTTGTTGAAAATAATTATTTTCTGGTTGTTGTCTTGTTTCTTGTAATACATATTCTGAAGAGTCAAAAAAAGAATTAAATAGTTCTGTTCTTAAATCTGCTTCTGGACAGATTAATGCATTTTTTATTACATCAGTATTATTTAAAGTAAATATAGAACTTCCAAGTCTAGGTTTTTTTGCACCATCTTGATTTAAGAATGATTCTATAATATATTTATCATGAGATATTGGAATTACTGGTAAATTTCCTTTTTTTGTTGTTCCTATGGCAATCCCTTGAGCTAAAATAGTTGGTATTCTTTTTTGTCTTACTATAAAAAATCCTTTTGTTGCTGTGGACAGGTTAAAAACTTCATTATCAAACAATACTTTAGGAAAATTAAATTTAATTGCTATTGGACAAATCTTGTTTGTATTATAAATATTATTACCATAATTAATTTTTATTACTCCTTTAGCATTTCAATCTGCATGTCCTTCTATTGAATAATCATCAAGTATTTTAATTGCATTTATTTCTGAAATTGTATTAAAAGAAAAAGTAGAAGCATTTATATTTTCTGTTAATTCTTTTATTCCCATAATATTAAATACAGGAGATAAGGTATAATCATTCATAATATAGACAATACCAAATCTGTATATTTCATTATTTCAATAACCCAATTTATAATAAATATTGGATGCATTATAATATTCATAACCATCTTTAAAATTTAAACGCTCATCATATCTATGATTTAAATTTCCAATAGATTCATCTTGAACTAGCTGTGGTGTTATTGCCAAACTTCAAGTTTTTAAGATTTTAAAGAGTGAATAGTCGTTTTTAGTGTTACCTGAAAAAGTCATGTTTTGACAATTAGTAACTGTTCTAGTTGAATTAAACTCAGCATAATGAATATTAATATCTTCAACTGAAATTTCTTCATGAATTTCATAACCTGTAATGGTAATAGTAGTGTATAATCCAGTTATCTTAAATTTATCAGTGATTCTTTTAGCTGATATTATATTATCTTTTTCATCGCCAGTAGATCTCGTGTAGTACACACTAATATAATTATATGCTATATCTAAATTTTTTAATGTAAATTTAATACTTTTTCCACTGTTTTCATTAAATTGCCCTCCTCTGATAAATTTTGGTTGGTTAATATTTCCAATATAACAAACTACTCTTCCAGATTCTGCTATAAAATCAGACTCGTTTCCATCAGCATCAGATAATTTAAAGTAGAACGTATAATTACCAACAGGCATTTGTCCACCATCAAATACACCAAGAAAATCAACTCCAATAATAGACTGTACTGATTTTACAAGACTAGTTTCAGTGATAAAATTGTCTTCTGAATAAATATTAGTATCTATATTACCTTCTCTATCTCCTACTTTGTATTTGTTATTTTCTGTAATATAAAACCTGGAATTTACAAGTTTAACAGGATTAACTTTATCATTAATAATAATATTTGCAGAACCATCATATGCTTCTTCTATCATCATCTCTACAGGAGAATCTATATTAATATTGGCAGCATCGGCAGATATATTTAAATCTGTTAAACTATTTTTATCTTTTTCTTTTTTATTTTGAAGAGCTCCATATTCAAACTTCAAATCTCCTTCATCTGGAACACCTCTTATGTTTAAAGCTAAATTAAAATCAGGTATATTCATAATTATTTATTTGGTAATTATAATTGTATATATGTTTGTGGTTTATGGCTCTGTGTATTTGTATTGATTGTGTCATATAAATCAGTTGTTGGTACATAATCAGGATTTTTTAAATAAAATGTTTGTTGTTTTTCTATACATATAAAATCACCAAATATTTTACCATTGTCAATTTGATTTGTAACATAACAATAATCTTCACTCGCAATATTATCTAATGTTGGAACCTCCGTAACAATAGCTTTGTTTTCAAAATTAACATAATATGCTTGTGTTGGCATGTATCCATTAATACCAGACTTCACACTAAATGGAGAAGAAGATGTTAATTCAATTTCTATTCAACAATATACAGAATCTCAATTTACATGGCAATCAGAAACACTAAATGCAAATGTTTGGCCAGCTTTTGCCGATACTGTAATCTGTTCATTAAATTTATTTAAAATACTTAAATATGTTTTACTTATTCTTCAGCTTTTATATACTAATGTATGTAATTCATAATCAGAAGATCCTTGATATATTACATTGTAAAAACTTAATACTAATCCAAAATTAACTTTTGTTTTTATACTTTGTACATTATTTATTATATGACTGATTGATACAAAGCTAGTATTAGTAAATGTAATTGAAATATTGACATTTTTACTTGGATCTACATTAAATTTATAATTTTTTCCATCATTAGTTGTATATGGTATTCTTGAAGTGTCCTGAAAAATGCTTATTATTGCGCCTGAAACTTGTGAAAAATCATCAGTAATTATTAATGGTAAGCTTAGTTGCATTGTGGTCTCTGTTTCATTACATTTAGTAGAAGAATACTGTACAATAAATTTCTCTATATAAGAATCTATAACAGGAACTAAATAAGAATATTCTGTTTCATAGTTGGCGTCTAATACAATTTTACTTATTTTATAATTATTGCCAATTTCAAATGTTCCAATAACTAACATTTCGGGTGGTGCATCAGCCCTTGAATTGTCTTTAGACAGTACAAATCCAACGTATGATTCTCCACCATTTAAATTTAATCCACCATCACCAGGCATTCATTCATCAACCACTTTTAATGATATAATAGTAGAAAGATTTCCATCACAACGCTCCTCTACAGATTCTAATCTATATCTAGATGTGGCTTTGCTATATGTAATTTGTTCTACCTGTATTGTTTCATTTAAAATTTCTGGTGATATAATTACTGTTCCGTAATGCCATGTTTTATATTTTTTATCTTCTATATCATAAAGTATATCATAAACTTCTTCTGAATCTACTTCATATTTATAATTAGGACAGATTAATATATTAAAAATTTGTTCATCTGACAGCTCACCAATGTCAGTATATTCATCATCATCAGTATGTATAACACCAGAATTAGAATCAGTAATAAAATTGTAAAATTTTTTATTATCATCATCGACATACACAGTATATCCAGAAATTTTTAATGCAGTTGAACTGTCATTTTTTGTATATTGATATTTAATTTTTTTTTCATTTACATCCAAATAAGGAAGAGTGACTGGAATAAGCTGTGGAATATCAACAACAAGACTTACTAATAATTTTCCTTTATAATTATAAGGACAGTAATATTTAAATTCTTCATTGTTTTCAAGAGCTCAATGTGTATGTTCATCATATGCATTTTCACAATTCTCTCTAACTCATATTTGATATTGATCTCAAATTGAGTCAGTTAAATCAACAACTCCAGTTTTTAATAACATAGACACCTCTATTCTATATAATTTATTTAGTTCTAATGTGAGGTTTCCATCACTGTCAAAATTAGCTTTTTGAATTTCATCAAAATTATTTCGAATGTCACCAGAATCGCCCGTTTTAAGTAAACTACTAAATGTTATATATTCTCCAGATTTAAAATCGGCACTTCCTATAGTAGTTTTTTTATTTATTTTATTAATATTTATATTAGCAGTTCCACTAAATTTATTCTCTTCATTTGGAATATTTATAGATGGATAACTTCCTATTTCAATTCTTTCATATTTTTTCTTTGCATTTTCAAGATCACCAAGATTTTCTCAATAATTCTCATTATCAAGAAGTGTTGTAGTTTCTGTATTTTTTATGCATCTATAAATACATCATTCTCCACTAATATTGCTTGCTACAATATCATCTTCTTTATATAAATTTCCAGATTTAAATTCTTGTAGGTTATGCACAATAGTTCTAGCAGAAACAATATATAATACTCCACCATATTCTTTTATTCCAAGTGGATAATAATGATCTTTTAATTTTGCTTTTTCAGATATTATTGTATTTCCAGCATCATTCTGCAGTACAAGTTCATTCCCATCAAATGTTAAAAAAGTTCCATTTAAACAATCAACTAATACATTGTTAGGGGTAGTTAGAGGATTTAAATCACTAACCAATCCTTCATTAAACACATTATTACTTTCTCTGTCCATATAAATTTCTTAATTCTTTTCAGGATATAAATTCTTCATAAAATTTGTTATTTTGAGTATATCCTATATATTTACAATTTTCTATTTTAATCTCTGGAATTCAATAAAATCACCCATGAAAATCTTTTCTGTCAAATTGAAAAATAAAAAATTTTTTTCCTTTATAAAAAAATTCTTCTTTTATTTTTCTTGCAAAAACTTTTTCAAATTTTATATTTTTTATACTTTTTTTGTTTAAATCAGCCCATTCGTGAATAACAGTGGAGCTAATTCCTATATAATAAACACCATTAAAATAATTTCTTTTTCAGTTTTCTATTATTCTTAGTTTTCTATCTCTTCTTTTATCGTGGTCTTTTAATCGATTTACAGGATTAGATGTAAGAAAACCTATATATGCATATAAATCAACTTTTGTAGAAGTTAATGTAATTGCGCAACCATATTTGATTGCTGAATGCATTCTTCTAAATCCAAACAATAAAATATTTTTTATTTCTTCTCTTGTAAAATCTTTATATTTTTCTCAAACTCTATCTATAAAATCATTTATTGTTATATCTTTAGTTGTATAATATGCTATACCAGAATTTATTCCATCTAAAAATAATTTTCTTAGAGAACCTCCTAAGTAAATAGGAATGGCTTTTTGGTATGCTTTTGCTTTATAGTAATAATTAATAAAATATCCAGTAAATTCAGAAGCTATAATATCAATATCTTTAAATCTTCCTCTTTGTCTCTGTTTTTGAAATTTTTCTCCTGTTACTATTTCAAAATCAATATAAGCATTTTGGTTTGGTATATTAAATCTTACTCTTTTATTAATTACTTCTTCTAATATTAATTTTATGCAATAACTAAAAGGTTCTATTGAAACTTTTTTTAATTTAGTTGGATTTGTATATAATTCTGAAATTGACAGTCCATGATTTAATAGCACTCGCATTAATTTTTTCTATAAATATTTTTTAAATATAGTTATTTTATTGGTTTAAATGTTTTTCCAAAACGTTTTCTATCTCAAGATGTACTCACATTTAATAGTTCATCCATCGTATTTTGATTTATATAGTCAGGAACTCTTGCTTGGGAACACAGTCTCTTTCACTTGGCTTCTGATATTTGTGATAGCTGCATTGTATATTGATCTCTACTTAATCTTGCTTGTTTATAATCATATGCATAAGCACAATAAGCAGCTATTGCATCTATTTCTTTTTCATTAATATATGGCAAGCCAGTATCGTCTACAAGCACTCCCTTATAAAGAATTCTTACTTTATCAAATTCATCAGATAAATATAAAGTATTCTCTACTCTAAAATAATCTACATACTTTCCAGATATATATCCAAAAGGCGTATTATATTTTGCGTTTTCTACGTAAGATTCTATTCAACTATTTGGATTTGCAGTAGATATATTCATTGGACTGGTTCTTTGAAAATCCTCATAATTTGTAACAACGGCTTCTATAATATCACAATTGCATGGAAGCTCCACAATGATTTCTCCTTTTTCTGTTTTTGTAGGTCTTACTTCATAAACATATCACCTGTAATTTTTATTTCCTATTTTGTCTCAAGCTATAATTCCAAGAGTTTCAAACTCATCTGGATCTAGCTCAAGACCATATAATTCTCTAGCTTGAGAATATGCTGCATTAAATGGATAATTTTTCATTATCGATATATTTGATTATTTGGTATTGGTGGTACTAAAAAAGACCTATAATATCTAATTTTCTTTTCAGTTACTCTTTTTTTAATTTCTGCTGATAAGAAAGTATAATTTTCTAAATCATCACCAGCACAACATGAAAAAGATTCTAATTGTCTTGGATCTTTAAATATTGCTATTACAGAAACTACTTCTAATAAAGGTGCATTAAAGATTCAAGCATCATAAAAATTGTTTTCATTTGGTGTAGGCTCTATATAAACATAAGGTTTATTTGCACCTCTTCTTTTATATTTATGATATTGAAAAGATGTATTTGTATAAACCTTAAAAGCCACTGCTCTATCAACGCTCCCAATAAATTCAACAGAATCCTGTGCCAAATCATTTACAATTTGAGGAATCTCAAAATGTAATTGTGGAGGAGTGTATGTAATACTATTTGGACATTTATCTAATGATTTGCAATCTGTATGTATACAGTTAATTGACATCAATAAATCATTTCTGGGAATTAAATTTCTCAAAGAATATTCTTTAATTATTTGCAGTCTTTCATCAATTACATCATCTTCTAATTGATCTAGTGAAATGGTAGGACTACTAGTTATTCCAGCCAATCCAGACACAATATCATTATAAATAGCAGAGGTTATTTTTTTTAACATATTTTTTAAAATAAAAAAGAAGGCAGGCTTCCCTGCCTTCATTTATAATTAAGCTGTAACTGTAATAGTTATAGTTCCAGTATTGCCAACAGCATCTGTAGCCGTAATAACTGAAGATCCAGCAGCAACACCAGTTGCAAGTCCAGTAGAACTAACTGTTACTTTTGCTGGAGCTGCGCTTACAAAAGTAACTGGCCCAACCGCACCAGTTACTGTAATCTGAACTGATTCTTCGACAGCAATAGTTGTCTTTGGTGCAGACAATTCAAGAGTTTCAGAAACATTTCCTCCAGTTACAGAATCAATAACACCTTCAAAATCAGATACTAAATCACTTTTTACATAGAATACATGATTGGTAATCGAATAGTGTCCTGCAACAATTCCATCATCTTGTTTGTCTACTTTATATCTTAATGTAAATTGTGTATAATTACCACCTAAAATAGGGCGTTCATCTTTATTTACACCAAAAGGCCTATTATTATCCAATGTAGGCAACATAATAGAGCGAATCATGTAATTGTCATCACCAAAACCAATTTTACCTGGCACAGTAACAGTCCCAGTAGCAGAATCAGTATATTCTGGATGTGTAATTGGATTATAAGATGTTCCTTCAATAGAAAGTTTAATACTATCAAACCTTTGATAGTAATCTTTTGCCTGTAGTGTAATAACAGCACCAGTATTACTTGCGCTGATAAAATCTTCACCATAACGGCTCTTCAGCGCATTTATCTTATTAACTATTGTGGCAGCATCATTAGTTGCGTTGCCTGTTCCTACAATACTTATAAGTAACGGCTTTTTAAATGCTAGAAAAGAACTTGCATATTCTGCACGTACATCTCTAGACAGTTTTACTGCTATACTCAATATTGCCGTAGTGCCAGTTGGAATGGCTGGAATAGTTATTGTAGCTTCTTCAAGAACACCTGCAGAGTATGGTCTTTTATATACACCAACGATATTATCTTTTTTAAAAGTACCTACTCTTGAAACAACAAGAGCATCTCCAATTTTTTGAAATTTTGGAGTAGTACCATTTGAATCTAAATTTGAATTTATTACAGTTGTAGTTGTAAATTGATACATTTTAATTTTTATTTAAAAATTTAAACAAAATAATCTAATTTTTCTGTTGATTTGGAGACGCTGCTCCAGCTGGATTAGCAATACTTTGATGTGTTGGAATATTTGTTTGTAATCTTGGATCACTAGCATTTTCCATTAATAACATTACTAATTCATTTAATATTTCATAACAGACATAATCTGGAAATTCTAATTTTTGAGAAGAATCTTCTACATTATCCACATCTTGTTGAGAAAGAATGACATATTGTGGAGTCTTAATATAATCAATATAAATTTTATTAATTTTAAAAGTTTTATCATCGAGTCCATATCTTATTTCCATTCTTACTTTTGATCTATTACCATATCTTTTCTGTGCTTCTTTATTGACTAAATCTATAATTGCACCTAGCTGTGTTATCTCTAATAATGCACCTTGCTTTCATACTTTATAAACATCAGAGATGTACAGTTCTTCGTTTTGTCCAACCTGTTTTACATTTGCTGAAATGCCTAATTCAGTTAAAAGTGTCTTTAATTCTGAAAGAGTAGAGAATTGTTTTGCGTTTGGAAAAAGAACTCTCAGTTCTTCATCATCAAGAGGATCTAAATTATGTACAAATTCAAGAATATTAACAGGATTAATATCTTTTTGTATAAAAAGTTTTGTTCCATTTCCAGGCGTTATTACTTCAACTTTAAATCTAGACAAGCTTTCTTGTGAATCTTCAGTTGGAAAAACTGGATTGACCGTAACATTATTAATATAAAAATATGGATTTTTATATGAGGGTCTCATATAAAAATTATTAATTATTTGAGAATGTATATCAGCAGTCAATCTTTTAGCTCCGAAAAGCACTGTTTCTCCATTTTTATAACATTTATATCTTGATTGAACTTTATATTCTACGATACAACTTGAAATATGAAAATAATCATCTGGAAGATCTACTTCATAAACTTTAGAATATAAATAAGCATCAACAAAATCATTATTTAATTGCGGAATTAACACAGCAGAGGATTTTAAAACCCTTATATCGTCTGTCCTCTGCTGGTTTAATTCATAAGTATTATAAATCTTATTAATATACTGATTTATTGCTTTATTTATGAAGTAATTATAATCTTCCAATAATAAACTTGGTGCATTTACTTTATTCAATTCCATTAGAGCGAACTCAAATAGTTGTTTTACAGTCATTGATTAAATAAATTAATTTTCATTTTCTTTTACCACAGGATTAAATTCTGGATAAGTTTCTTTCTTTATCGAATCTACCAATTTTTTATATTTCGGATCTTTTAATAGTAAAACTGTTGCATCCTGTGTTGCACCAAGAAACTTTTCTTCATATTTATAAACACCATCTACTTTACGTATAACACCTCTATCTATGGCGTCAATCAAAAACAGTTGCAGTTTCCAATCTTCTCCAGTATATAGTTCTATGATTTTTCTTGGTTGTTTTTCAGCATAATCTATTAAATAATCTAACACATCTGCAGGAACTGCATTATTAAGTGTTCTTCCTAGCACTTTACATTTCTTCAATCGGTCAGACTCTGAATCATTATATATAAATTTACATGCTTCAAATACCAATTGTTTTCTATCCATCTTAATTTTAGTTAATTCTCCTGGCCTTTCAACATATAAATCGGCCGCACCATATCTCTTTACATCCCCATCTATAATAAGATTGCCAGTTTCATCTTTTTCAAATCTATCCCTTGCAATTCATTTGCAATATTCTATAGCTTCTCAATTAGCTCGATCAACTACATCATCAAGATTAAAAACAGTTCCATCTACAATCTCAAACACAAAATCGACAGGCACATAATGTACAAGTCCAGAATTCATATCAGCAACTTCTTTTTCAGAAAGAATCATATCTCCATTTGAATCAACCATCTTTACACAGGACGGATATTTTCCAGTCCTAGGATTTTTACAAGGCTGTATGAAATATTTTTGATTTACTTTTCCATACACGCTTCGTATAATAATTACATTATCCATATTCATTTTTTATTATTGAGTAGTTAATTATCTAATTATTGTATTATATATCTAGTTTTCTTCCAGTATAAAGGATTTATACGGTGCAAACACTGCAATACCAGAATAACCTGCCACAATCAAAGAAGATCCAGCAACAGGAGAGCTAACTACTCCAGATGTAATTCCATCAATACCACCAATTCCAGGGTATTTTGAAGTAATAAATTCAGCTCCTTTAAGGGTAAATGCTGCAATTGCGGGCTGTCCAGTTTCCATATCGGGAGACATGTCTAAACAGATTCCATATCCCTTATTAGGATATTCTTTTGAAAGAGCTCTGTCTACCATAAACGTAAGAGTGTTTCCAGCAACTTCATAAGAAACAAATGTTCCACCTACCTTGATAGGATTTTCTATCTTAACCATGCTTTGAGTTGCTTTTGAATACAGTAAAGTTGGAGTAGAACCCCAATTGCTTAACCATGCTCCCAAAGCAAAATTAACTTGTCCCCAAAGCCTATCATTTACAACAAAGGTATAATTATTTCCAGTAGAATTTGCTGCTCTTTGATTCATACTGTCTAATACAGTATTCATGACCATCGTATTCATTTTTACATAATTAAACTTTGATGCAAATCTTTCTATTTGAGGAATCAATCCATCTCCTGCAATTAATGGACGTCCATCTTCAGTAAGAACAGTGGACTTTCCATTTTTATCCATAGTAGATTTTCCCTCAAGAAGGTGATTGTTTTTAACAATTTGGAAATTAGTTAAAAGATCTTTTTCCATGCTGTTCAGCTTAAAGATCTTTTCTTTTAATTCACCATTTTCACTTCCTTCTGCAATTTTGATAAATCTATCTTCCATCTGTGCGTATCTAGACGAAAATGAAATATCATTTCTATGTTCAGTTATCCACTGACGATGTTTTTCCACATTGCTTTGATACTTGGAATAGCCCTTTTCGTGATATTCGGGCATAATATTGCTTAAGAATCTGGTAGTTTTTCCTTTTTTACATGCATCTGTATTTAATACAGCTGTATAATCAGGATCAATTAATTGTACTACATATTCTCAAAAATCATCTGCTTTTCTTACAGGCTCTGCCTTTACAATGCACTGTTGTCTGGATTCATCAATTTTAAAGGTATCATATTTTTCATAATACCTGCGATTGAAATATACCACAAAATCGCTACCTGGGCCAGACCAAGCAACATCAGCAGCAAATTCAATTCTTTCAATAAAATCAATATCTATTTCTCATTCAATGGCCATTGAATGAGAAATAGATATTGATTTTACAGTTTTGTTGTTGTAATAAATATTCAAAAGGGCCTCAGTCAGAAAAGTTGTAGTGTTATGAGGAGACATTCTCGCCATAACTCCCATCATTTGTGGACGCAACCCTAAAAATTTGTAAAAGTCCTCATAAGTCCTACTATGGGCCAATTCGGGTTTTACGTTTACATAACTTGCTATTACCATTTTTAAATTAAATCGTTAATATTAATAGTTTTTTTGTCATCATTATTCTCTTTAATGATAACTTTTTTATTTTTATCTTCTGCTTTTAGTTTATTTATCTCTTCTTCATATGCATTTCTTAAAAGATCAAATGATTCTTTTCCATAGCGTAAAAACCATGCAGCCTCATATAATTTTTTAGGATCATTTAAAGCTTTTGTAAAATCACTTTCTCCAGTTGCGTCTGTATCTAATAAAAATGATAGTACTTCATCTTTTTCTTCATTATCTAATTCAATGCCATAAAAATCTGGAGTATCTAATGCTACATTAATCATTTGTTGTTCAAACTCTTCATATTTACTTGCATTATATTGTTTTTCTGCTTCCCTATACTCGTTACGTAATTTATCTACTTTTCTTTTAAACATATCTTCATTTTGCATTTCTTTTTCTAATTCTTGAACCAATTCATCATCCGTCAGATCAAATTTAGTTTTTAAATCTAACATGAACAATTCTTCATCTGTATAATCATCTATTTGATAAGAATCAGTAGAATTATCTTGTATCTCATTTATTATTGATTGTTTATATTGATCTAAAAACTGATTTATTGAAGTGTTATTTCTTTTTAAAGTATTTAAAAATTCTTGTTCTTCTGTAGTTAAAGTACTAGTTTTTGGAGCATCTGCAGATAATATTTCTATTTGTTCTTCTGGAGATAACTCATAAAAATCTAAAACTTTTGTTGTATCATCTTCAACAATAGTTACTTTATTATCTTTAAATCCTTTAGCTTCTAATAGTTTATCAATTAAAGAATTATTTGTTTGTCCCTCTGAAAAAAAATCTTCAGTTTTAGGTTCTTCTTGTACGTCTTCATCGGATGTAAAATCATCCAGTCCTATACCATCAGTTATTAAATCATCTAGCGTTGTTTCCATTATTCAATTATCATATTACACATTAATAACAATTCTAAATCTTTTGATGTTAAATTATCTGGACAGGCATCTAATTTTATTTGCCTTAAATTAATATCTTCGTCAAAATCTTCTTTTAGAATTTCATTAAATTCTTCCATTAATTCTCCATATTTAGTTATATCTTGTTGATATTTTTCAATCAATCCTTGCAGTTTTTCTGAGTATTCCTGCATATTATCATCTGTTACATGAATTGTTCCATCTTGTTCTGGTTTACCAAGTTGCATAATTAGGTTATTTCTTTCTTTCTCAAATTCTGCAACAGTCTCCCTGTTGTTTTCTTCTAAAGTAGTTAAACTATTATAATGTGGTTTAAGCATTTCTATATTTTTTAATATTGCATACTTAAACTTGACATTTCCATAATCTTTTAATTGTAATAGTGTTTTGTAAAGATCATAAACATTACCCTTTGTCATAAATTAATTAATTTTTAATTAACAAAAAATTATCTATAATAAAATACAAATTTATTAATATTATTAATAAAAAATAATATATTATATAGAAAATATTTAAATTATATCATATTATAATACTTTATTAATAATAATAATATCTTTTGATATTAATTGATAAAATTCATTATAAATTATTATCTATTTTATCAATAGCAATTATTAATGTATCAACTAATTTAGAATTGGTTGCTGGATCCATTAATAATTTTACATCTTCCTTATTATCTTGAAATAATCATTCTATTAAAATAGCTGGACATGTTGTTTTTTGTAAAATAGTAAAATTTTCTTCCATGTCTAAATCTCCATCGCTTAAGTCAAATCTTCCTTTTATTTCTGAAAACGCCCTTTTTAATTCTTCTAAAAATATTTGTGCATACTCATCTGATTTTGTTTGTCCCTTTGTAGTATAAATAGAATAGCCCCTGGCATTAGATCATTGTCCATTGCTTGCGGCATTTGAATGTAATGAAATAACTAGTTTATTTTTTCTTTGTATTTTATTTGCATTATCTGCTCGTTTTGTTAATCCTATTTCTCTATCAGAAGCGTTTGTTTCAAATACTTCATATCCTTTTTGTTTTAATTTATATTTAAGCTCTTTTAATACTTCTCTAGATCATTTATATTCTCTAAATAATCCATCTGGACTTCTTTTTCCAGCAACTTCTTCTCCATGTGCTGGATCTAATATTATTACTAATTTTTTCATATTACTATTGTTTTCAACTATTTGGTTTTAATTCTTCTCTTACATTATCTGCATTTGTTATATTAGATTTTGGTACACCAAATAAATAATTAGAATAATCTACTAATAATTTATATATATTTTTATCAAATGTTGGAACAGATCCTACCATTAAATAATTATTATAAAACATACTATTAATACTATTAATATTATAATTATTATTAAATAAAGATTGTTGTACTACATATAATCCTCTATAATCATCAACTGTGAGTAACGTAAATGCAAATAAACTAGATACATTCATTAATTTAGTATTGTATTTAAACATATTAAAATTAATTTGTGATACACTACTTCCAGTAAATGGTTCTCCAATATAATGTAAATTATTAAATTTTGTATTAGAAAACATTTTTGAAATGTTCTTTAAATTAGGAAGACCATCAAATAAATCAGCATTAATATCTACTCCAGTATATATTTCAATTTCACTAAATAAAGATGGAAGATTTTCTATTGCAATATTATATCGCAATAAATCTGGAGGAAACATAATTCCTCTTTGCATATTACCATTACTATCTATAATATCAGCATTTAATCCAACATAAGCATCAAATGTTGTATTTTTAAAAGTAGAGTCAAAAGTTTTATTATCAACTAAATCTTCTAGCAACCTTGCTGGTATTCTACCTGTAAGACCATTTATTTCGTTTGTTTCAGTAATAATATCTCTACCATATTCGTCTGTTGTAATTATCTTTCTCTTTCAAGTTAAATTATTTAACACATTGATTAAAGTAGCATCAGAAGAACAATATCTAAATAAATCTGTTGGAATCATGTAATTTTGATATGCAGTTTTATATCTTGTAATATCACTTTGATTTAATACTGCCTTTTGTAAAGAATCATAATAAAAATAATCTGGAGTTAGTCTTTCTATTACATCTTGTAAATCAGTACCATCATTTAAAACAGGTTCATTAGAATGTGCTCCTTCTCATCCATATCCATCTAAGTATCAATCATCAAATGCATATTCACCTGGATTATATCTAATATTTTTAACATATAAATCTGGTACAATGTATCTTATATATTGATCATTTTCTTTAACATATACTTCTTCATTCGAGTATCCATTATAATTATATGGAGTATATCCATCTATACTATATTTATAAAATTGTATATTGCTTATATCGTATAATACATATGTTCCATTATTTAAAATATATTTTTCTGTAATATCATAATTAGTTGCCGTAAGTGGAATATATTGGTTTTCATCTCTATTATAATTATATGATTTTTTTAAGTTAGTAACATCTAATTTAAAAAATACTTTATTTCCTGGGCTATCAATTATTCCATCGCTTCATGTAGTTTTTCTTCCATAAATTTGTCTTCCAATAGCTACACTTCTAGTAATATCATATCCAAGACACCAACAGCCAGAAAATATATTATCCATTGTTTTTATAGTTCTTTGCAATTTATTGTTATTAACCATAAAGAATAGCCTATATGGTATAACATCATATAATCCAGAATTAGAAAACATACCAGAAACATCTTCCAATTTACAATTTTTAAATCCTTCTCCAACTAATTTAATTTTTAATTGATTACATCCATAAAATAAATTTTTAGTTATTTTTAAATTGACACAATCATCAAACATACCTTTTGTAACACCATCATCAATATATGTTGCTGGAAAAACATAAGAATTTCCACCATTTGTTAAATTTAATCCACTAAAGAACGATTCAATACTAATTAGATTTATACATCCTTTAAATATATCAGCAGGTATAATTCCAGAATCTTCTTCATGCACTTTTAACCCACGAAATATACCAATAGCTTGTCTAATAGATGTATTTATATTCTTAAATAAACTTCCCATTTCAGAAATTCTAATCTTTGCATTATTAGATGCTCCAGTATCGAAAGGAGATTTAATAGATGTAAAAACTGGAATATAGTAAGTTTTATTATCTTTTACTATAACATTATTAATTCCTCCAAATACATTATTTTTTATTTCGCCAATTAAATTTATACCATTATAAAGAGTATTATCAATAACTGCATCAGAAATATTTTTTGAAGTATGAAATAATAAAGTATTATTATCATAAGATATAATATCCATATTAATATGAATACACCCAGCAAAAACATTGGATGGATATATTGTATTTAGATTTATCAAATCAACAAAGAATGTTTCAGAATTTAGATTTCCTTCTTCTGGAGCACCATTTACTAAATTTCTAGTATCTACACAACTTTTTAATGAAGTACATCCTCTAAACATATTATCTATATTAACCAGACTTGGAAATACAGTCTTTGTTCCATCATAATATGAACTAAATACTTTATTATCAATTCATTCAATTTTTGTTCCAGAAAATGCTGATTCTGCATTCATTAAATTTGGAACAAAATCTAATATTCCCCAAGTAAAATCATTATTTTTATCATAATCATTAGATCTTGAGTAAAAAATTCCAGATAATCCTGTATTACTAAATGCTTCTTTTATAACATTAATTCTTCTACAATTTCTAAATAAATCATATTGTATATTACCATTTATATTTCAACAATTTCTAAACATTCCTTCAATTGAAGTAATATTTTGATGTAATCTTAACTTTATATAATTAAAATCATCATACGATAAACTGCCACAATCACCAAACATTTCTAATAAATTAGATAATCCATCATCAAATTTAATATTAGTTCCATTTGCATCAGTAATAAAATTTGTACCATATATTTGATAAGTAGTCAATTCATTTAATATAAATTGTGAACAATTCTTAAATACAGCATAACCAGTTATATTAAAATTACCAATAACTCTTCTTAAAGAAGTACAATTATAAAATGAATTATACTCTAAATTTATATAATGATTAGGTATATTACTACATTTTACTTTAGTTAAATTTCTACAATTAGAACAATTTATCCTTGATAAATTAGTGAAATAAGACAATTCTAAATAATTGTATTGTTGATCACCATATGTAAAACTTGAAATAGTTGTATTTGAAATGTCTATATCTCTTAAACTTGTAAATACAGGATTATTATTTCCATCAAAAAGTACTGGAAGAGTTAATTTAGATATTTTAGTTCCTGATATATTTAATGTTTCCAGGTTAATTGCTCCTATTAAATTAACTACTAACCCTGGATTATTTTGATTAGCAATATTAAATTCCTTTAATGATGGACAATTATCTATATTAATTTCTATTAGAGGAGATATACTATTATCAATAGAAGTATATGGTATTCTAATACTATTTAAAGAATTACAACTAATAATTTCTACTGTCTTTACATTATTTGGTATATTTAAACTTAATAATGAATTACAATTTATAATTTTTACATTAGTCAAATTAGCACATCCTGTTATATCAAGATTTTCTAAAAAGGCTTGATTATTTAGCTCTAATGTTGTTATATTTGTATTAGAAAGATTAAAAGTCTTTAAAGATGCATTATCATTTAATATAACATTAGTTATTCCAGAATTAGAAATATCCAAGTAGTATAAATGATCACACTCACTAACATCTAAAGTATATACAGCATTGTTAGCAAAATGTACATTATGCAAAATTAATTTTTCAATATTTTTTAATCCAGCATTAGTTTCTTTATCATAAACACCATATGCAAGAAAATCATTTGCTGGTATATTACTTAAATTAGATAGATCTAGTTCTTTTAATAAAGGCAAGTCTATATTTGTCAGTGCAGTTCAAAAATAATCTTTAAAATGTATAAATTGAGTAATATAATTATTTGCATAAATATCAACAATTGTTTCTCCACCAGTTACAGGAACTACTGCATCAGTGCTGTTTTCATCCAATCAAAAACTTCCACTTGTTTTGTCATAAGATCATCTATATAACATCTTTGATATTGTAGACATGGTAACAGTTAATAATGGTTGTGATTGAGAGCCAACAGCTTTATTTTTATTTCATTTTTGATTTACAGGACTTTTTATTGTATCTCTTAAATAATTTTTCCCCTTAGAATATCCATATACTCCATCCAAGAAAAATATCCTTTTTTTAAATCAATCTTTCACACTAATAACTCTATTTCCATGTAAAAATTTTAATTGTGTAAAATCTGTACTGTCAATATAAGCATTTGTTACACTATCATATGTTTGTGCTATTTTTAGGTATTTTACTTTATAATCGTAATTAAACAAAATAGCTCCAGTCTGGTCTGTATAAGCTTCATAATAATCTTTAATAAATTTTTCTGGATCAGAAAATAAATTTAATCTTAAATCTGCATATTTATTTTCTAATATCATTCTATCAGATATATTACCACTATCTTTTAAAGGCAAGTTTTCTAATACTTCTCATATACGATTTCAATTAGAAGCAAAATATTGTCTTATATTTTCATTTGAAGAATAATTTAATTCGCTTGTAAATGTAGTCACACCTGTATCATTAGCTGGAACATTATATCATCTATGTAAGTGTGCTCAATAGGCAACAATATCTTGTCCAGCATTATTCAATTTGAATGCTGTATCCATATCATAAAATGTAGTATATCAGATATTTCCACCCCAACTTCTAAGAGTTAAGTTCTTACACATAGAATCCACCATACCAAATATCATTGCTATCATAAAATAACCAACTGCATTATTTCAATTCATTCTAGAATCAAAAGCAGAAAAATTATAATATGCAGAATTATATTCATATGTTTCTCCAGGAATTGGCTTAGTAGGCGTTTGTCCTAAATCATCCATAGTATATCTTTGTGTACTTTTTAATGGCATTCTAGCCAATTGATAATACAACTTTTGTACTGCTTGATAAGCACTGTCTTTGTCTTTGCTTGTATATGGAACATCAAGCATAAATTTAATGATTGCCATATCATCTTGCTGAAAAGCTCCCTGTGCAGAATTATTTTGATTTACTTCTAATGAATAAGTTCCAGTTGTTGATGTATTTCAATAATCTTCTATTTCAATATAATCTGAAATTAATGTTGGGCCACCACCTTCAGTTACTTTTGTAAAATCAGTTAATATTTTTAATCCCAAATTAAATAGTGCATATCTTCCAAGATTAAAATTATAAATGCCCATAAATCTAGTTTCTGCAATATCATTTTCTGATTCTGGTGCAAATTTAATAAATAATAAACAAGGAAAACCATCTGAAGTGTGTTTAATTTTACTTACAATTTCCTCATATTTTTCAGTAGACGGAAATAAACTTGCTGGCAATTTCATTGGCGGAGTAGGTTCTAGTGGCATTACTTGTACTCCATTTGCATTTTTTACTTCTCCATTAACAATTTTACCTATTACAACATTATTAACATGTGCAGAATCCATCACGTCTGCTTTAAGTGTAAATTCATTTTCTGGTAATCATTCTGGTATTGGCATGAACAATTGTTTTTTACCAGTTTCATCCATATCCCCTAAATATAATTCATAGTTTTTTGCATTATAAGATAAAGAAGATGTTCCTTGTAATCCAATTCTTACACCATTACTTGCTCCTACATTTGATGGTGTTTTAATTAAAACACTCCCCAATTTATTTTGAAATCTAATGGTGCATGGAAAAGTAGCATTCATAATTTTATCCTTCTCTTCTGCTGTAAAAATTGCTGTAGAATATGCCTTAAAATCTGTTCTATTTATACTAGTCTCTTCAATCATAACAATTGGATATGGAGTATTTACTTCTATTTGTGAAACCAATTTATCATATAATTCCTGACCATCATAAAAAGCTTGTTTTGTTTTGTTTCAAACAAAACAATCACCAGAAGAATCAAACAAATTCTTTGTTCTTAATTCATTATCAAGTGATTCAGAGACATAACCATTAATTAAAAGTGCCTGTTCTCTCGCAGAAATATAATTTTTTACAATAGAATATTCTGATTGAGAGGAAGTATATAATTTTATATCATATATAATAATATTTGAAAAATCACTCAATATTCCATTATTATTTTTACATCCAAAAAATAAATTTTGTCCAAACATCCAATCTATATCAGATTGTGCAACTCTAGTAACAGCAGATAAAACGCCATTAATATATATTTTGAAATATCATGCTTCTTTGCCTGGCTGTTTATTAATTAAAGACACATCAATATCAATAGTTAACAACTCATCCTCTGGAAGATCTACAGATATACTGCCTGCAGCACCAATCTTAACAGTTGCTTTTGTTGTAGTAATTTCTATTCCAGAATCTAAAGAGTCATCTTTATATCTAGCTATATTCATTACAGTGCCACCACTTCCTTTAAAAGTACAAGATATATTAAAACCAAAAGTAGTTGAAAAAAATCCAAAATTATTAATATCATAATTAGGAAACATTTGATTAGCTACATCTATATAAGCATATGAACCATTTTTTAATACAATACCTGGCGTTTTTTCTCCATCAGTATCATTAATAAATCCAGTAGATATTCCATTTGTCTTTTTTAAATATAAATCTACACTACCATCAAATTGACTGGCAAAAGATCCTTCATATGCAAATATTCCTGTATTTGATATTGGATACTTTCAACTAGTATTACTTGACTGTGGAAAACCAGTTACCTTTGAATAATATGCCAATAAATTTTTATTAGTGTTATCGGCATACAAATCAATTTTTACTGCTTCTGTTATTTTTGCATAAACTTGCTTTGTATATTGTGCTGTTGAATCATCTGGACTAGATATAGCATAGGCATATAATTCTATAAGTAAATTATTATTTACATCAAAAGATACCGTGCTTATTGAAAAAGTATTATTTGTTCCCTTATTAATATTTGATATAGTTCCAGACAATAATGAATTTCCTATTTTTTCACCATTTTCTTCTAAATATATATTATATATTATATTAAAAGTAGTATATTTTGTTGGAGCGTAACTCAAATAATAAGTAAAACTTAATTGAGATCCCTTTGATGTTTCAGTTAAACTGGTATAATCTTCTGATATTCCATCTGTAACAATAATTAATGAATTTGAGTCTGCAATAGTAATACTAAATGTTAAAATATTTGATTTTAATTCAGTTCCATTTAATATTGTGCTTGCATATGCAGTAAAATTAAATTTTTGTCCAGTACGTATATTAGAAAAAAATATGTTTCCTAATAATATATCTTTTAAATCATATCTTAATGATTTCTGTTGTGTGGTTATATTTGATTGTTCATCTATTACAATATTATTTACTGAAAATTTAAAATAAGTTACTGCTCCCGTAATATTATTTGTTATATCTATTACAAGAGGTATTTGTGAAGTAGATCCTATAATAATTGTTTTTGGTATATTGCTTTGTGTTTCAATTCTTATAGCTCCATATATTACATGCAAATATTGTGGCACCGCATAATTAGATAGTGAATCATAAGCAGTAATTTCATAATCAGTATTCTCTGTAATACCAGATAATGTTATTTGTATTCAAGATAAAGAATATTTTTTCTCTGTATATATAATTTTTCCAGTAACTGTATTTTTAATAACTATAGTAAATGGTTTTGAAATGGTTCCATTATTAATTAATAAATTAAATTTTACAGTTGAAGAAGAGGTATAAACAGTATTACCACCATCAATTTGAATGGTAATATTGCCAGATTCTCCTCCTCCACCTCCAGTTCCACCATGCGCACCATTTATATATATTCAAGCTAAATTATTTTCTAGTTTTTGAATTTTATTATATAATTTAGTAAATCCTTGACTAATAGATATAGAATTGCCTTCATTACTTAAAAAGGCTGGATTAGATAATTCTAAATCTACAGCATTAGAAGCACCATCAATAATTCATTTCTGTAATATTTCATCAAAATGTTTTATTTTCATTACTGTAATTTTTCTACTATTATATTATTATTTGGATTGGACGATCCATTTGATTTTATTTTTGTTAATTGATTGACTGAAATAGGAACATTGTATTTATATGTTCAAGAAACAGATGGTTGTCCATTTAAAATTATCTTATAAACTTGTCCTAGTATTCTTTGTCTTGTATTTGTTGTTCCAGTTTCAGTTTCATTTCCATTTCCTATACTTCACATAATATAGTGTGGATTTTTTTGTGCAGAATTTACTGTAACTGTTACTGTATTTGTAAGAGGATCATAAGTTTCATTTGATACAGGATAATAGTTTTGTAATCAAGGAATATTTTTTGCTGGAAGTTCCTTATTTGATACTAATTTATATCCAGTTGCCTGATTCATTACATATTTTACATAATGTTGTGTGTTATCATTGCTTAATTGTACACACATTTTTCCTCTGTCTGAAAGATTATTATATCAAGTAGGATAGATATTGTTAACAGGGTCATATGTTGGATCATATACAATAGGCTCCATGGTTGCATCTGGATTATCTCTTAATAATCTAGTTTCAGCATAAGTATGTTTATGTCCGCATAAACACATATCAAATAAGTTGTCTTCTAAAAATTTAGAAAATCAATAATTCCCTACTGTATTTAAATGAGATCCACCTCTTTTAATTCCTGAATTTCTTTGTAAAATGCCTTGTGTATCTGGTTTTACATATGAATATATCAAATCTGCAGTTATAATACTAAAAGGAGATTCATGACAAAAAGCTATCTTTCAGTTAATGGTTGAATCTAAATAACTTAAATCATTATCACATCAATTTTTTATTGTATTTGTATATATATTAAATCCAGTAGCATCATTAAATATATCTTTTCTAGCTGTTTCTGTAATTTCAGAATTCATGCTTAGATAATAAGTATTACCATATATAAAACTATATAAAGAGGGAATATAAATGCCTTCTGCTGTTTGTGGAATAGCATATGGATGTTCAAAAGTATAAAAATATTCTACATTTTTTGGATTTACTTTGCTAATATCATTTCCAACACCTAAAGTATATACATCTAATGGACATAAATCATTATTTCCAACAGTAAACATATATTCATAATCTTTAAATAAAACATTGGCAGCATTAAAATGATCCAATCATTCATTTATTCTATTTCCATTTTGAGTAGCATCTCCTGTATGTAATACCCAATCAAAAGTTTCATTATTTTTTATATATTCACACGGGAGTCTAAAAGTTTCATATTCTTCTGCATTAAATCCCTGTGGATCAGTTATATGTGCAACATTATATCCATTTTCTATTACCACATTTCTATTTCTTAACGTAAAAGATCTTTCTTCAGACCAAAATCCTTCTCTTCCTACTTTATATTTATATGTTTTACTTGTTGTGGGTTCTGGAAAATCTTTAATAAATTTATGTGTTGTAAAAGCAGTACCATCTGTTGTAATGGATCTTATTCTATTATAAATAGGACTATTTCAATTTTTATTGGATGTCCTTCCATCTCCAGATTTAAATGATTCAAACTTATTGACCTCCGTATAATTTCCATTATCATCAGCAAATCAAATATATTCATCATAATATCCTTTAGATACTCAAGTAAAACATCTTGTAGTATGTGCATTATATCCAAAAGAACAAGTAATTATATTTACTCCTTCTTTTAAAAGAGTTTTATTATAAAATAAGTTCTTTTCTTTTGTTGGTGTATATTTTGTAAAGTCTATTTTTGGATTTAATTGTCCTATATTAATGTAGGTAAAATCAGCAGAATTATCTCTAGCAGTAGCAGCTTTTATTGCTTGACTTACAAAATCCATAGTATAATATCTTAAAATAAGTATATTCCTGCCTTTTACTGGAAATGGAGACTTTTCTGCTGGCATATTTATATTAGATATTTTACCTATACCAAGCAGATCAACATAATAATGTGCAAACCCATCTGTGCTTCAGGGTGCAGTTGTATTAAGCATATTTTCTTGAAAATATCCATCAGTTTCTTCTCCAGATAAATAAAAAGAACAATTGTCAGCAAATCTTATTAATCCATTCTCATCTCAGATATTATAATCTGGATCAGTTGTTTTAAACACATCTGGATGATAAGTTTGTTCTTTTGTTCATTCCATGTCATAATTTAATACTTTAATATAAGTTGTATTTACATCCATAAATGAACATTGTGCCCCCCTAATAGTAAAAGTACCTTTTGATTTAATTACTCCTTTTAAAGGCAATGTAATCCATTGTCCTGATGTACTTTCTGTATAATGTAAATATAGTCCTTTTAGATTTAAATCCACATTAGTTAGATTTGATATTACTATAAAATTATGTGAACATGGATTATAGTCTTTTGATGTTCCAGAACCACCAGCATACACTGTATCAATATAAATCATTGGAGATCCAGAATTTCCAGTTAAATCACTTAAAACAGGAAAATATGGTAATGTATAATATGTATTTTTTGATAATATTTGTGAATTACCAGCCAAAGTTTTTTTATCCAATCTATAATCATATAGATCCAATTTACCATTTTTTACACTTAATCTATAAGTATTTTCTAAGTTGCTCATATCTCCAAATTCTATTCCTACTATCTTTGTAGTAGCATTATTACCTGAGCCTACTAGTTGTGTTAATATTTGTTCCATTGTTTCATCAGTTGGTGGTTCTTCTGTTCCATTTGAAGAACCTATTTGTATTAAATTATTTGTTTTTGGATCTTTAATTCATAATTGTTGTTTATCATAACATCATAATAATTCTTTTGGTAAAAAATTATTTTTATTGGCCATCATCTCTGCATATGTTCCACTTTTTATACAAAGATGTGTTCCATTTGGTATTAAATCTTTATACTCTACAGGCTCTTCTTCAGTAACTATATTTTCTAATAATGTATCTAAATCTTCATCAGTATTTGATCCAAAATCAGGTTCTTCTGTAGTATGTCCAGTATATTCACTATAATGATTATTATTAAAATCACCAAAATCCATTTGATTACTAAAAGCTCATTCCAATCTATTTACTTTTTCTTGTAATATGGATATAACTTGTAGCAATTCCGTTATTATTGCATTCTCTGAACTAAAGGTATGATTATCTGATGTATCTATTCATATTCCTGTAGAGTCTTCTGGTGGTGTAGATTGAATATATATTTTTGTAAAAGATTTTCAAATTTCTCCATCAAAATATCTTAAATCATTTACTTCTTTAACAAAAACCAATTGTCCTGGAATTTTATAATCATCATTAGCTAAATCATTTAATAGGTTAACTTGTATAATTGTAGCTCCACCACCAGATCCACTTATATTAAAAAGTTCTCAAGTTCCATTTGTATATTTATATATTTTATTGGTTTCAGATACATAAGCACACATACCAGTTCTTACTTTATTTGTATTTAATAAAGCAGTTAATTGTGTAATAGTGTCTAATTGTATATAACCACCAATAAGATCTCTAGTATCAGCAATTGGAAAAGAACCATTATTTTTAGGTTTTAATTGGCTTATTAATTCTATATATTCATTCATTTATTCTACAAATAAAGTATAAATTATTTCTAGAAAACTTAATGCATCAAGCTTAGAACCATTAATGTCTATGTCATTTTCAGAATTAACATCTACTATTTGTGCATATTCATCTTCTGTAAATTTCTTATCAAATTTAACCTCTTCTTTTCCTTTCTCAATTAAGAATTGATTATATTCATCTGTTAATTTTTTATTTAATTCTTCTAATCTTTTCTTTTGTTTTTCTGTTGGTTTTTCTAAACTATTTAATTCTAAAAATTCTTCAGTTTGTAGTTGTTTTATCATTTCAATACAATCATTATCGAATTGATTTTTAATTTTATTCAATTCAATACGCATCATCATTATCTTTACTTTTAGATTTTTATCAACATCATCTTTTATTAATATCTTATTAATAAAATTTTGTCTTATTAAAGCCTCATTTAATGTCATATTATTCTATAAATTTAGTGTAATCATTTTTCACTTCTTCTAGTACATCAAAAATATCTTGTAATATTTCATTATCTATCATTCCATCATTTACAGAATAAGATGTTGGATACATGCCAGAAACATTTATATTATTATATGTAAAATAATAAGATATTGTATTTGGTGTAGTTGTGTTAGATAACTCAAAATTTACGTAAACATTAACATCATTTACTTGTAAATTTCCTGAAATTCTTTTAACTTCTGTTAAAGCCATAATTAAATTTCCTCCATAATTAAATTTCCATTTTCTATACTAATATTATATGATTTATCAGTATTTTTATCTTTTAATGTAATATGATCTTTTAAATAATTTATTTGTTCTTGTTGTTCTTTAATTGCATTTGTAAGTAGTGCTACCATTTGGCTATATTTAACTCCATCAACAATATCATCTTGATATAGAACAAGTTTATCATCAATCTCTTCAACTTCTTCTGCTATAAAACCAAAATCTTCTTTGTTATCACTTTTTCATTTAAATTGTCTTGGTTTTAATTTTAATACAGCATTCAATCCTAAATTAAAATCAATTATATCATATTTATATTTTTGACTTGAAGAGTATCTAACTAATTTATATACACCAGAATCTGATGTAGCATATACAGCTGTTCCAGTACCTGTTGTTGGGAGTCCTAATTTAAGGTCTCCTGGTATTTTAACTGTATTAGTAAAATTACTGTTTACATTTGTAATTGTTAGACCAGAACTACAATCATTAGTAAATGAAAATCCACAAATTTCATTTAATGTTTCATCAACATAAGAAGAACTATAATATACATATATAGTACTAGCATCATAAATTGAAACAACTCTAATCAAAATATTAAAATTTGAACTTTCAATATCCTGCCTCATATTTGATCATTGTAAATATGTAGTATATAGTGTTGAGCTTGCAGGAAAAGAAATTGGGCCACTGTTAGATAATTCGTTAATGTGACCATTTTTATCAATATATCCAAAAAAAATTGTCGCAACATTTAATATGCTAGATGATATATTAATAGTAATGCGTAAGTTTGTAATGCTTGATCCAGATCATAAATTAAATGAAAATCCATTAAAGACTAATCAATCTGATTCTTGATTTTCACTCAATGTAACAGAATTATTATCTCAATTTGGCCCATTATCATAATCAATATTTGAATAACTAATAGTACCTGTATTATTTGTTGATCTTGTTTTTGTTCCAATTGATGTTAATTTTACAATTGCATTATTTGTTGAAGGATTGTGTACATGGAATTTAGTATTACTATTAATATTGGCAATCCCTATTCCAACATTACCACCACCAGTTGTCATATAAACATTAGAATCAGAAAAATGATTTAAATAAATATTTCCAGCAGTATCACCAGATGCTTTATAAGAATCAATATGAAAATTTCCACCATCAGATCCAGAAGTATTGGTTCTTGCCAACACACCAATTCCTCCAGTTGTATTTGTTATTATAATATCTCCATTAACATTGGACGTTCCATCAAATAATTGTCCTCAAAGAGTTCGAGTGGTCTGTAACTTTGTTGCAGACGCTACATTATCAGTTACTAGTGCCAACTTTACTCAATCAGTTGCTGTACCACTAACTCTTTTCCTTGTAAAAATATCATTTGAATAAAAATCAAAAGCCAATGCTCTATTATAATATGTATCTCCATTACCGTGATTTAATTTAATAACTGACCATCAATTATTAGTTGGTACATTTCCATATGAATCTACTGTATTTGTTTGTAAAAATTGTACTTTATCGGTTATATTATTAGCATTATTATAATTAATCAAATTAGCAGTTACAGATCCATTTGTATATCCACCTAAACTATAAGCATTTATATTATTTAAATTAGAATATAATATTCTTCATCCTGGAGAATAATCTACTCCATTATTTTGATATATTAATGTACTGTTTATTATACCATTAGATACTCCTGTAGTTGATGGTGTGTGTATAACTATAGTATAATAACTGGAACTTCCAAATGTTTCTACTGTACATCCAGCTAAATGTAAATTTCCAAATCCAGTATCTGTAATATAATTATTTGCAGCATAAGTTCATTTTCCTCTGGCAATTCAATGTGGTTGATTGAATGCTCCTAACGAAGTTAACATTGATACAAAAGCAGCAGTAGTTATTCCAGTTTGAGATCCACCAAAAGAATATGAATCAGAAAATGCTCTAGCAAATCCATTTGATTGTATTCCATCTAAATATTGAGAATTTAAATTAGTCACAAGAGCATTAGATGATAAAATAAATGGAGGATTGCTTCCATTAACAAACGTAGATACTATTTGTCCAGATGCTGATAATGTTCCTATACCAGCTAAATTTAATGTACCACTAGATCTATTTATATTAACAGCAGTAGTTCCTATATACATAACTTGATTTATAGCGGCAATACCAGCAGCAGATAAACTGTTATTTACTCAATTAGTACCACTTCATTTTAATATATCATTATCAGTAAGTGTTGAAATACTAACATTAGATAAAGAATTTAAAGAATGATTATGTGACGATAAAGCATAACTACTACTATCTAATGATCATGAATTAGTTGCTGTTTTTTTAAGAAATCCAACAGAACTATCTGATAGAGCAGCAATAGCATTTAAATCACCATCCAAAGGTTGATATACTCCAGCATGATCATGTGTTAAAGATGCTATTCCAGCCTCTGATAATGTATTATTCACTCATTTAGAGCCATCTCATTTGAGAATTTCACCAATAGTGTTAGAATCAATTGTAACATTGGATAATGAATCCAATATATGATTATGTGTTGAAGTAGCAAAACTTGATGAATGATAACCATCCAATAGATCGGCATTTAAATTAGCAACTAATGTTGTAGAAGTAACTGATAATGGTGCAGTACCTGTTGTTGCTGTAGATATTAATTGGAACCCTTGAATAGCTCCACTTGCTGTAATATCAGTTACAGAAGTTAATGCTCCTGATACATTAGCGGTACCATTAAAACTTTGTCCCCAAATAGTTCTTGCTGTTTGAAGTTTGGTTGCACTACTCGCATTCCCACTTAAAGCTCCATAAAATGTATTTGCATATATATTTATTAAACTAGTTCCTCCGCCATAAAAACCATATTCTGTAAAGTTTCCTCCGTCGTTATAATTTACATATAATCTACCACTAGCTAAACCTCCTCCAATATTAACTTCATTACCAGCATGTAATGAAACTGCGGCTGCACTTGTTGCTGTAGCGGCATTACCAATTAATGCCCCTGCAAACGTCGGAGCTGTTACTATACCTGTAAATGTAGGCGAAGCAATATTTGCTTTTAGGTCAATAGCTGCCTGAACGTCTTCAGGTGCTGGTGTCCAGTCTGTGGCTTTGTTGCCTTTCTCTATTTTTATTGTGTTATTTCCACCCAATCGCCTGCATTAACAACTGTAGGGCGTGTCATAAACCAACTGCCTGTGCTCAAATCGAAATTCGCTGAACCTGTTATTTTAGCATATGCTTTGACAAATGTTTCTTCATTCAAAGGTTGTTCATAAGTGAAACTTCCAAAGCTGGTATTTGCAACGCCAGTATTCATTATATAGTTATATGCTAGAGGGACTGTCCCCCTAACTAGCAAGGAAATTGTATACTGTTCTCCTGCTCGCAACAACATTTTTCTTGCATTCGAACCTTGTTGAATACTTATATACCCAGAGCCATTGTCGGTTGTCTTGACGGTTGTAAGACCTTTATATTCGCCAAAAGATATAGTTCCAAATATAGTTCCATCTGAGTACGGAACCCACTCTTTAGAATTTGTTAACCGTGCTAAATTCCTGCCACCTATCTGAATATTATTTACCGCCGTTGAGATGTCTGAAGGGGTTGCTATTCCTGCTTCTACTAATGTATTATTAATCCATTTACTACCGTCTCATTTAAGTATTTCACCAGCAGAATTTGAAGTAATAGTAACATTAGAATGACTGTCTAATGTATGTGCAGAAGGTGCAAAAGTTGTTGGTTTACCTCCTATATAATTTCATAAGGTGTCAAAGAAGTTACCATGAGTCCAAATTCTTTTAGTATCTTGAATAAATACTATAGATTTACTATCAATTAATCCATTGGCTAAATCTGTATCGAATCTAGCTTGTGTAGCATAATTAAGAAATTTTGTTTTATAAGCCATATATTATTATTAATAAGCATACGTTAATGTTCCATCAGACGCAATCTCGGCCCATCCCATTTTAACTTCTAAATTGGTAGTATCTCAGAAGAATTCTTCTCCAAATTTTAATGAATTAGTACCAATAGATGCTGCTGAAGTTGGATTTGAAGTTGTTCTTAATAATATATCTCTTCAGCTATCAGTTGGATATTCCCATTTAGGAAGACCTGTAGTAAGATCAAATGTTAAAACTCAATTATCAGATGTCGGATTAGCCAGTGCAGATAATGTATTAGTATTAGATCCATATAGTATATTTCCTTTTCCTATAGAAGACAACCCAGTTCCTCCATAAACAACTCCTATTACAGAACCATTCCATGTTCCAGTTGTAATTGTACCTACTTTAGTTATTCCAGTACTTGCTGTGGTAAGATCAGAAATATCTGAAGTTACTATTTGATTTCATGCTGGAGCAGCACCAACAGTTCCAGTTCCAGTTTGAGTTAAATATTTTTTAGTAGTAGTGGTGTTTGGAGCCAACATAGATGTAGTATCTACATTAGACTGATAAGGTAATGAACCTAATACACCACCAGCCAAATTAGAAGCTTTATTAATTATATCAGTTGTCAATGCAATAATTCCACCATTATCTGGAAGAGTTCATGTTCTGTTTGCGGTTAAATTATTTCAAGTAAATATTCCAGTAAAAGCACTTGTAGCAGTACTATTTGGAGATATTTTAAATGTATCTGTTCCAGCTGTAGCATGTGTAAAGCTGACATCACCAACAAAAGTGGGACTTGTATTAAATACTACTTTTCCACTTCCAGTCTCATCACCAAGTATACTTGCTAATCCAGCAGAAGTATTAATATTAGAAGTATAAACTACTGTTCCTCCACTACCAAAAGATATAGTAGAACCGTCTGTTCCACTTAATGTTACAGAATTATTTACCGTAAGAGTTTTTCCACTTGCAATAGTTAATGTTCCAGTGGTAGTTGTAATATTTAATCCATTTATAGATGTAGCAGTAGCAGCACCTAATATTGGTGTAGTAAAAGTTGGACTAGTTGTTAATGCTACTACATTTCCTGTTCCACTTAATGTATAATTAGCAGATGCCACTCCACCAGAAGTTACAGAAATTAAAGATGTACTTGCTGGAGTAGACAAATTAAGCAAACTAAGTCCAGCCGTTGAAGTTGTTAAATTGGTTTGTATAACATCCCAACTATTTCAAGAAGATGCAGTAATACTACCATAAGCAACTGCAGCAGTATTATCTGTATTACAAATAAGCATATCTCCTACTTCAACTGGTTTAGTATTATTAAAATTACCAGCTACAGATACTTTATATGTATCTCCTTTATTTGCAGCAGGTAATCCACTGGAAGTAGCATCTAATACACCTTTATAAACCATTGCATCTGTAGTAGCTATTATACTATTAACAGCTGAATAAACAGCTCCAGATGTAATTAATTTTGTGCTTCCAGATGCTATAGAGCTATCTGCCTGCTGTCATACTGGTGCTCCGCTTGTAGTTGGCGTAAGATAGTAATCCGTTCCAGTTGTTCCAGAGGAAGTAGGAGCATAAAAAGTAGATGATTTTGCAGCACTATTATTATAAACAACAGCAGTTCCATTAATAGTTAATGTTAATGAATTTTGTAATGATCCAGAGAATATTAAAGCATATAATGTACTTGTTGATAAATCAACTTTTAAATTAGTATTAAAATTGGTTTCAGCAGAATTTGTTGTAGTAGCAGATGTTCCTGTTAATAAATAAGCAGTAGTAGAAGTAGTATTTAGATTCTGCTTAACTTGATTTAATGTAGCTGTTCTATTAGTTACTCCAGTATAATGTCCATATTTATCGAATACAAGTTGTGGAACTGTTATAGAAGTAGAAGAATCTGCACTCGGGCCAGCAGATTGTGCTGCACTAAAAGGAGCACTATGTGTAAGAGTTGCAGCCCCATTAGTAGTTGTGGAGGATATAATAGTGTCTCCAGTTATTGACACTACACCAACATCAAAAGATGTTAATGTTTTATTAGATGCATCTTTTAGTGTAACAACTGATCCACTTATACTTGATGTAAATAATGGACTCGCAGAATCATTAAATATTCTAAAATATTGTCCATGTGTTCAAAGATAGCCATCTTCTGTAAATACTATTGATTTCTGAATGGTATCTTTAGTTGGATAGGCGGTTTCAAATCCAGCTTTAGATTTTGCATAAATTAATTTACTCATTTTTATTATATTATTTCTTCAATATTAATTGATAAATTATTGTTTTCCAATAAGAAATCGTTTGTAAAATTTAAATTATTTCTTACAGAAACTTCTTGATTATCTTTATTAATTGCCTTTATATCTACAGAAGAAAAAATTAATTCTCCAGTTTCTGTATCTATTCTGCCAGTTAATCCGCCCTCAGTTTTTATTTTTACATTTTGACCAGCTATAACTTCAATTCCCAAAAAAGAGTCGTTAACCTTAATACCATTAATAGTTCTATTATCTATTTTTGTATTTAATTCATCTTTTACCTTTCATACCATATAAGGAGATGCAGCTATGCCATTTGTTATATCTGAAGCATTCTTATCGGCAGAATTACTGGGTGGTGCTGGTATACCATTTAATTCTTTTTGCAGTTTAACATGTCCATATAATTCAGTAGAAGCTCCACCATATTCTGGATTTTCAGATAAGTGTATTTTTGGAGTGGCTTCACCAGAAACATTTCCCTGTAAATCTCCTATAATTAAACCATTTATAACTTTTAAATCACCAGAAGTAATTGTTATATCATTATTTGTTACCAATCCTCCAGATATAGAAAGGATCTTTGTATAATCATTATATAATAATCCAGATGCTTTTCTTACTTGATTAATATCTGTATTATTGCTACTTTCGTTAAAAGATAATAAAATATTTCTATCTACATCCACTGTTGTAGGAGCAATTTGTGCTACATAATCTCGAATAGATACAATACTATTTTTTATATTAGTAATATGACCATATTCATCAATTGTAATATTAGGTACATAAAAACTACTTGCATTTGATTGATTATCTGAACCATAAATTCCTGTATCAGCACTACTTTTCTTATGTAATAGTTTTTTTGTATCTTCTACTCATTCAAGTGGATATTCTGTGTTAATATAACTTAAAGCATTACTTGATAATATAATATCATTATTTATTCCTTTATTTATACTAAGACTTGTTCCTATAGTTTGTAAAGTAAAAAAACTGTCTCCAATATTTATAGTTACTTTTCCATTTGATTCATTTACAGATACAGTTGGAAATCCCATACTAAAGTATATTCCCTTAGTTCATAATTCTTTAGTGTCTTCTATAAATACAATTGGATCAAGTCCTACGGGTATATTTTGTTTTTCTCTCTCAAAAGCTGCTTTTGTTTTTGCTAAAACAAACTTGCTTGTAATACTCATTTATTCTATTGTTTGTGTAGTTAAAATAGAGTCAATTATAGATAAAGAATCCTTTATCTTTTGTTGACTATTTATATAATTTCCATTTGCTTCTGATTTTATATCATTTCCAGATAGTACTGGATTATTTTTTATTAATTTTCCATTTATAGTATAATTTTCTATATTTTCTACTCTATCAATTAAAGCATTTACTCTTTCAATTGTAGTAACATCATCAACAAATGTAATTCATTCATTACCATCATACAACAACATTTTATTATCTTTTACTCATACATGATATATTGTTGGAGGAGGATCAGATCCTCTTCATAAATTTACCTGCCTATTATTTATCATAAATTGTAATATTTAATTGTCCCAACCCTTTATATTTTGTTCTATATAATGTATATCTAACACTATTTAAAAGAAAAGTACCAATAGTCAGAAATCCACCAATAATATTATCAACAGCTATTCTATTTTTTGTATTATAAGGTAAATAAATATATATATAATTATCTATTCCAGCGGTAATAGAAAAGTCTTTGTCTTTTGTTTTATACATGGATACTGTATTACTTGAAACACCATAATAAATTGGATAGTAAATATTAAATATAAGTGTCTTAGTATAATTTTTATTATCTATGGTATATTTTAATACAAAATTAGTTGAATGTGTAATATTAGGTATTGTTAAAGATCTTTCATTTATATCAATAATATTATTATTTATTGATTGAAATGTTACTGGATTATCATAATCTCAACTTAAAGTAATATTTATAGGAATTTCATCTATAAAAGCATATGATTTATCAGATGTAAAGAATTTTAAATTAAAAGCATTTAACTCATCAATTTTAATATTAACTCACTCTGTATTAGCAATCTGTGATGAATTATCAAATAATTCTGGAGTTGGTACAGTAGGTATTCCTTTAAATGCTGGAGAAAATATATTTGCCTTTTCATCCAGTGCCATACGAATATCATATCCTCAATTTCCAAGCCTTATATTTAATTCATCAATTAAATTATTAAATTTTGATATTTCTAAATTAGATATTAATTCATATAAATCTGTTTGGTTTATAATATTACCATGTATATTTCCTCAAACTAAAGTATATTCATCTGAAACGCCAAGGTTTCTTCTTGCAATTGCTCTTTCATATTCATTAGAAAGCTCTGAAAAAAGATTTATTATTTTAAAATATTCTTCTTCTTTTTTATAATAATCTGCTGGATCGCAAGTATCACATTCTTCTTCTAATACAACATCCTCTTTCTCAAAAACAATCACATTTTCAATTGGATAATCTAGAAGTTCATCCACAAGATTCCCATTTAAAACCTGTGTATCAGGTTCTATATTGTCAATTGATAGAATATTAAAATCTTCTAGTTCATCCATAATTATATAATTATAATTTGTTGTGCATATGTAATTGGATCTAAAAATGTTAGAATTGTAGCTTCATTTACTTTATGAATTGTTTTTGTTATGGTTGTAGAAAATGATGTATTTCCTATTGGAATTTTTTTATTATATATTGAACCAGAAACATAACATACTGGCTCATTAAAAAAATTATTTGCAGAGCCTCATCCAAGTGTTGTGTCATGACAGCCTCTTATAAAAGTATTATTTATACATGCATTTTCTAATGTATTATTGTATGTATCACCTATAAAAACATTGTTATAACAACCAGAGCTTAATTTATTATACTTTGTGTTTTGTAACTCAGACGAATCAATAACATTGCCATTAATTACATCTGAAAACGTATATAAATCTATATATGAAGTTTGTATTGAAAAATTTGAATTTTCTAATTCACTAGATGTTCTTCTAAATTTAATATTTTTAAAATCATATTTTGCCGAATTACCATTATTATCCTTTAAAAAAGTAATTGATCCTTTTGAAGATTTGCTGTCTGGAAAAATTTGTTTTGTTTGATTATATTCAACAATTCATTCTGGATGGGATAGTATAACTGCTTTCTTATTCAAAAGATTTGGAGAATCTGCCGTAACCAGTAATTGATATACAGAAGATGGATTTGCATCCAACCCTCAAGTAATATTAACTCCTTGGGAATTCTTTACATTAGAACTATAAATTGTTTGGAAATCAGTAATAATATATTTAGCTCCAGTAATTAAATTATTATGTATAAATAAATCATATAAATTACTATAATTTATTTCTATTGGTGCTGGCTCAAGCGTTCCTCCAGCATAATCAATTATACCAATATTTCTCCTAAGCTGTGCCTGCTCAAGATCAGTAAGCCCAGATAACAATTCTGCCTTTTTAAAATAATTATTTAAATCTGACAGACACGCATATCTTTTAACTACAGGTTTTGCCATATTAACTATTTATTACAAATTCATATATAGCATCAATATTTGTTAAATATTGATAGGTTTCTACAAACATTATTTTATTTAAAATATGACTATAGTCTACAGTATATCCAATACTTTCTTTATCAAGCCACTTGTTAAAAGAATCAATGATATTTAATTTTACATTAGTTAGTGCATCCACAATCATAAGTTATTTTAGTATCACATAAAAGACCACATTTTGATACTCTTTCAAGCATCTGTTGTGCTTCATAATATCTTGAAAAGGAAACTAGATATTTAATAGAATTAATTGCCATTCAAAACAAATCTCTATTGAATATTTTCTGTTTTATTGCATTATCATTTTCATTACAACTTTTTTGTAAATTTAAGAATAAATCTTTACATAAAATACCAAAACATTCATTTAAATGATATATGATAAATTTACCCTTTTCAGCTCTAATAATTGTAGAAGTAGCACTTGTTTCATTTAAAATATCATCTATAGTAACTTCTATTCCCTGTGGGTAATTTTTAAATTTATTACCCAAAGTATCATACCAATATATTTTAGAATATGCATCAAATGATTCTGATGAATGTCTTTCTAAGTACATTATCCAATTTTCATTTGGAATTATTAAATGTATGATTTTGTATAGCCCATCATGCAAATCAGTAAAATAAGTTCTGTCTATTTCTGTTTCATGATTATTTATATTCATTGCTTCATATCTAGCATTGCCAACAGAATCAAGGCTATATAATACATTAACAGTAACAGTTTGACTATAAGTATAATTTCTTGTGCTTACAATTAATTGATCCTCAGTAAGGTATTCAGAATTATCACTTTCTAATCCTTCTACACATATACCATAATTTTTAGTTTCAAATATATTAAATACTGCATCCATAATTATTTTTTTGTTATTTTAGCGGATAGTCCTACAGCTGCACAAAACGTAATAATATATCCACATATTTTAAATACTATTTCAGAAACTCCATATTCTTGTAAATTAAAGGCTTTGTCAGCCATCAATACTGCAACGGCAGATGAACCAATTATGGTTGCCAATTTTAACACTTTTTGTCAAAACTCTGGACTCTCTGCTTTTCATCTTTCTTTAAGTTCTTGAATTCAATTAATCATTTTTTATTTCGTCATTTCTTTTGTTTGTATCAATAAGCTGAACTCCCTCCAACTCTACTCTCTTTTGTTGTAACTTAACTAATTCTTCCTTATAATTACTATCTGTTTTGGCTTTATATCACTGTATTTGTTTTTCAAATTCTAATTTTTCATTTTCAAGTCGTAGTTTCTCTTCATTTAAAGCCTCTATCTGTTTTTGAAGTTGCTCTGATTGCTTTGTTGAATCTTTTAAGGCACCATCTAGTTGTTGTAGTTGTTCTATAAGTTTTTCAACTTCATTTTTTTCATTCTGTTTTTTTACTAAAGATGATTTTACGGTTTCCTTCATCTGTGTCAGGCTACTAGATGTTATAATATCTACTAATATATCTGGATCTACCATATTATTTTTAGTTAGTTCTATTCCAAATTGTTTTATTAATTCTTGGTCTCTTATAATATCTGATGTATCTACAATACTTATGTCAAAATCAGTAAGTGTAAATTGTTCTGGCAATGCAGTAAATACCTTATTTAATTTTTCTCCAAGAATGAGTGTTCCAGATAAACCATTCTTATATACTTTTTTTGCTACATTTAAAATATCAATAAGCATTTCTGCTGTTAGAGTATTCATTATCTGATAATATTGTTTTGTAATATAGGATGATTGTCTAACACCAACTTGTACATTTGTAACAGCATCTCTTTGCTCAATACCACCAAGTCTTTCTCGAAATACACCAGTTATTAGTGAACAAGCGTCTTCATTTCTCTGAATTGCAAGGTCTATGGCTTGTATAGCCTGTATTCTGACTGTATCATCAAATCCACCAAATATTGTATTTGGCATGGAAGGCATACCTTCCTGTGTAGAATCGATCAATGCCATACCTGTTTTTTTATATGCTTTTCATTTTAAAAGCCTTTCTTCTGGTGTATTTCCAAGAAAAGCGGGCAAATAACCAACATCAATTCAATCTCCAACAGTTCCAGATTCTGCTATAATATTGTCTTTGTAAAAATATAATATATCATTTCTGTCTTGTAAATCGGCAGTTTTAAGCATAATTGAAAACGGATCTCCATTCCTGTCAGAATAGAAAACACCATTAATAGATAAACTTGTAGACTTTGGATCATCAATACTTCTTATTGCATCTTCATCTTTTCCATGTAAAATATAAATAGAACCTCCAATTCTAACTCCACTATATCGATTTACAATATAACTTCCATCCTCTTTCTCCGTTTTTAACCATTCTACTTCATAACATGGAAAAGTTCTCATTTGCTTTGCAGTAGATGTTTGATATGGAAGTAGTGGAGATACTTCAAATCCACCAAGAATTCCATCACTTTGTGTAGTATTATTTACAGAATTATCAAGTGTTCTGACATAAGTAAAGCTTCCATTAGCCTCTAATCCTGATTTTGTTTCCAAACTCTCAAGATCATCTTTTGTTAAAAGATCTCCATATTTGGCAAGAATTTGGTCTTTTGTTAAATATTCTCTGATTACAGCTCTTGAAGAATTTTTTAAATAGATAGATTCTACATTTCTATCTACAAAAGTATTAAGAGGATTTAATACTTTTAAAACAATATTAGTTTTAGATGGAGATGGTTGAACACGGTAGTATGCCATTCCAGAAACTAATAGGTCTATTAATAATGTTTTTCTTTGGTTTAAAAAATCAATTTTTCTATTTTGTAATACTCAATTAACAATATTTTGTCCAGCAATTTCATAATCAGAAATAAAATTATTTTCTATACTTTCTTTTAATTTTTCCAGTCTATTTTCTACTTCCTTGTCATAACCATCCGAACTTATATTATTATAAATTCTGTCTTTTAAATATTTACGTAATTCACTTGCTATTGCATTATTTATAGCTATTTGTTTTTCTTTAAATATGTTTGATAGTGTAGCTTCATCTTTACATGTAACTCTAGGCAACAATTCTGTTGATATATATTCTCCAACTAAAACATCTACATGTTTTCTAACCATTGGTATAAATTCAACAGATGTTGGCGTTCCTATTCCATAATTAAATTCTAGATGTCTATACTGCTCTGGGTCTCTTTTACCATGGTAATAGTTGTAAGCTTTTAAAACCTGTACTTTATCATATACAAGTTCAGATATTGCCTTATTTATAATATCTATATACTCTTGTTCCTTTTTTGTTCTATTTTCCATAGTTTATTTCTTATTAGGTGTACGAATTGTTCTATAATATTCAAAACGAATATAATTACGTGTTGCCAATTCATTATATATATATTTTAAAAAATCTTCATCATTAGATGCTTCACAAATTAAAACAGTCGGATACATATAACTTGGTATTCCCAATTTTAATGTATATATAGAATCTTCTTTAATTACTTCTAGAAGTCCATTAAAAATTGCTCCATATTGAGTCTTTATAAAGTCACGAATCCTGTTCTCCAGGTCTTTCCTGTAAATTTCGTTCATAATCGTTTGTTGGAATTATTCCATAATGTTTGTATCCTCTGAAATCTGTTCATCATCCCACATGATGAAATTCTTTATTTTTCTTTATTCTCTCTTTTGGTTTTAATACAGCCAATTCCTCATCTCCAAGTTCAGCCATTCCCATTGCTGCCACAATATCAAATTCTTTCTTTTTTGCATCAGAATATCTTAATAATTGATCAACCATGTCCCTAAAATGCATCGTATGTGAGTAATCAAGAATAAAATCATATAACAATTCTCTATAATGTGTAATTGTTTTAACTGTTGCTGGAGCGCCATACATATTTGAATTTCCCTTTACTACATCCGTCATTGTAGACCTTGGTCTTTTCATTAATAAATGTATCAGTTTATTATCTCTAAAATAGGTTAATATGGCTGTTCTCGTAGATTCAAGTACTGCTTTGCAACCATAATATACTAATAATTTAGCAGCAGTATCATAAGCTTCTTTTAAATATTTTGGCCTATCATTATACATTGCTACATACATTGGATCTTTTAATCCAAATATTCTTTTTTTGATTACAATACAAAATTTAGATCCACCAGAACCAGAAGCAGAATCTTCAAGTCCTATATCAATAGAGTCTATTCCACCAACATATAAATTATCATAATATTCTCCATCTTCTGTTTTAATTGGATGTTCTATGATAGAAATTTTTCCAAATTTAGCATCTTCAACTCACTCAACTCCAATTATTTCGTCTTTTTCATTTCTTTTCCAAACCAAATAACCTACTGAAGGTTTTTTTGTATTTTTATGTACTTCAATATTTGTCATTTGGTTTGCCAGTTGTTCTTGGGGGAAAAAATTATCTCCTTCCAAACTAAAAGCCTCATCTAATGTAAAACAGTATTCTGCTTTATAAATCATTAAGTCCTTTGGCTTATGTTCAAGAACTTTTCTTTCTTTTTCATAATGAGCCTTTGCCAAATCTGGATCACACCACCCTCTATTATCAAGCAATTCAAAAACAATTTTAGTTGCTGGAATAAAGAATGCAGAAAATGTATAAGATCCATCTTTAGTATAATTATGTCTATATTTTAAAATATTATATGCTTCTGGGTCTGTTACAATATCTTTTAACCCAGCTAATTGTGGCCCAGTATCTCCACCAGTTCCTCACACAATTCTAGTTCCTACTCTACTTCCTCCTAATACTTTAATTAATGCTTCTCCCTGAATATATTTACTTTTTAAATTTGGATCAGATCCAGCCTCTTCAAATAATAGCCTTTCTGTTCTATCACCCCTTATTTTTTCTGCAGAGTCTGCAATTACCCCCTCTATTTCTGACATATGTCCTTTTTCAGAACCATCCTTTGTTTTTTTGGATGCTCTTTTATACGTATTAGTGTCAATTGCCATTCTTAAATGCTTAAATCCTTTTTCAGTTTCTTCATTTAATCAGTTAAGCTGTGCCCATATTTTAGATAAAATTGGAGACAAATGTCTTTCTGATGGAGCGGTAACAAGAGTTCTATAATTAGGAGTAGTTGTATATGGTCTTACAGCCAACTCTGCACCTATTTCAGATAAACCAACACCTCTTGATTTTATAAGCCCAATATCATATCCCAACAATTCACACATTTCAACATAATGAAAATATTCATATTGAAATACTAAGAACATTGGAAATTCTATTTTTCTACCCCTGCTCTTTTCATTTCTAGACCCTTTTAGTCTATGAAAATTTAATCAAAAATAATTATCACCAGAAATCCTATATCCATTTGATTCATAACCTTCAACGCATCTCCTAATTCTTTCAGATCAAAAATCTCTATAAGATTGTGTACCAAACACTGTATCACTATATTTACCAGTATTCATTTTATGTATAGCGTCCTCTCTAAATCAATCAGGATTAAAGTCCAATCCACTTGTTTTATTAATTGGTATATATTTTGTTAACTCATAAGATAAATTAGTATCAAAATATTCTATAGGATCAGTTATTTTTACATCTCATTCCATACATTGCTAATCAAAAAATCCTTCTTCTACATCACCTCTAAGTGTAGATTCTTCTTCTAAATCTTGTTTAACCTGCTTTTCAAGAGATTGTAAACTAATTATAAGGTCTTTACATCCTTTAATCTCGGCAATTAAATCTTTTGTTTTAACAATTGGTTTGTTTGTAGCTGGGTCTCTCTCACTAACGTCTACATTTTGTAAATAATGTATAACAGTTTCTACAGATGCCATCGCTGCTCTTAAAAGTCTAATTGACAATCCAGAATTCTGAATTTCATCATATTTTCTGCAGGCAGCCCTAAAATCTGGATCACCAAATTCTTCCTCCGTTAATCCAGAACTATCTAAGGCACTTAAATGTCTGTCTTGTTCCATGAAATTAAAAAATGGACTTTCCCAATCAAAAAATAAATAAATGTATGTGAATTCTTTAAAAGCAAGTCTGTCGTTTTTATATTTTGATCTGCTTTTATTTATTAACGTAGCAAACTCTTTTACTAACAATATTTCATCTTTATTTAAAGATAACTTAGCATTAATTTTATCATATGTAAAAAACTTCATAATTAGTATGTGCTTTTATTTTATATAAACTATCAATTATTAAAATTATAGTTTTTTCTTTAAATGTTTATTTATAATATCAGTAATAGGATTTTCTATTTTATTGGGGTTGTTTTTTGAATCAATGTTTTCTTTTTTATTTTGAATATTTCCGCCATTCTTATCCTTCTCTGCTTTTGAATTTTTGCACCCACAAGCACAAACCTCTACCATTTTACCACCAGCCCTTTTCAATACAATATCACACCCACATTTACACTTCTTTCCAGTTGATTTTGTTTGATACTTTTGAAGCTTTTTTAATTTCATTCCCTTTTTAGCAAGGGCCGTTTGATCTTCTTGATTTTTTTGTGATTCTATTAAACTTGTAATAGCTGTTTCTGGATCCTCTGCATAGTTTTTTCAAAATTCTTCACTAAGAGATGGAATTAGTTGTGAGAACATATTTACATATTCTTCTTTTAAATTCCCATTTTCATCGGCAGCTTCTTCTTCGGATACTCCCATTAATGTTAAATAATTTCTTGCAAAATCAGAAATAAGATTTTGAAATTCGTTTTCGTCCATATTATTATTTTAATATATTTTATAATTTAATTAAATCTTTTGTGTTAAATATAGCTTCCTGTAGTTCTCCACTAACAGTAAATCATCTGCATAAAATTCCCTGGAAATACTCATTCATTGTATGATCTCTAGTTATAACAGTTTTGCTTATTTTTTTAACTACAAGCATAATTGGTTTATTTGGTATTTCCTGTCTTATTGTTACCAAGTCTCCTGGTAAGAAAAATTGTTTAGTCTCGTCCGCCATAAAATCTATCTTTTAATCCTTCATTTAAAACACATAATAGTTGTGATTCAGAAGTAATTACATATCCAAGTGACATAAAAGGCAATGGATAGACTGTACGTGTATCATAATATACATCATCTCCAGGTTTAACATATTTACATTCTGGGCCAACCTCTATTACTTTTGCACATCCAACTAATACTTTTAACTTATCTTTTTCTCCAGAATCTGGATTTAAAAAGTCTCCATGATAATCTACAATAATATTCCCATCTACTATTTTTCTATATGGATTTTCTGGATAGGCCATTAAAATAACCCTATTTTGCATTGGAATCATCTCTAATTTATCGGCCTTCTCATCAATTTCTTTTTGTTTCTGTTTTTCAGCTTCAAGAAGAATATTATTAAGTTCTTCCATTTCACGTTTTTCTTGAATACTTAATCCATTAATATCTACAAGATTTTTACTATTAAAAAAAATCTTGTTGTTCATGTTTTCATACTTACTCATAATTTTTTATCATTTATTCATTGGACATTTAGCATCTGGCACTCTACATTTTGAAGCAAGTATACAACCACAACCATGTATATATCCAGGTTCTTTAGAAGAAGAAATCTCTTCTGTTTCTGGATTTATATATAGTCTTGGATTACAAACCTCTCCAAAAATATTATCTATTTTGTGTAATTTACAACATCTACATATTTTAATTCTATTATTAAATAATTCTTCTTCTTTATTGAAAACATTATTTAAAGTTCCTTCTATTATTTGCTCAATATTAAACATACTATTAAAGTTATTGCTGCGCTTCCTCCTGCTATAAATGGAATTGATCTTTTTTGTCTATTATATGATTTAATAACATTGGAATTAATTTCAAGCAATTTATTATATTCAATTTTTTGCTCATCTATTCACTTGTTATTCAACAATATAATTGAATCTTTCAAAACAATTTCGCTGTTTTTTACAGATAACAATGAATCTTGTATATTAGTATATTCTATACTTCATTCATATAATTCTTTATACTTTTCAAGATCAGTTACATATAATCTTAAACCAAGTAAATCTTCTTTAAAGAAATTATAAGTTATTACAGTGTCCGAATTATTTTCTCACACTGTTCATTTTGACGATTGAGTCCAGCCATTCCGCATGATTAACAGCAGAAGCATCATACACAAACTTAATTTTTTTATCATATTTTATATAAATAATTTGTTTTTCGTTTTTTAAAGAATCTATTTTTTCAGTTAATATAGAATCTTTTACTTTTAATACAGTATTAATACTGTCTAATTTTGATATTTTTAATTCATATTCATTTATTATTTGTTTTCTATCTTTTTTATATTTGTTTGAAAAACAAAAAATTATTGATATAAATATAATCAATATCAATATAATTTTAAAATACGATTTTATTTCTTGATGCTTTAAATTTATCATGTTCTAATTCTTTTTTATAGTATAATAACATTCTTTCCACATCATTTTTTAAATAATTACATGGATAGTAGTTAATATTATCTGCATGATCATAATGCGCTATCGTCAAAGATTTAATAATTGCATCTGGATTATTTTTTTCTATTATCCATGCATATGTTGACAACTGTAAACTATATTGCCAATAATTTGAATCCATTAAATTATTCAATGGAAACTTCATCATTACATTTTTCTTTTCTTTTCTATCATAAAAAGATTCCATATCTATTTTTGAAGAAGACTTATAATCTACAACATGTATTTCATTATTATCAACAATAACTAGATCTGCTTGTCCAGCTAATCTAAAACTACTATCTTTTGTAATATGTGATAATAAAATTTCTGGATATATGGCTTGTGTTCCTAATTGTATTGTGTTAGTTGTATTAGGTAAAAATTTACCTCCTAATTTTAAATAACTTAATTCCTTAATGTCACCAACCAAATTACCAGATTCTAATTCTTTATGTAGTTTTGTTCCTCTAATACAAGATTCCCTTGATTTGTTATTCCACTCTTCTATTACTTGCTGCTTTGTTATTAAAAATATGTCTTTATCAATAGACCACTCATCCAAAAGAGATTCTTTAAAAGTTTTTGTATCTAGAAGCCACATCTTGAATTCATGAAATCTTGGACTTATCTTTTCAAGAGCTTTATAGGATGCCCAAAAATCACTATCGAATGTTGTAAACTTATGTATTAAAGTAGTAACAGAAATACATTCTTGTAATGTATTTTTTGTTAAATATTTGTGTGAAGCATCTTCATAAATAACATCTCTATTTTCCTTGTCAATATTCATATTTTATTTTAATTTTTGCTTTAAGTCTTCTAAATTAATTAAAGAACTTATAATTTGTGCTGCTTCTGTTACTTTTGGTAATATTTCTTTTTTATTCAAACAGCTACCTTTAGATTCTATTGAAATAAACCCAAGTATTGTATCAATACCATATAATGGAAAAAAAAGAACAGATTTTACATCTTTTAATATACTATATAATACTGGATATGAATCTTTTATATCTTGTATGTCTTCTATACAAAAATATCCTTGCTCCTCTAATTCATCTATGAAAGATGCTAATAATGACATATTTATTTTATTATATGCATCTGCCGTACTCAATATTCCATCAGATACTACTTCATACGTAGCATTAACAAATAAAAAAGGCATTCCACTTAAATTGTGAGAACTATTAGAAAATTCAAATAATAAAATTCTGTCGGCCCCAGTTTCGTCTAATAAAGTTGCTAATATTTTTTGTATTTCTTTTGATGCTTTTCTTCTTTTTGTTGAGGCTGTTTTTTTATGTTCATCTACTGAATCTAATTTATTTTGAACTATTTCCCTGGCTATGTCTGGAAAAGTTTTAATAAGAAATTGTATTATAAGTGTAATAAAAATTAATAATAAAAAAAGCATTCCAAATGTAGATCCATAGCTACTAGAAATACGTTCAAAAAATTTAAAAAGTCCTTCCATTCAATCAATTTAATTTGGTAAAATTTAATTTACAAAGTTATTAACTTTTAAAATAAAAAAATTAATATCATATTAAATATTATAATTAATAGTGAAATAAATAAAAGAGCTAATATAATTTAATATTAATTAAAACAAATAATTAATAAAATATTATATTACTCTTTTATAATAATAATTCTTTAATATATTATAGATGCAATATTTCACAGGAATTGCCATTACAAGCCTGTGCAGAATAATGATTAATTTCTTTATATTCTGGTTTTGTTAAAATAGTATTAAATTTAACTGTTTTAAATTGTCTGTTAATAACTTCTCATTTGTGTAAAAGATTCAAATCCTTTAAACAATATATAGTCTTTTGTAAATCTCCACCAAAATAATTATTTGCAAACTTTTTAACTCTGCTAATCCAATACTTTTTTAATATTATTTGTTCCTTTGTTCCAGTTATTTGTAGTTTTCTATCTTTAACCAAATCACATGCAGCTCATAAATTTTCATTAAAGTAATGCAATCCATCAACTATTAAACCAGAAGCAAATAATACACCACGACCATATCTATCCATTAGTTCTTGTTCTGCAAGTATAGATGTATATGGAGCTTGATTATAATCTTTATCTATAGAATCAGTAACAAATGATACTGCTGTAAAATATTCTCTATTATCTCATATATAATCTATCATTTCTGAAAGATTATCTATAATAACAGTATTAGAAGTATTATGATGTGTTCCTTTATAAGCGCCAAGTTCTTCATTTACACCAATATTTACTCAATTTTCCTGTACAAATTTTATTAACTCAAGATGTTTTATTCCTTTTAAATCTTGTTTATATAAACCATCTGTATTGTTTTCTATTGGAATAAATATAGCATAATCAGAATTATTCTGTGAGTCTAAGGCATCTTCTAATAAAAAAGACATATTTTTATTTAACCATTTTGCTATTTCATTTGATTTATTTATTCGCATTATTCTAAAATATTTTTTTGCATGTTCTGGATGTATGCCAGAAGCAGTGCCAAGAATAACGGAAGAGTTGCCAGAAGGTTTTACACAAGTCAATCTGGCTGCTGGAGATACATTTATAAAATTACCAATGACTTTATTTGTTTCTTTAATTACTTTAACTCCGTGTTCTAACCATTCCTCATTAAATAACTTTGTATTATTCATCCACCCTGTAATAGAAATACCCAGCAGTGAATCTTGTTGAACTATTTCTTTTGTTGTGTCACCCAAATAATCAAAATTATTATAACCACACTGTACTGTTCCAAGTATAGCAGCAGCTTTACAGGCATCTATGAATTTTTCTTCAGTAGTACAATTCTCTGCATTTATCTCAGTTAAATTGCAAAAAGAAACTCCAAGATCTTGAAGATGATCTTTTATAAATTCTTCTAATTCATTATAAGATAATTCATTTATCTTTTTATCAAATCTTTTATAAGCTATTGGATGTTGTAAAATTTCAAAACAAGGATTGAACATATCAAATCAAGAATTTGCAAAAGCAAATCCAATATCGTTTTTTTCATTATTTAAAGAAATAATTTTATCAAATTGTTCTTTACTTGTTTCATTTCTTAATAATAAGACAGAATTATTTGTTCTGCTTCTTTGTGGATTGTCTATCCACCAATTTCCAGTCTTGGCATTAATCATCTCTTCATCATTAATATCAACAATCATACACATTGCTGATCTTCTAATACCACCACTTAATACTGCTTCAGATGCAAAACATAAAATGTCACAAACAAGTATTGGTCTAATAACACATCCTTCTGTCTTTATTCAATTGTCAAGTAATTTTTCTATATTATTAAGTGCTTTTCTAAGGCCTTCCGATCCAGGGGCTTTAAATCCACCAGATATATAAGATCCTTCTGGTCTTATTCTTGAATAATCAAATTTTATTTTTTTACCAGCATATTGTGGAAAAGGTTGATTTGTGCTAAAATAAGATGACATTAAAACACCAAGAGCATCTGCTCAACTTTCTATATTGTCTTCAATATAAAAAGTCTCTGTTCCAGTAGTTCTTTCTTGTAGTCTTGGTAAATTATTAACAAATGGAAGTAATAATCCTATTCCAACACCACAACCACACAAAGAAAGATAAAACACTTCTTGAAATACTCTTGGCCTTGCAGCATATATTGTAGAACAATTATATAATCTTGCATTATGTTTTTCTATTTGTTCATTCCTATATTGCAAACTTCTTTGTGATGCTAAAACATTTTTTGATTTCATTTGCTTAAGAGCAAATTCTAAATATCTATTTAAATCTTCATTATTATAATGCTTGATATGTCCAGATATAATATCCTCACAAGCCTCCTCTCATGTTTCATATCTATCATCTTTCCATTTCAGGTAATCTGAATACAGTTTTAAATCACTTAAAAATTTTTTTCCTTTTTCCATATAATATAAATATAGTTTATTAAAAAAGCCCATTATTCCAATATAAAATAATGGGCCTGTAATTGGTTAATGTGAGATGTTTATACTTTAAAATATTCTAATATTTTCTCTTGTCACATACCGCATACTTATAATCTATGATAATTTTTTACCTTATCTCCTACTAAATCTGGCTCGTATTCAAGTAATGTCTGTCTTATAAATTTTTTTGATGGGTTGCCCAACATTAGTTGTATGCCAGCATACGTATATCCTTCTTTTCTCAGTTCTATAATTTTCTCTTGTAGTTCTGTCATTTTATGTACTTTTAGCTGCACCCTCGCCCCGATTCGAACAGAGATCTGACAATTTTGAAGATTGTGGTTTTACCAATTAAACTACGAAGGTATTTATTTTTCATATACAAAGTTATGTAAAATTATATGATATATATTAAAAAATTTATTGTTTATGAAAATATTACTTTGTTTTAATTGGTAGACATATTTCTATATAATTTTATTTGTTTTATATATTATTTTTTAATTATATTGCCTATAAAATAGAAATTTTAATTAATATCTTCAAATATTTGTTTTAAAAATTCAAATGTAAGAGCATTTAATTTTGTTGAAATATATTTATCTAAATCAAGTCCAGTAGAGTAAATTTCTATTGTCTCGTCATCAAATCTAATAGTTCAAAAATCTTTTTTAAATTCATCCATTATACTGTTATAATTTCTAGAAAATACACTCTCATCTAATAGTTTAATTATTTCTTTTTTTGTCATAATACATTAATTATATTGTTTTAAATATAATATTAAACATCTACACATCATCTTTACTATATGTATTTTTGTCATATAAAACTTATATTTTCTGTCATTTAGTCATTAAATCTATATTGGTATTAGATTTGATATTTATATTTTAGATAATTTATTTATAAATCATTAAATCTTTATAATATGTTTACCGATATACTAAGTCAACTATTTAATAACTATCCAATTTCAACAGATGATACTACAATCAGACTACTGGTTCCTGGATATGGAAAAGAAGATCTAATACTAGAACAAGAAAATAATACACTAACAATCAAAGATACAAATAAAGATATTCTAAAGATAATAAGAATACCAAATGATATTGAATCTATTGAAGCTAAATGTGATAAAGGAATCCTAGAACTAAAACTAAATAAAAGTACAGAGAACAAGAAGGTGATTGCTATACAATAGCAGTCACCTCTTCATTTATAGGTTTAAAAGCATTTTTAATTCTAATCATCTTTTCTATTTCTGGTATTAACAAAAATAATATATCAGCAGCCTCAGTTACAGTTGGAGCAACTACTTCAAAATCTGCATTTTCTGGATTAATAATAGATGGAATACCCAATAATATTGTATTATCTATATTAGCAGTTATATGCATTTGCTTATTATAAGGTTCTAATAATTTATTTATTGTATTATAATTATCCAACATTCTATCCTCATCAAGTAGTATCATAGTTTATAAAATTTAAATATTCAAAATTACCTGTGTTTCTAAAGATATTTACAATCTTTAATATTCTATATTAATCTGATTTTTAATTATTTCTACTTAAATTATTATACATTATAATTTAATTGAAATGAAAGTACAAATATACATCTTTTCTATTAAAAAAATTAGAGTTATACACTTTAAATAAATACTTCAAATAATTACTAATTACATCCAAGATTTTTATAAAATTGTGTTTTGTACAGTCATTTAGTTTGTGTATATTTATTTTTTATTATCATATTAAATATTTGTTGTTATATAGAAATTTTTTATAACCTACTATAAAAATCATTCATAAATAATATTTTATACAGTAAAATTAATATCAAAGTAATATATTTGTAACTTAAATATAATATTTTATCTATACTTTTGTATATTATTTTAATAAAGCATTTTTATGAAAAAACTATTCTTAATTTTATTTTCTTTTATTTTACCATCTTTCAATTTACCTGTTCCAAAATTTACAGAAAAACAAATTTTAGATGCAATAAGTAATTATAAACAATTTGCATTAAATTGTGTTCCAAAAAATTTAAAAACAGACACTATTGAATATCAAAGAAATGATACAATATTTATTTTAAGATTAGACTACAACTATATTCCATGGGTTGTAGAAATAAAAAGGCCAAACAAATAAAGTTTGGCATTTTATTATTTTACTGTATTATTTTTGTCTGCTAATGATGAACCTGTTGTATACCAAATCCTATTTTTTCAATCCATATATGGATAAACTGGACGGGGATCTACTGGATTAACTATATCAATAGATGCTCTTACTGGTACAATTGTATATTCTTTATAATCAACATCCATTTTATTTAATTGTTCCATCAACTCATTTATTTTAACTTCATCTACTATTTCAATTGTTTTATTATTTGTATCGATTGTAAATTTCATAATATTCATTATTAAAATTATATTTTTATTTATCTTATAGTATATTATATTACTATCTCATCATCAATCTTCTTCTCAATTTTATCAAGTCTCTTATTTAATCTCTGTATCTCATTAATTAATAAATCTACATCCTTTGCGGTAGCACTTGTTTTTTCTTTCAAATCATTAATATCTTCTTCGTGTTTCTTAAGTATCCATATAATGGCTTGTCCCAGAGCATTTAAATTAAATATCTTTTCATTAATAATAATTCCAGTGGTAGAATCCTTTGCTTCCGTCCTAATAGTTGTTAAAAATCCCTTCTTTTCCAAAGACTTATGATACTTTACAATAGAATTATATGACATGTTTATCTTCTTTGATAACTCATAATCTGTGTATGTAACTTTTCCATATCCAGGCAAATCTTTATACATATATTGTTGCTCTGCAATGATTAAAGCCTTCTCTTCTGTAGTTATATCTGTTCTATCTAAAAATTCATAACTGAAAGGCTCAAAACCCTTATACATGTTAAACACATATAGATTACTTCTGCCCCTCTTTTTTATCATAATATAGCTATACTTAACCAATTTATTAATTGCCTTTAGAACTGTTTTCTTGGATACTCCTGACTTCTTTACAATGGTAGACAAAGAAGGAAAACAACTATAAGTATTTCTATTTATAAATTTCTTTATTGTAACATAAACTAATAAATCTTTTGGAGTTAATTCCTCATTTATTGTCATATCATTTGGTAATTGTACATGTTGCTTCATATATTATATTTTATTATTCTGCAAAGATACAAAAAAATTTTCAAATAACTACCAAAAGGACATCAAAAATATGAACATACTCTTTCAAAAAGTACCCTCTAACTATACTTAATACTAACTATACTTAATAGGAAAATCTTTCTGAAATTTTTTAAAATTTTTTTTGAAAATTTTTTTTAAAATTTTTTGTATGTCGAATGTATGAAACCAGTCTATTATCCTACCCCCAATAGGGTTTGATGTAAAACTCTTAAAAATTATTCTTATGAAGACGTTAAAAAGCGGGATTGAGTTGTACGACTCAATACCTACAACTTTACGGCTACGGTACTCAAACCGCAGTCAGTTGCAAAAAGGTTCTACCTATACCGTTTTAGGTGTGGGTAAAATACCACTACGCAACGGAGGGTCATACGACGCCGTTGTTATGGAGAATAATGGGATAGAAACATACGTCTCTATTCCAACGTTTTTGGGGATTGTTTTCCGAAAGGAAGACAATGCCTGGACACGCAATTTGATCAACAACGGTGGGATAAATACCGTTGACAAATTGGAAACTTTGATCGATAAAAAGATCAAAGTTTCTGATTTTATTACCGAAGAGATAACAAATTTCTCTGGTAATAATGTAGAGAGAGAATTTCCTGTTTGGGAAATTCTCTAATAAAAAGATAGAGAGGGAGAAGAAATTCTCTCTCTCTTTTTTAAAATAGTATAGTATAAAATAATATAAGTCCTGAGCAAGACAGCAAACTGCTTTGGTAGCAACTTACACTCTACCAATAATATGATGAAGTATAGTAGTCATATTTAAAAGGAAAGGTAAGAGGTATAAGAATAAGACATGTGTACATGATCTTATCGCCTAAATAGGGAGCTTGGCATGTGATTAAACTGGTACACCAGTCCGTAGTAGTCACTAAGTTTGTACCTTTAATAGATGAAAGGTATGGTGCAGGGATTGGGAATGCCTGTTATAGAGAATACCTGAAAGTTCTCTAATTATATTTTTAAGAGGAGTATGCTGAAAATCCTTTAAAAGAGTAGGCAAACTAAATAATAAATAAAATCATGAATACAAATATATTTAAGGCGGTAAAAATGCAAGATGCAAATGAAAAATTTAAAGCGCTAAGATTGCAAGATACGGCTAAAAAGATTGCTATTGACATCTCTTATAACTTGTCTTTTTTATATAATGAGGCTATAAGAGAAGGATTTATAAATAGTTATAATCTTGAAATTTTTCCTAACGGAGAATATGGTTATGAGATAATAGTTTATCCCGAATATCAAAGCAATAATAAAAAGTTGGATTTCTTTCGTTATAATCTAATAGTATTTATTTATACCGACGGAGGATTAGATGATTTTCGAGTATGGAAAGATAGCAATATTGTTAATATATCTATTCATATGTACAGCAAACCAATTAAAACAGTAAGAAAAGAATTTAATGAATTATTTGAAATTGGTTTGAAAGAAATTAACGAAGCAATAGCGTCATTGATTTATGAATAAATGGGAAATGAAATATAGTAGTAAGCAAAAAACAACAATGGATTTACTTAAGTTGTTCTAAAATGGAACATGTTAGATAGTTATTAGCAAACAAAAAACAACAACTTAAAATGCAAAAATATGGAAACAAACGAATTACAATTGACTGAAAAAAGCACTGGAAGATATAAAAGTGCATACGAGTTTATTGATGCATTAAAACCGCAGGACATGTTGTCGGTAATCAGAATGTGCCCAAGCGAAAAATTGAAGATTTTCAAAAGCGAAACAAACATAGAATACCTTGAGAAAGGATTAGAAGCCATGAAACAGGCAAGAAATGAATATTTAAAGCGAATTAAAGAAAAGACGGTAAGAAGGGATAATGATTTAATAAGGTGGAATAAAAACCTTGTCGAAGATGCCGAATCATATTTAAACGATTTAAAAACAAAAGAAATTATAAAACGAGGGGCTACTCAATCAGAATTAGATAGTTTTTTGAAAGCATTGGAAACCAAATATGCTTCTGACATAATAGGTGTTGACACGTTTTATAAAAAACTTACAGAGCAACAAGTTGATTACTTATTGCTTAAACTAACCGACAATTGCAAATATAAACCGTTTTTAAGAGAGTGTGACTTTAAGACGAAGGCAGATTATCGACGATATAGGATAAAAACCGACGTTATTCAAAATCTTTTGTATCAGAAAACAAAGAAATATCCTTATTTTGATATTTTCGAATCCGAACTGAATAATTTTTACAATACAGTCAATAAAAACAACAATTAAAATTTTATTAAAATAAGCCTAATTGAAGACAGATTAGAATTTAGTTTAATGGTAGATACATTTCATGGTACAGATGAAGAAATGTATGTTGCTTTTAGTCAAGTTAGTGAGGCTATAAGAGAACTAAGAAGATTAAGAGATAAATGTGATGAATTAAATAAAAGAATATTTGAATTAGAAAACAAAAATTAAAGATTATAGATACGAAAAGAGAGCAAATTATGGAGTTTCTCGAAACATTGCCGACGCCAATTGACGTTTTGAGTCTTGTCGATATCGGTGATGTATAAATGGCGTTGCCGACTTTGAAACAAATAATTATCAATTAAAAACGAAGATAGATATGAAATACAAACTTACAATTACAGACGGATACGGTAATGAACATTTATACAATGTTGTGCGCAGTTCTTCTGATGAGCCAAAAAATTTGAATGACTTCATTTTAGAAGCCCTTTCAATTAGTGAAGATAAAAGACAATTGCCGTTTTTAATTCAATGCCCTAATGGATTAGAAGTACATCCTTCAATTAAAATGAAGTTTGAAAATTATGGTAGTTCGTTGTTTGGTGATAAACTCGAAGCAATGATGGTAACGTGGCGTGATTGAATTGCGCACAACGTTCCGATTATTTGCGTTCGGTGGGAATTAAAACCACTGAACCTCATTTTAAAAACAAAACTTTAATAATATGCAAAACGATGATTTGAAAAATAACACCCCCACTGACGCAAATAATGTATTAGTGGCTGGGCTTTCTCTCATTCAAGCTAAATATGCCGCAATGATTGAAAGTAAAAAAATAAGACACTGTTCCTTTATGGATGATGAATATCTCTACTATAAAAATGGTTGTTGGTTCACTCATGATGATTATCAATTACCAGATGTGTGTTTTTTAAATGAACAAGAACAAGGGTGGTGGAATAATAGTTGGTCGGTGGTGTCATAGCCTTGCCACTAACATAAGGAGGTTGCCGAAAATCCATAAAAGAGTAGGCAAAACAAAAAAAACAAATAAACAAATGGAAAAATTAAAAAAAATCCAAGTAGAAGCAGCATCAGAAAAAGCTGCTATGGTTCTTTACAGGTATTTAAATAGTTTAAATACCATTGATTTTGAAGGATCAATTTTTATTGAAAATCTTCAAAATGAAATTTTTGGAGCCGATCTTAATCCTGTTGATGATTCGTTTAATTTAATCATCGAAACAGATTTAAGAATATGTAAAGTTTCATATGAAATCAGTACTTATAGATACAATTAAATATGAAACCTATTGTAAAAAATGTTAAAGTGTCGGCCTATTCTCCAAAGGCCATGTCTATGTTACTACCTTATATTGGAGATATTAAAGGTAGCATTTTTGATCCTCGTGCTTTTAAACACGAACTTTATTTTATGATAAATAAATATAATTTAGACCCAGTAAAAGATAGTTTTACTATCAATATTTCTGCTGGAAATAAATTGTATACTTTTCAGTATAAAGATTAGTTAAATACTTTAAAACTAAAAGTATGGTAGAAGATAAAATTGCTAATCTGCTTATAAAAAATAAATCCTATTTAATTGATGTCATTTCAATAAGAATTAAGGATTGTATCAATATGCTCGCACAATCCATAGAAGAGATTTATGATGTAAATGAGACTTATATTTTTTATAAGCGCAATGGATTAGATTTAGCCTATAATAAGAAGTCTGCCAAAGAAATGAAACTTCTTATTGAAAATTTGAAAAAAGAAGATATTGAAGCAATTAATGCTATACAGTATGCTTCTTTAATTAAAGCTTTGGCGATAGTTGGTAATAAAACTATCGACCCATATGAATATGAACTTATTCTTGCTTATTGTATGGATAAACTCATACAAATTAACCTTACAATATAATAGGGTATCCTATTATATTTTTTAAAGAGTGTGCTGAAAATCTTAAGAGTAAGCAAATTAAAATAATGTATCATGAAAGAATATTATTTATTACCAGATGGGTCTTTATCTAATACAAGACCTGTCGATTATGATAGAAGATGAATTCTATTGTAATAACAGTTTTAAAGTTTGTACTGTTAAACGAACTTTATGTTTTATTTATTAACTTGTTAAACTAAATTATATTTATGCTAAAGAAGTATTATCTTACTACCAATGGAAATATCCTAGATACAAAAAAGAAATGTTTTTTAACTCCAACTGGACACTTCTTAAGAGATGTATCTGAAGAAGAACTGGGTTACTATACTAAAAAATTAACCCCAATTATTCTTTTTAAAAATATTAATAAACAGTAAAAAAGTTTAAAAATATGAAAAAGGAAAAAGAAGCTATTTATTTCTTTATTTGTTTATTGTTTCTAATAGCAATTACTTCTTTTATGCTTTGTAACTGTACAGAGACAAAAAGAAGTGCTTCTATTACTATAAAAGAACAAAAGAATATAATAAGAGAGTCTCCAAGAAAGGTTTACATTAATCCTTACAAATATTTTGTTTTGTATGGAGACTCTTTTAAATTGAAAGAGCAAATAATAATCACCAATCAAAAGAAAGCAAAGAGAATTATTCATTGTCTTGAGAGAGATAACATAAAATATATATATTATGAAAAAGGTGAGTAATAAACAAGCGAAAGAAACCGCATTAAAAGATATGCGGGAAGAAGGAATGCATTATAATCCTTCTTTTGATTATAGAATGCGAAATTAAAAAGTTGGTTTGACGGATAGTCATCACTGGGAGTACCTCAAGCTCCTTTATAAAAAAATTAATTAATTATGGATCTATACAAAGAAATAGAGTATATTGTTGGTACTAATAAAGACACAATAAAATATATTTGTATCGACAGTTTAAACAATTATATGGATATAATGTTCTATGCTTTTCGACATAAAATAAATGAAACAGAACATCTTATAAAATATATAAAGGATTCTCATGTATTTTATTTTGATAAAAATGTTATTCCTGTTTTGAGTAATGTTATTGAAAAGATAGAAAAAGAAGATTTTGGTTTCACAGCAGAGGAATGCTATTATTTTAGCAAAGCTCTTATACTTAGAAAAGATATTCAAGTAAATAACTTTCTACTGGATGAATTGGCTTCCTGTCTGCTTTCTGTAATTACTAAAGAATTTTAACATGAAAACTCTTAAAGGAGTGTTTAAAACTGTTAATAAATTTGAATGTAATGATGAAATTTTAACAGTTATTCCAATTGAATTAATCATAAATAAAATTGAATTGGAGAGGGAATGCTTTGTGAATGTGAGAGTTAACTCCTCTAATTCCCTCGTCATAACTTCGATCTGTTATCTTTCAGATCTTAATTTTCAATAAAAAAACTCTTATATACTAAAAATTCACTTTTTTTCATTATTATCCTTTTTTAAACAATTAAACTATTTATTAATATAAAATTAGAAAATTATGAACCCAAACATTGAAAATTTAATGATTTTGTTGGAAGAATTAAAGAAAAAAGATTTATCTACCGACGATTTGATTTTTGAAGTTGAACAAAGTATTGCCTCTTGGAAGCCGTATCATCATTTAGACCCTGATGTAAGAAATGCTTGTAGTGTAAAAGAACTAGCTGCAGAAGATATTATGGAAGTTTTGCTTAATAATGCTATAAAAAATCCATCTTATCTTGTAGAAAATTTGGAAAAAGTATTTTCAAAAAGATCTTTAGCTTTCATGATGTATAGAGCCATAATGCAAGCTATTGAGCAAAAATAAATTTCATAAAGTATGGAACAAATTATTGAAAATTTAAAAGCTCTTTTAAAAAAATTAAAAAAAGAAAAACCAGTATCAAATGAAACAGTTTTAGAGTTTGAACAAAATATTACAGCTTTAAAACCTTATAATCATCAGGAATCTTAGTTAAGAAAAGCTTGTGATGCCTGATATAAACAGGATAATAGAAACAATATCTGATGAAGAAACAGAACATTCATCTCAAACGATAGAAGCTTTAAAAAAACTTTTTCTAAGAGATCTTTAATTTATGGAATGTACTTAATTATATTAAGGTTATTAAAAGAAATACAAACTTTACAAAATTAGTATTAATATGGATCAAAGAATAGAAAATTTTATAGATTTTTTGATAGATCTTGATAAAAAAGATCTATCAACAGAAAAGATTATTCAAAAGATAGAAAGTTATTTATCTTCTTGGAGGCCTTTTGATCATGATGCAGATTCATTAGAAGACGCTTGTAAACCAGAAATGGCACCTGTACAAAGTATAACCGATCTTTTTACAAAAAATGCAGATGATTCTATGTCTTCAATTGTAGAAAACTTAGAAAAACTTGTTACAAAAAGAACCCTTACATTTGCTTTATATAAAAGTATGTTAGAAGAATTTGAAATTTTTAAATCAGAACATAAATTATGAATCAAAATATCTCAAATCTAATAGATATGCTATTAGATATAAATGATGATTTACCTATTGAATCATTAATATTAAAAATTGAAAATCAAGTAGCAACTTGGACACCGTATAATCATGCTTCTGATTCAATGCTCGAAGCTTGCAATATTTCAGAAAAAACTTTAGACAGATTAAAGAAAAATATACTTAAATCTTTAGATTTTAAACCATCTGAATTTATTGAAGAAGTAGAAAAAACGCTGCCTAAAAGAGCGGTCACATATGTGTTATTTAGAAGCATATTGAATGTTTGTGATCATCACATGCAAAAAAAGTAATAACCTTTATGTGTCTAGAAATAAAATCTTCATTAATTGTGTCAAAGGAACTCATTATTTGTTATAAGGCCATTAAACGAATAAAGAAGGCAGATAAAATCTTTATAATAAAATAATCAATTAACTAAAATGGGGCAGTCTGGGTTGGTTTTCCTCTATTGAGAGAAAACATTACGTGGGTTCAATTCCCACCTGCTCCACTTTTTAAATCTTTAAGGTTATGGCTATAATAGTGACATTTAATTTAAAAAAACAAAAAGATACTTTAATATGGGATCAATATTTTATGAATTATGATGATCTCTTAAGATATAAGAAAAGAATAGAAAGTGAAGAAAAATCTTCTATATTGATTACTAATATAAGAGAAGTTTAATTTAATAAAAATAAAATTAAAATGAAAAAAGAAATATTAACCGCTGAATTGGTAAATAAATTTGGTATAGAAGGAAATGGTAGAAAATTATTTTATAAATTATCTCATAAAATAAAAAGGGGACAAGTACCATTTCATAATGATGATATTGTAAAAAGTTTGGAAGAAGACAAAGAATTTCTTCTTAAGGATGAATTTAAACAATATGTTGATGATTGTTTAGATGGAATTGAATATGTGTGTATTTCGGATGCTTTTGGATTTTATGAACGTTGCTGCAACTTCTTGTGAAAGATGTGGAAAGAAAGAATATTTAATATTCCCAACTGCTATAGGAGGTGAAAATACATTTTCAATGTCTGGTGGAGATAGATTTTCTATGAAAGAACCAGAATTTTATCTTAAAGAACTTGCTGAATTAAACGGCTTTAAATGGGGAGGTATAAAATAATGGAACAAAATGAAAAACAAAGACTTGAAAAAATTATACGTACAGAAAAATCATTTACAGATGAAGAGCTTTTTAAAGAAATTTTATCTCTTTTAGAGAAACAAAGACACTATGCAAGATTATTATATAATGAAGAATATGTTAATGAAGAAGAAGAAAAGAAATTTGAAGTGTATCTTTATTATATAGAAAAACAAATAAGACTTCTTCTTGCTTTAATTTAAAAAAATTTATTATATAATTGATTTCAATATCAAAATAAAGAAAGAAAATACAAATCAAATAAAAAAAATTAAAATTTAACAATTTAAAAATTTACAACTATGCAATTTATTGAAATTAAAACTAAGAGAGGGATAAATGTTTTGATAAATATAAATTTTATTGATTGTGTAATTGAAGATTTAATTACTCAAGAAATTAATATTTATTCAGTAGGCTTTGATTCTCCTCTTACAGTAAACATGTCTTTAAAGGAATTTAAAGACAAATATTTATTATCAACAATTTAAAAATTTACAAGTCAAAATTTGAAATTAACATAAATACAAACTTAGATGCACGAAAGGCATGTTTTATACTTGCTGTTAGGCATCTGTAAAAATTACGGTTATGAGAACAGATGGTAAAAAAGAAATTTTAACGTATTGGGTAAGGCATACGAATGAAAAGAAACACTACTTTAAATGGGATTGGAGTATGATATGGATACTTGTAAAATATAGACTTTTGTGGGGAATGAAAATTTCTTTTACAGTAATAAAGGCAATAGATAGAGAAGAATACTTGGTGCAGTTTTTCGCCGAGTAATTTTTATTGTGCCTAACAGTTGTTTGATTATACAAGGAATAAGAGCGAGAGAAAGTAAGGCAAGGAGCGAAATGCCTATTGAATATAGTTATTTGTTTTGCAATGAAGCACAAATTCAAGGCTTCAATTACAAACTATGGTTTTGTAATATTAGTCAGACAATTTAAAACTAAATATTATTCAGGAATTTATAGAACAACTCTAACTTGAGTGACAACTTATAATAATAAAAATATGGAGCTAGAAATAACAAACTTAACTATTGTGGCTGAAATGAAAGATGGCAAACATTATGTTATTTTACCAAAAAAAGAAACATCTTCAGAAATTTTGAAACTTATTGTAGAAAAAGAAGGACATATTCCACTGTTTGATAAACCGTTAGAGAATTTTAACATACAAAATAATAATATATTATAATTGTATTAATATTAAAATAATTAAAAACATGGCAAATATAAATGCTAAATTATATATTATGTCAAAAGAAACAACTATCAAAATACGTTTAGCAGAAGCAGAGCATTTATTACATCTTATTAAAATAAATGAAAGAGAGCATATGTATTATGGGTCTTATAAACAATATAGAAAAAGGAGTGATGATCTTAAAAATAAATTGTTATTGGCCATTAATGAATTGACAAATAAATAAAAATTATGGAATTTATACAAGAATCTACCATCAGTAAAATTTTTGATTCTATTTTAAGAAAACAAGAAGAAGTTTATATACAGGCTTTACGTATGAATGCCGTTCCACCAATTAAAGGTAAGATTACAAAAGGAAAGTTGAAATGGAGAGGTATCAAACATGTAACATATTATAATAATTTGGTACACGAAGAATGGTTAGAACAAAGAGGGAAACAAATTAGCGATAAAATAATTATTGAAATATCTCTTCCTGAAATATAAATATTATTTTAATTATGAAAAAGATAAATGTAAAAGAATTAAATAAAAAGATAAAACTCTTAATATTAAAGAAAAAATATAAGTGGGCTGATAAGTATCAATTGAAGGAAATTTTGAAGGGTATAAAAGAAAAATTAGATGTTTCTATTTATGCTAAACCAGTATTTAATTATATACAAATGGAAATAATTCGTTGGGGATTAGAAGAAGGATTGGATGTTCATTTGTATGCCGATAAAAAATTTAATTCAGAGCAAATGCTTCAAATTTATTTTGGATTAATAGATGAAATCAATGTTGAAACATATGCTGATCCTAAAATACCTGCGGATGTAATGGAAAAAATTCGTAATGAGCTGATTTACAAAACATATAAATGATTTTAAATATAAAAAATTGTTTATTTCTATTTAAATTCAATGAAAATAAATGAAATATTATTTTATACACAGAGAAGATGAGTCTTGTTATTCTAAAAGTATTATCAAAAAATATTTAGTAGAAAATAACTTAAAAGAAATCAATGTCTTTGAAGCTAAAAAATCAGAAAATTTAGATTTTTTGTATTGTAAAAAATTTCAAGAAATTGGTGATAAAAAATATTGTGGCAAAAATTGTGATGAGTATATTCCAAGAAATGGAAAAAATGGATGCTGTAAATATTTTGGTTACTGTTATGAACCTACAGATAAAATTATAAAAATTAAAAAATAAAAATATAGAAAAATCAAATTCAAATAATAATAATTCAACACAATCAATTTTAGAAAGTAAATTTAGATAATTAGAGTCCGTGCCCGATGAATTAGAAATTTTTTGTGAATATCTATTAAGATAAGAAAAATAAAGAAAGAAAAATAAAAGTTTTTAAATATAAAATAAAAAAATTAAACTATTATGGAAACATTAAATTCAACTGAAAATGGTCTAACTCAACCAATTTTAGAAGGCCAACTTAAAAAGTTAGAATCTATGGTTAATGAATTTGAATGTTATTGTGAACATCTTGCACAAAAAGCAAGACAGTTTAAAAAAATAGATTTTAAATATGCTAAAATGGATGAAGAAAATGATAATGAGACAGCTAATTATTATACTGATAGATTTGATGGTTTATTAGAAAGATTTGATTTTTGTCTTAATTATATAAGACAAATAAAAAATTTTTTCGATATTTTAATTTAATGATGGCACCTACTGATATAATAGACAAAATAATTTTATGCAATGCTGATTGTATGGAAGTTATGAAACAATTCAATGATAAAGAATTTGATCTTGCCATAATTGACCCTCCATATGGAATAGAATCTTCTGGTAAATCTTTTGGGGCTGGTTCTGGTAAATTAAAAAATAGAGTATTAAATAAAAATAGCAAAAAAATTATTGAATGGGATAATAAACCTGGCGATGATTATTTTACTGAATTATTTAGAATATCAAAAAATCAAATAATTTGGGGATATAATTATTTTTATCTTCCTCCAACAAGATGTGTTATTTGTTGGGATAAAGTACAGCCATGGGATAATTTTAGTCAAATTGAATTAGCTTGGACGTCTTTTAATCATCCAGCAAAATTATTTAGGTTTGACAACAGAACTGGAGATAAAATTCATCCAACACAGAAACCAGTAAAATTATATGAATGGCTTTTAACCAATTTTGCAACCAAAGGTGATAAAATTTTAGACACTCACTTTGGAAGCTTATCGATTGGAATAGCCTGTGATATATTAAATTTTGATTTAACAGCAATAGAAATTGATAAAACTTATTATCAAGCAGGAAAGAAAAGATTATTAGATCATAAATCACAATTAAAATTTGATATTGATTGTTTATAAAAATAAAATTAAATAAAATAAAAATTATGTTACATGTACAACAATACATAACTTTTTGGAAGACTAAAAAAGCATGTAAATTTTTGGGATTGCTCGACAAAGACGGATTTGCCTTTTTGCCTGAAGCTGAAATAATTAATTATATTGGACATTATACTCTTAATAATGTAACTATTCCTGTTAACACGTATCATTATAAAATGGGAAAATTTCAGGGTGATGATCCGTTTTTATCTTCGATAAATTGGTATAATATATTATTAGCCCACAAAACAGCGAAACAAAATAAAAAAAATAAAAAATTGTTAAATATAAATTAAAAATTAATTATTATGGAAACATTCATGCTTATCTTATTATTTATTATTTCTTTATTATTGGGTATTTTAAATTTAAAGCAACGTGCTCATATAGATGATTTAAAATCTGAGAATCAGGAACTAAGAAATGAAAATAAGAATTTAATGGACAACATTCGTTCTTTATGTGAACAAAACAAAGCAACGTCTGATAAAAAGAAAACTAAAACAACAAAGAAAAGTGAATAAATTTATAACAATCCATAGCTATTAATTAATGGTAGCTATGGATTATCTAAAAATTTTATATTATGGATATAACCAAAACATTTGAAGAAATGGTGCTTAAATTTCAAAATGAAATTAATGCATTTATAAATGATAATAAACAAGAAGATTTACAAAAAGATGATGTTTCTATTATCATGTTAGCTTCTTGTAAAAAAAGCCAACTTTATTCTATTTTACTTGGAGATGAAATTAATTTAGTAAAAATGTTATTAAATGCAACATCAAACAGTGATGGATGGTCATCTATTATAGTTGATACATATACTGTTATACAAAGATTGTCACAAAAAAATGAAAATATATAATAATATATATAAAAAAATATCATGGAATCTTAAATCCATGATGGCAATTTCTTTTATAAATATAGAATGGAACAAATATAATGGATTTGTCTTTCAAATAGGATATATTTGCTCCAATAAAATAGATGGATCTTTTTTCAGCATTAATTTTTCTAAAAGATTTTTATATATAGAAATTTTTTGGAAAGAATATAAGATTTATGAAAATTTTATAACTTAACGACAATAATATGAAAAAGCATATAAATTTTTATGATTTTGCTGAATCCTTTTATAGAATGAAAAGATATAATTTTTCGTATGAAGGATTGGAAGCACTGTTTAATTACTTTGAAGATTTAGAAGATAGTTTAGAAATTGAAATAGAATTTGATGTAATAGGTATTTGTTGTAATTATACAGAATATGAAAATTTAGATGAATTTAAAAAAGACTTTACAGATGAAAAATTTATAGATTTAGAATCTATACAAAATGAAACAAATGTCATTTGTATTGATTCAGAAGAAGAAATAAATCAAAATAAAGGTAGATTTATTATAGAAAACTTTTAAATTATTAATAGTATTAATTGATAAAATAAAATAAAAAATGTCAAATATATGTAAAAATGAATTTGTTGTTTCTGGAAAAAAGAAAACAATTTTAAAATTTTTATCTGACGGAATGAAAGTTGAATCTGTTTCAAAAGATTTAAATGAGTTGAAAATACTTTTTAATGGGAAAAAAGTTACCTTAGATTCCTATATTCCAATGCCAGAAGATTTAAAAGATATATCTGATAAAAATATGTTAGAATTAATAAAAAAATATGGTTATAGTAACGAATATTTGTGGAGAATGAAGAATTATGATACTCTGAATAGTGTTATTAATTTAAAAGAAATCGAAGATAATAAATCAACTATAACACTCTATATGGTTATTTATACTTCATGGCAACCACCAATTTCATGGTTAAAAAAGGTACAAAAAAAATATAAATCCTTAAAATTTTATATGGAATTTGAAGAGCCTAATATGGAATTAAAAGGCTTTTGTAAAACATCTGTAATTAATCCTGTTCAGCTAATTACTCATTATTGTAATAAGATTTAAAAATATGGATGATAAAATAAAAGGAAATATTAGAAGGTTAAATAGGCTTATTAAAGTATTTCAAGATTGTGATTTCTATTTTGTTGGAGCTGCGAGTTTTGAAGTACGCATGCAAGCTAAATTTGATCCAAAGATTGTTAAAATAGCACTAAAGAATAAATTTACCGTGAGTGCAAGTAAAGAGCTGGGTTTTATAGAATTAATAAGAGATAATTATACAATTACATTAATTTAATTAAATATGATAACTGTAACAATAAATAACGATGAAAATTCACATGTATTAAATCTTTTCTTTAAGAGAAAAGAAGAAAATACCCTATCTTTTTCTGTATCTGCTTCCAGTGAATTAACTGAATATCTTGAAAAAATTAGAGATGGTGGAGAAATGGAAGATCAAATAGAAGATACTATAATAATGGCTATTCTAAACGCTTTAAATGAAAAATTTCTTATTGTAGAAGCTGTATTAGGAAAAAAAGAATAATATTATAACAAATAAAAAAAACATTATGAAAAGGTTAATATTTAGTTTTTGTATATTTTTAACAAGTATTTGTGCTTTTAGCCAAGCGAATAATTTCGTTGCAACAAAGGCAATGGTTATAACAGAAAATAATACTTTTTCCTTACCAATTGAACTTTATATTTCTTGGGATATAGATAATAATATCTGTATAATTCGTTCCAAAGAACAACAATTAATAAAATATAAAATAGTTGAATATAAAGAAGATGATAAATTTTATATTTTCAATTGTACTGCATTAGATAAAAATAATAAAGACATTCTTTTTGTTATAAATATGCCAAAAAAAGAAGATTATTTTTATTTTAGTGTGGCATATGATGATGTTATATATATTTATGAGTGTAAATTAATAAATTAATTTATGGACAGAATCTATAAACTAACAAATAATTCAATTACTTTTGATGAACATGTTTTAAAACAAGTAGAATATATAGATTCCTCTTTATCAACAAATAAAAAACTTGGTGGTTATATTGAAACAATAGAAAACTTAACAGGCAACGCTTTAATAGAAGAAAGAGTAAAAGTATATAACCAATCTTTAGTTACTGATAAGGCATATATTTCTGGAGGTTGTATTATAAGAAATAATGCATCTGTTCGTGATAGGGCGGTAATATATGGTAATCTTATAACAATTGAAAATAGTGCTTGTGTTTGTGAAAATGCTTTAATACGAGGAAATGATATTATTATAAGTAATCATGTATATCTTGGTTATGGTGCTTGTATAGGTAATGGTGCTAGAATTTTAAGCCCAGAGGACTGTATTGTGCTTTTAGTATCAGACTTTGGTCCAATAACAATTTATTGTACTACAGAAGATTATCATATTAGTCTTAGTTATATGGATTATTCTATAAAAAATTTTTTAAACATAAATGATGATGAAATAATCACTCCTAAAACTAAAAAAATAATAGAAAATATAATAAGAACCCTATCAAGAGACAAAACATGAGTACAATTTTATATGCAATTATTATTTTATTACTTCTAATCTTTTTATTCTTCTTAATGTTAAATAGCACATTTATTTGGAGCTTAATTTGTTTCATTAAATTACATATAATATATACAAGTTTAAAAAGAGAAAACAGTAAAAAATTAAAAAACTACAAAAATTTTGATGCTTTTGCAGATTATTACTTAACTTACATTTATCCAAATTTTCCAAAGAAATTAAATTTTTAATAATACAATTATGGAAAGAAGAATATTTATTACTTATTACAGGAAACCCTGTAAAGATAAAACTAAAAAGGGAGCTCCACGTGGAGTTGTAGTTGCAACAGAAAAGGGAATTATCGGATGGTCATTATGTGGAAAACGCGATGTCTTTGATAAAAAACTGGGTTTAACAATTGCATTACAAAGAGCTGAAAAAGCAGAAAAACTTTCTAAAAAAGAAAGAGAGGAATTTTATTCTAGAGTTCCAAATTCTTTAAAAGAAAAATTTAATTGGTTATTAGTAAAATCACATCAAATAATATGGAAAAATATGAAGTAGGCTATATTCAAGAATATCCTGTTTATTTTATTAAAGAAAAAAATATGCTGTATTGTAAAGATGTAACAATACCATATGATAAAATAAGGGATGCGCTATTTAAATCTTCTTTGGACAGAGTTCATATAAAAAGTGATATAACTGTAATTAAAAACAATAGTCTAATTACTATAGGCTGTCTAAATACAACAATTGAAAATTTAACAAATATTAATAAAAACATAAAAAAAATTAAAACATGTCAAAAGTATTATTAAAGAACAGAATCAGTAAATATGAAGAAGCTCAGAAAGCAAAGTTAGTTGAATTAGGTTTAAGTAAAAAATCTTATTCTGCAATATTAAGTTATTTGAAGGATGAGATTGAAAAATCTACTACTATTTGTACATTTAACTATGAAATATTTTGCTTTAAAAATGATGGTGTTTATCAATTAAACAAGGCAATAGAAGAAATATATGGTGTTGCAAGTGGTAAAAAAGATGCCAATCCATCTGGTGGAACTTCTAAATTAAAAACAATAGATGTTCAATTATTTGATGGTACTAGATTAAAAGTTCCTTATGGAAAAATTTCTCTTGCAGAAGCAGGTGAAGGAGCTAATATTGATATTAGTTATGATACAGAAAGAAACATGCTTATGTTAACTGGATCATGTGAATATAGATTTGCTCCGATGATTGACGATATTGTAGAAAGAACAAAAGAATTATTAAATACTAATTCAATCTATAGAAATCAAGCGTTAGAAATAACTACATTGGATGAAGAACCAAAAGTAATTGATCTCTCTAATATTGATAAAGAATTTCTTATTCTTTCTGATGATGTAAAATATTCTTTAACTCCATTAGATGCAAGAATTCAACGTACTGATATTTGTAGAAAAAAGGGCATTTCTTTAAAATATGGAGCCCTTTTAGAAGGAGCATATGGTTGGTTCATTTAATTAAATTTAATTATTGTAAATATCAGAGTATATTTCAAATAATTTTGTTATCTTTGTACGTGATATTAAATTAAATGAACTTGCCTCTATATAAAGTAATTTATATAGGAAATCATGTGAATTGCTGGAACTTCCTTAGAGTCTTATAAACTACAACATAACTAGCAATAGTAAGTGTGAATGTTTAAAAATTATAAGAATTGGAAAATCAGCAGCCAAGTATCCTGATAAAGGATAAAGGTTCAACGACTATGGGTGAAACTCTCAGTACAATCAAGTGATTGGAAGTGCATGACATCTAAGTAATTAGATGAAGATATAGTCTGGACTGTATAGAAATATACAGAAGTTTATAGAAAAACTGCATAAGATTAACGACCTTATGTGAACAATACGACAGGAAAAACTCTTCTTGCATTTAAAAAGGCAAAAGAAGCTATTGAGAATGGTTGGATATTTATTTATTTAAAAGATCCAACTTTATTGTCTAAGGTTCTTCGTTTGGCTAAAGTAATTGATAAAAATGGTAAAGGTGTTCTTATCTTTGTTGAAGATATTGATCAAGTAACAAGAGGTTCAAGAAATGCCGCTTTACAAGACATTTTAAATACTCTTGATGGAGGAGATACTAAAGATATGAATGTAATTACTATTTTTACAACTAATCATCTTGAATTAATTGAGCCTACTTTTTTAAGAGGTAAACGTATAGGATCAATTATATCTTTAGGTTTTCTAAATAAAAAGACAGCAAAAGAATTTATGGAAACTGCTTTCTTAAAAGATAATTATGTTATAGAATACGAAGGATTGGATCCAGTGTTGGATTTAATTGCAGAAAGTGATATTGCACCTGCTTTTATGGCTGAAATAGTTGAAACTATAAAATCAAATTTAATTTTAACTGATGAAAATGTTGTAAAACCAGAATATATCAGAAGCAGTGTATTATCTTATCTAAGACAAGTACAATTATCAAGAAAGAAAGATACCACAGAAACAGTAGAAAATAAATTCTATAATGCATATTTGAACTTAATAGAGCAAGGAGCACATAAAGCAGTTAAAGAACCTTTCGATGAAGTTCTTAATGCAATTGATGATATTGATAATAATTAATAACAAATAGGTTGTAGTAATGCAAATTACTACAACCTTTATTCTAAAAAATGATGAAAACAAAAATATTAGCAACTAGTGATTTACATGGATTTTTACCACAAATTAAACAAAGAGCACACATTCTCCTTATAGCTGGAGATATAAGTCCATTATATATACAAGAAGATAGATTAAAGATGAAGAATTGGTTGTCTGATACATTTATTCCATGGACAAAAACAGTTCCTGTAGATAAAATAGTTTTAATTGCTGGAAATCATGATTTTTTCTTCATGGATACACCAAAACATGAGATATTAACTTTATTTAAACCTATTAATAAAATCATGTATTTGGATAATGAAGCTGCTCCATGTTATGTAAATAATACCAAATTAATGATTTATGGAACACCCTATTGTCATAAATATGGATTATGGGCATTTATGGAATCTGATGATAAGTTAAAAGAGTTATATAATAATATACCGAAAAATGTAGATATAATAATTTCTCATGATGCTCCACATTCATTTGGAGATACCGATGTTCTTTTAGAATATGGTCAAACTGATCATTTAGGAAATAAACCTTTAGCAGATAAATTGTTACAAACAGACTATAAATTAGCTGTTTGTGGCCATATACATTCTGGTGATCATTCTTTTAATGAAACTTTTAAAATAGCAAATGTTTCATACTTAAATGAATATTATAAACCAGCATATCCAATTTTTAACTTTGATTTATAAACAAACAATTAATAAAAAAGATTGTGGCAACTTTAACTAATAGACAAATTAATGCTTTAGTAGATAAAATTATATATTCTATTGAAAATCCTATAATACAGCATAATAAAAAAATTAAAGACAGTGAATCATATAAAAATTTCATACATAAAAATGGAGATTGTAAAAAAATTATAGAAATTGGTAAAAAATGGGGATTAGAAGAAGATTCTTGGTTAATACAGGATTTTTGTGAACACATTAGAGATGTAGCATTTAAACAACATTTTATCCCAATTCCACCTTTACATAGAAAGATGATTGAAAATGATATAATTATAGAAACAATGGATGGTATTTATTGGAGCATTTACAAACTACACGGAAGCTCTTGCATATAAGGATTTGATAAAAATTAATATTAACCAAATTCTTAATGAAACTGAATATATAGATACTTTAGATATTATATCTATTAGCGATGAAGAATATTTAAAATATTTAGAAGATAATAGAAAAAGAGAAGATGCTTTGGATTATGTAGACACTTATATAAACGAATATGTACTAAATAAGTTATACTTTTAATTATGAAAAAATATAACTTACTTTAAAAGATTTAAATCATCAAATCCTTATAGTATCTGATAATAATGAATTTAAGGATATTTGGGATGAAGTAAATGGATTATACTCTACATCTGATACTAATATCTCTGAATTTGAAAAGGGAAAAGTAATTCCAAAAGGATTTCTTAATAAATATAATTTTAAGAAATTTTATCCTAAAGATTCATGGTTTCGATATTATATATTAGAAATAAAGAAATTAGGATTATCTTCTTTACGAGGTAGAGTAACAAAACAAACAAGTAATGAAATTGATTTACAGTTAAAAGAGTTACGAAATGAATATTAATTTTTTATATTAAGAAATATAAAAAAATATAGATTAATAAATCCATATGGAGTATTTGTAGGTACTTTTATTACTAAATTAGAGGCTGCAATTGAGGTGGATAAATTAATAAAATCTATGCAAGATTCTTATAAAGAAACAAAAGAAGATATATGTACTCCATTTGATTTTACAGTAAAAGAAATTAAATTGGATATTCCATACATAATTTGTTCTTATGAAGAAGCAACAAAATATTTAGATAAGGATCTTATTATAGACTAGTCAGAGCCTTATAATGCTCCTATCAATGAGATAAAGGTTACAGCTTATAATAAATTACTTACTATTGCAGAAGCATGGAATAAAGCTGATAAATTTAATCCTGATTATTATAATTATCAAGATAAATTTTATCCAGTTTTTAAATATAATTTTGATGTAAAACAATATATATTATACAAGGCAGAATGTGAAATATTTCCATATGGATTACACTTTTGTTTTTAAACGGAAAAAAGATCATTACAATTTGGACTTCAATTTCTAAAATATTGGAATGAATTTTTATTACAAAATAAAATAATATGAATGACAATTTAAGAAGATTAAGATTATTAAGTAGAAAATATGATTTATCTATTTTTTATGTTATAAATATATTTAGAGGTAATATATATTTTCAAGTTGACCATTCTCTAGAGTTAGCTTCACAACTTAAGAAATTTAAATGTGAATGTAAAGTACAGGATAGTGGTTATATTGAATACATTAAGGGAATATATCAAGTTACTTAAACATAAGTTATATCTAGATGAAAGCATATAAATTAGTTAGAAAAATGAAAGACGGTTCTTTATCTCCGTTATTTATTAATAAAAGATATAGATTTAAAATTGGAGATTGGATAGAAGCAGAATATTTTCCAACTAAAGGGTTTGCCTGTAGAAAAGGATTTCATTGTACTTTTAAACCTGTAGCTCCACATTTATCAAAAAATAATAGAGTCTGGGTAGAAGTAGAGATACAAGATTATGAAACTTATAAAAGACCAGAAAATCAAGGTGGTTTATGGTGCTTAGCACAAAAAATGAAAATAATAAGAGAATTAGAAATTAATAACAACATAAATTAATTATTTGTATAATATATTAAAATTTAATATGATAAGAACAATTGTTGAGGAAAGTCAAAGAAATATAGCTATAATGGATGTTTTCTCAAAATTAATACAGGAAAGAATTATTTTTATAGATTCAACTATCGATTCTGAATTAGCTAATGGAGTAATTGCTCAAATGTTATATTTAGATTCATTAAGTCATGAAGAACCTATCAGTGTTTATATAAATTCTGATGGCGGGTCTGTATATGATGGATTGGCTATTTACGATACTTCTGAAATTATTAAATGTCCAATAAAAACATTTTGTGTTGGATTAGCAGCTTCTATGGGTGCTATATTAATGTTGATGGGAAAAGAACGTTATGCAACAAAGAGGTCTCGTTTAATGTTACATCAAGTATCAGGAGGTGTGATAGGAACTGCAGAGGAAATTCGTATTACAAATGAGGAAACTCAAAAAGTAGAAAAAACTTTATATGATATTATAGAATCAAAAACTAAATTAACAAAAGTTAATAAATTATTAAAAAATGATACATGGTTTTCGGCAGAAGAAGCTTTAAAGGTTGGGTTAATAACAGATATTCTATAACAAAACTAGAAAAAAATATTATTGCTTTACAAAAAGAAATTTTCGAGAAAATTCGTTATATAAATTCTGGTGGATGCATACATTTTGCTTATTATATGGCAAAAAAACTAGAGAAGTTGAACATTCCTTATAATATAATATTTATAGATATGACATCTATAGTGACGAATCTAGACTGCTTTAAAGCTGTAGATCATGTTGTTGTATATGTAAAAGGAATTGGTTTTTTCGATGGAACAGTTTTATGGAAAAATAAATCAGAATTTATTGCACGATATGACGGTTATTATATTACAACAGTATCAAATATTAGATCAGATGATTTAAAGGTTTTAACTGACTATAATTTTGGTTGGAATAAATTGTATAAGATAGAAAATAATATTTTATTAGAACAGTTAATAGATAAGCATTTAAAATAAATTTAAATTATTATAAGATGAATAGAAAACTTGAATTAGTTTCCGAAACGATTGGAGAATTATTAGTAAAACAACTAGCACATGAATTAAAAAATTATAATTTGTATATGAGTTTTGCTAATTATTTTGGAGTTGAAGGAATAGATGATTTAAAAACTTATTATGAAAAAAGAGCCAATGAAGAATTAAATCATCATAAATGGATTTATGATTATTTAACAGAGGCAGATTATAAATTTATATATCCTGTAGTTATACAGAATGACGCACAAATAGAAGATTATATAACTCCATTCAAAGCTACTATAGATAGAGAAATTCAAACAACACAGCTTATTTATACTATTTATAAAGCTGCACAAACTGAAGGAGATATAATGACTGTAGTATGGCTTGAAAACTTATTAATAAGAGAGCAAATTGAAGAAGAAAATATAAGTAGACAAGCCCTAACAATCATAGAAGAAGAATCAGATATATATGAAAGAGCAGAACAAATTTTAAATTTATTAGAATAATGTATGCAATATTTAATAAAAACGGTGATCTATTAGATGTAACTGATTTTGAATCTCAGGATGAAATTGATGAATATTTGCAAAAAAATCCAGAACATATAATTAGATCAGATGAAGATCTGCTATTCTTAAAAAACAATTCATACTTTGAAGATGGTGATTTGTTTTATGATGATGATCTTTAAACCTAATGACTGAAAGTATTAAGGAAGTAAAATTAATAGCAAAAAGAGATGATACTTACACTGTCTATGTTTTTCAAGATATATACACAAAAGAATATATTATGTGTACAAGGTTGCCTGATTGGCAGACTCCTGAAGTTGACATAGGCAGTGTTGGGTATCTAAAATATGTAGATGTGATGGCTGGAGAACAATATGTTACATCATCATTAGAAACCTTTTATTATAGGTTTACTAATTGTTATTTCATAGATTTTTTGCATAAAATAGATAATGATGAACATGTAAAAATAATAATATAGGTAAGATGGATAAAAAAGAACAACTTACTGCGTATATTTGGAAAGGCGCCAAATTAGTTGATGCAGATGGTAATATTGTACAAGAATCTAAAAAATTAATAGATATGTCAGAAGATGAACTAAATATTTGTTATAGTCATTGCAAAACAATGCTATTCAATCAGGATCCACAAAATCCTGGAAGATATTTAGTTTTAAAAATGATTGCAGAACAAAAAGATAAACTTGGTACAGAATTATTTTTAAGATATATAGAACAAAATTATAATTTTACCAGATTTACTTTATTAACTTCAATAAATGAATTTTTAAACAATAATAAAGAACTTGCAAAAAGTTGTAAACTAACTATTGCAGAAGCAATTCCAAGTGCACCAACAGAATATCTAAAAATTCCTCTTTCTCTGATTATTGATGGTTGTTTAGATAGACTTGGTACTTTTGATAAGAGTAAAATAACACGTACTTTTATTTTAAAACAGGGTATTTGGCTTACACCAACTGAAGCAAAAGAAATTTTTACTGATATTGATCCAAGTGTAAATAAGTTAGATGTATTAAGAGAAAGGTTAAATTTAAAAGAACATGAAAGATTGTATCTAAATTCTAAAGGTTTAAATTACACACAAATGCGTGCAATGTTAACGTTAAGACCAAATAAGAAATATTCTGATTTAACTACTGTTCAATTAGAAACTTTAAGATACAGACTTTTATTTAATTTAGAGGAAGAAATTCAACAACATATAAATTCATGGGAGGAAAGAATGAAACAAATAGAAGAGATTGCAGAATATAAAAACATTAAATTATAAGAAAATGAAATTTTTTGTGGATTATAAATGTACAGTTTGGCAAAGAGTTTTTTATGAGGCAGATGTAAATAGTAAAGAAGAATTAATTAAAAAATATGGTGAAAACATTATAAATACATTTAAAGATGGTGAGCCTACATCTGATTGTGAATTAATTGATTCTACAATATTATTTGATACTGTAATGCCTATACTTCCAGAAGATAATCAGGGAAATCCAACTGTTGAGATATATGATATGGAAGGTAATTTACTTATGGATAATGTCAATAATACATCTTATAAATAATAAAGGAACTTCCACAATCTCACTTGAAGAATCTATTAAAATTCTTGATAATCTTGATGAAATAAGTCTTGATACAGAAACTACTGGTTTGGATCCACACACAAAAAAATTATTATTACTTCAATTAGGTAATTATGATGTACAATTATTGTATGATATAGAAAGTTTTAATTATAAAATTCCAGAACAATTAAAAAAATTTCTAAATACAACCAAATCGTTATTTATTATACAAAATGCTAAATTTGATTTAAAATTTTTATTCAAGCAAGGAGTGATTATTAAAAAAGTTTTTGATACTTTTTTAGCTGAAACAATTATAACTATTGGAGAAAAATTTTATGAAAAGAGCCTTAAAGCATTAGCGGAAAAATACTGCAATGTGACATTGGATAAGACTGTAAGAGGAAAAATTATAAAAGACGGTTTGACTGATGAAGTTTTACTTTATGGAGCGAATGATATTAAATATTTACAGCAAATTAAAGAAAGACAAGTTCAAACAGCAAAAAAATTAAATTTAATCAATGCAATTAATTTGGATAATAATTTTGTTATAGTTTTAGCCTACGTTGAATTCTGTGGTATTAAATTAGATTATAATAAATGGCGAATTAAAGTTAATAATGATTTACAAATATTAAAAAATGCAGAAAGTAAATTAAATAGTTATGTTATAGAGAATGGATATAAAGTATGTGCACAACACAATTTATTTTCTACAGAATTGGATGTTGAAATTAATTGGACTTCTCCACAACAAGTAACTAAAATATTTAATTTTTTTGGTATTAATACAACAGTTACAGAACATGGAGAGATTAAATATTCAATTTCTAAAAATGTGTTAGAATCACAAGCAAGAGATTTTGAATTAGTTAGACTGTATCTAGAGTATAAAAAAGCTGAAACAAATGTAACAAAATTTGGTTATAAGTGGAAAGAATATATTAATCCTGTTACAGGAAGAATACATACTTCTTATAAACAAATTTTAAATACTGGTAGAATTTCAAGTGGAGATAGAAACGATAATGCTCCAAATTTACAAAACTTAAGTTCTGATAATTTAACTAGAAGTTGTTTTATACCAGAAAATGGTAATCTACTAATAGATGCAGATTATCACGCACAGGAACAAATAATTCTAGCTAATTTTTCACAGGAGCCTAATTTACTTCGTTTTTATGAAAGAGGTTTTACTGATATTCATTCTTATGTTACATTTTTAATGTATCCAGAAGTGAGAAGGTGTAGTTTAGAGGATTTAACTCCAAAAGAGCTAGATTATATAAAAGAAACCTTTCCACAACTAAGAAAAAAAGCCAAATCCGCTGGATTTGCGATAAATTACGGCGGAAATGGCCTAACAATTGCAGCAAGATGTAATATAAGTAAAGATGAGGGTGAATATGTATATATAACTTACTTTCATGCTTTTCCAAAATTAAAGGAATATTTTGATTATGTTACGTCTAAAACATTAAATAGTGGATATATTACCTTCAATAATATTACTGGTAGAAAATTCTTTTTTAACATTAAAGAAAATCCTTATTATCAGTATAAAGAAACTCATAATGAAAAATTAAGAAGATCAGCAGATCAGATAAGGTCTCAAATAGCCAGATATTCACAGAATTATCCTATACAAGGTACTGCTGCGGATATTACAAAATTTGCTGGTATTTTACTATTTAAACAGATACTTGATCATAATCTATTTAATGTAGTAAAAATAATTAATTTGGTTCATGATGAAATATTAATTGAAGTTCCACAAGAAATGTCTGAAGAATGGAAAGAAATATTAATAAATTGTATGGAAAAAGCAGGTAATTTATTTTGCAAAATTTTTCCTTTACATGCAGAAGCATTAATTGGAAATTATTGGATACACTAATGAATAGAACAGAAAGACAAAATCTTGGAATACAGAAATGGATAAATGCTGGTTGCAGGGGAACTTTAGAGTGGACTACTGGAACTGGAAAAACTTATGCAGCCTTAACTGCAATAAAGAGTTTTCTCACTACAAATAAAAATAAAATAATAACTGTAATTGTTCCTACAGAAAATTTAAAAGTACAATGGTTGGATAAATTAACAAAATATAATTTATTTCAATATGTTAATGTAGAGATTATCAATTCAGCTATTAAAAGAAATGATAAAATAAATTTTATTATTTTAGATGAAGTTCATAAAATACCTACTAATACTGCAATAAGCATTTTTAAAAAAAGAAATCCAGATTTAATTTTAGGGCTTTCTGCTACGTTTAATAGGTTAGATGGAAGACATATATGGTTAAATGATTTATGTCCTGTTATAGATACTATTTCTGTAAAAGAAGCAGTTGAAAATAACTGGTTATCTACTTATAGAGAATATAAAGTTTTAATTGAACCTGACGACATAGAAGTATTTAATGATTATAGTTTAAAATTTACAGAAGCTTTTTCTATTTTTAATTTTGATTTTAAGTTAGCAATGAATTGTGTTACAGATATTGTTGAAAGACGAAAATATGCTAAAATGCTAGGAATAACACAATCAGAAATGACTGCTATAACTTTTTTATGGAAAAATATGTTACATGAAAGAAAAGCATATATAGCAAACCATCCTAAAAAATTAGAAATAGCCAGGAAGATTATACAAAATAGACCTACAAGTAAGATAATAACTTTTTCTTCAACTATTAAACAGGCAGAATTGATTGGATATGGAATAACTGTTCACTCTAAAAAAACAAAACTACAAAATAGAATTCTGATTAATGATTTTATAAGTAAACCAAGCGGTGTCATAAACACAGCAAAGTCACTTGATGAGGGAATAGATATTCCAGATTTAGATGTTGCAATTATATTATCTAATACTTCTTCAAAAACACAAAAAACTCAAAGAATTGGTAGAGTTATCCGTTATGAAGAAAACAAAGTAGCAGAAATATTTAATTTAATATTAAAAGGAACTAATGAAGAAAATTGGTTTCAAAAATCTACTGTTAATCAAAAATTTATAGAAATTAATGAAAAAGAATTGGAAGATGTTTTACTTTATATTCCGACTTATAAAATTGAACAAGAAGGAAAAGACTTAGATTCATTATTTATTTATTAAAAATAGATAATATATTTATATCTATATTACCTCTTTATAAAAGACTATAAAAGTTTATAAGAGAGCTGGGTACAAAGTTTTTATATATATGATTAAAAATAATTTATCTTTTGAAGAAGAAATATCCATAATGATTCATTATGATATAAGTCCTAATGAGTTATTTATACTGAGATTGTTGATGTTGGCAAAAGATGGAGATACTTCATTAATAAAAAGATATATTACTAATGTACCTTCTGGAAAGAAAATACTTATAGATTGTTTAGATACATTAAAAAACAAAAAAATAATATCCTCTTCATTTAATCTACCAGAAGATGGGGAAACATTAAGTTTAACAACAGTACCTATTAATAAGAATTTTATTAAGACTTTTATAAGAGAGGCCAATCAAATAGGCAAAGAGTTTTTTGATGCATATCCTCCATTTATTTATATTAATGGAAAAATGACGCCAATTAGAAACTTTGCAAAAGCAGGTTTATATACCTTTGATGAATTTTGTTTGTTTTATGCTAAGACTATAAAAGATTCTGCTGTTACACATGAAAGAATATTGGAAGATTTACAATTCGCTAAAGAAAATAATTTAATTTCTTTCTCAATATTAGAATTTTTAGCTTCTCATAAGTGGGAAGAAATTGAATATATTAGAAATAGTGGAGAGATAAATGGATATAACAATACAGAATTAATCTAATGGATTATATAAAAGATTTTATTGATAATGTCAATAATGGTAAGAAAGGAAAAAATGTTGGTATATCTACTGGATTAAATAAATTAGACAATTTAATTTATGGAATTCAAAAGAAATATTTATATTTAATTGGATCAGATTCTGGGGCGGGTAAAAGTTCTTTTGTAATTGATATTTTTCTTTATAATCTATTTAAAAATAATAAAAACAACAAAATAGAAATATTACTATATTCGTTTGAAATGGATGTAAATGTAATATTTGCAAAATTATCCTCTCTTTACATTTATGATACATATCATGTAGTTATTAATTATGGAGACATTTTATCTCTAAGTAGTCCAATTAATGATTTGTATTATAGTTATGTATTAAACAGTGTTGAATGGATAAAAACAATAGTAAATCATATTACTATTTATGATAAACCACTTTCACCAACTGCTATATATGGAACTTGTAAGGAATGGTTAAGTAAATTTGGTGAATTTATTAGACTTGGCGAGCATAAAGAAGATTATATAGAAAAAGATTCAGATATTTATAAAATAGTTATAATAGACCACCTAGGCTTAATTAGTGGGCCTGAATCAAAAAAACAAAAGATGGATACCGTTTCTGATTATTTTATTTACTTTAGAAATAAATGTAAAATAACTGGTGTATTTATACAACAATTAAATAGAAATTCAAAGTCTGTTGAACGAAAAACTAATGGATATGAACTTTTGGATAATGCAGATTTAAGTGATTCTTCTGTTCCCGCACAGGCAGCAGAAACAATTCTTTTATTATATTATCCTTATAGAGAAAAAATACCTAGAGTAGAAGGGTATCCAATACAAAATGTTTTAAAACATAAGTTTAGATTATTACAATGCACTAAAAATAGATTTGGACAAGCAGATAAGAATATAGGATTGGTTTTTCATGGAGAGATAGGCCTCTTCAAAGAATTACCAAAACCAGAAGATATAAGTGATTATAGTAAATATATTATGTTATAAAAATATGGAACTACCAAAAGTAAAAATACCAGCAGAACATAAAGATCCTAAATATTTAATAATGTTTGGCTTGCCAAAAGTTGGTAAAACAACTATAGTAGCTCAATTACCAAAATGTCTAATAGTAGATTTAGAAAAAGGTTCTACTTATGTAGAGGCTTATAAAGTAAAAGCTTCTAATTATGTAGAATTGTTTGAAATAGCCAAAGCATTAAGAGCAAATCCAGGACAATATAATTTTGTAGCTCTTGATACAGTAACTGCTTTGGAAGATATAGCTTTACCATATGCAAATAAATTATATAGAAATACTCCTATGGGTGTAAATTTTGACCCAAAAGAAAATATTTTAAAACTTCCAAATGGAGCTGGATATTTATATTTTAGACAGGCTATGGAAGAAATAATTGGTTGGTTTACTAATGCTGTACAGAATGTTATATTAATAGGACACGTTAAAGAAAAATCTTTAAATGAAAAAGGAACTGAAATGAATGTTATAGACCTAGATGTAACTGGAAAAATGGGAAGAATATTATCTTCTCTTTCAGATGCTATTTGTTATGTCTATAGAGATCCAGAAACAAATGAGTTATATGCTAATTTTGGGACAAGTGCTTCAGTCTTATCTGGTTCAAGATTAGATAACCTTTCTGGTCAAACAATTCTTCTATCTAAAAAAGAAAAAGATGGTACAATTAAAACTTATTGGGAAAATATTTATCCATCTTTAAAAGATAACAAAAAGGAATAATATTATTTATAAAAATTAAGATAAAATGTTAAAATTAATAACAATTACAATGCAATTAGATACTTTAACACAAAAAATATCTAATGTAAGAACAACGATCAAAGATATAAATACAATTATAGAATCTGATCCTATTGCTATTTTAAATGAAAACACATTGGAATTCAATCAGGTCGCTTTAGAATTATTAGGTGCGGTTCCAGGAGACAGAATTGAAATAGCATGGGTCTATATTGAAAATAAATTCAAACCTGTTGTATTTAAGTCTGAAACACGAGGAAATTTATTATCTAAAAATAATAGAATAATTTGTAAGGGAACAACTTCAAAGGATTTAGGTAAAATAGCAAATAAATTTTATATTGTTCCATTTGAAGATATGTTTCTTCTTGTTACTGAAGATGAATATAGTTTTCCAGAAAGTGATGATCTAAATGATTTAACTAAAATTGATTTGGAAAACTATAATATAAATAATTTAGATGATGATAATTTTCAGATAAATATGCTAGACTCTAAAATTTAAAAAGTATGAATTTTTCATTTGACATTACTGCAAAAGCATCACAAAATTTAACACAACAAAGATTGCCTGGAAATGCTGTACACAAAGTAACTTTTGTAAAATGTGAAGCAGTAGATATACCTGGGGTTAAACATCCTGGAGAAGTTTATAAAGTATTAAGATTTAGATTTGAAAATGAAAATGGTTATTTTGAACACACTGTTTTTGAACCGAAGGAGGGAGACGACCAAAGAAAAAGTATAACTGTTCGTGATAAAAATGGTAATATGAATGAAATCGAACAGTCATCTAATATTGAAAATATAATGTTACTTTTTAAACATATTATTGATGCTATTAATCCAGAAGTTGCCGCTAAAATAGATGCTGGAACTGCAAGTTTAAAAGCTTCAAATTGGGATGAGTTAAGAAATATAATGTGTAAGATTTTAAACCCAAAAGCAGGTACAGAAACAAATATTAAATTATTAAAAAATAATAATGGAGATGCAGTTTTTCCAAGTTATTTTACGAGGGTTGTAAAAACTGAAAAATATCCTAATGGTTTAGCAGTTATTAGGAATAATTTCATTGGAGATAAAATAGCTTTTACAGCTTATGAAATGGATCGTATTCAAAAACAAATAATAAAAGAAAAAGATACCGCTCCAAGTACTGTTTTTGAAGACACCCAAACAGATGATGCACCAGAATATTTATCTTTTGATGTAGATACATTATAATAATGAATTTTGAATTGGTTGTTTTACCTAAATTAACCAGAGAACTTTTATTGGAAAATAACACCCAGGAGACATATTTTGAACACTACCTGGGTGTTCCAATAAAAAAGGGCTTATTTAGAAGCCCTGCAATGATAAGAAAAGATATTAATCCAACTTGTGCTTTTTATAAAGATAAAAAAGGAAGATTAATCTATAAAGATTTTGCTGGGCCTACATTTGATTTTGTTGGCTGTGTAATGTATTTATATGGTTGTAATTACTATAATGCTTTAAAAATTATTGCAAATGATTTTAATATAATAAATTACACTAATTTAGAAAAACATCAACCAAAAATTCAATACACTAATACTGTATTAGAAAAGACTACAAGAGCTAAAATTTTTGTTACTATAAAAGATTTTACTACCGAAGAACTCGATTGGTGGAAATCTTTTGGTATTTCTTTATCAACTTTAAAAAAATTTAAAGTTTTTTCAATAGATGAGGTTTATCTTAATGGTGTATTTATAATAAAATCTACTACAAAAAATCCAATTTTTGGTTATTATGGTGGTCAGACAAAAGAAAAAGATTATTTATGGCGTTTATATATGCCAAACAAAATAAAAAATAGATTTATAAGTAACTGGCCAGCAAGTATGATACAGGGTATAAAGCAATTACCTAAAAATGGTAATTATATTATTATTACTAAATCTCTAAAAGATGTTATGTCTTTATTTGAATTTGGAATTCCAGCTATAGCTCCTAATACAGAAAATATTTTTCTTACTGAAAAACAGTATGAAAAGTTAAAATTAAGATTTAACGATATATATCTATTATATGATCGAGATCTTCCTGGTGTTAAAGCAGCACAGAAAATTAGAAAACAATTTAGTGATATAAAGGTATTATTAATGCCTGGATCGAAGGATTTTTCAGATTATGTAAAAAAATATGGCATTCTAAAAACTTTTAATTTAATAGAGTTATGGCAAAAAAGAACAAATCAATAAGACAAAATATTGGAAAATACTCTAAAAGAAAGGGAAGTTCTTATGAGAGACAAATAGCAAAAGAATTAAGAGAATTAACTGGTAATGAAAATATAACGACTAGTAGGGCTTCTAATAAAAAATTAGATAGTATGAAAATTGATATACATGATGAAGATAATATTCTTCCATGTTATATACAAACAAAAAAGACACAGTCAACGCCACAAATTAAAAAAATAAATACAGAAGTTGGTAAAATTGATAAACCTTTAGCAATCTTTTGGAATATACAAGAAAAAAAAGATGGTAATATAAATATTACATCTGCTGGCGAATATGTAATAATTTCAAAAGATTTTTTTTATAAGATTCTAAAACAAGTAATGAAAAAATAATATGAGGCAATTAAGAATTGCATTGGATATAGATGATACATTGTCTAATTTTTCTGAAGAATATGCTATATTTTGTAATGATCCGACATTAAAAAATATTACTAAAAATGTATATTATTTAAGGAATCATAAAAATTTTTGGGAAAATTTAAAAGTAATACATTATCCAGATTTTGTACCACACGTTTATTGTACCAGACGTATAAATTCAAAAAGATTTACAAAAAATTGGCTTTTAAAAAATAATCTTCCAGATAGACCAGTATATCAAATATATAGTCAAACTAAAAACAAAGCAGACGTCTTAAGGGGTAGATGCGATCTATTAATTGATGATGATTTTAATAATGTTTTACAGTGTATAAATTCTAATTTCCCAGCATTATTGATACATAGTCAGAGAAATAAAGATATATGCACACCTTATAAGATTTATGAATTGAAATATAAAGAAATAGAGAAAAAGTACGATGAGTTATTTAGAAATCATTTTAGATAGTATAAGATTTGAAAAAATATCTGATGAAGAATATTTTTCTGACAAATATAAGGATTATATTAGTAGCAGCCAATTAAAATTATTAGACCCAAGTAATGGAGGTTCTTTAGAAAAATTTCATTTAGGGTTACAACCTTTATCATCAGATTATATAGAATTGGGCAATGCAATACATTGTATGTTATTACAACCAGATTTTTATGAAATTTCTAATATAACTAAACCAGCTGGAAAACTTGGTAAATTTGCTGATAGAATGATAGAAATAAATGGAGTGACTGTGGATGACTATATTAGAGTTGCAAAAGAAATTGATTATTATTCTGGTAAATTAACAAAAAAACGCATTGAAAATATAGAAAATGAATATTTCTTTTATTGGCAACAAAGACGTGATGAACAAAAATCAGAAAAATGCAAAATTTATCTATCTAATAGTAATTTAAACAAATATAATAATTGTATAAATAACATAGATAAAGAAATATTAAATTTACTTAATTCTGAAGAAAATTATAATGAATTTGCTATCTTTGCAGATGTTAAGATAGTTATAGATGATAAAGAGGTAATTCTTAAATTAAAAGGAAAAATAGATAATTTAAGTATTGATGAAAAAAATGGTATAGCTACTCTAAATGATATAAAAACTACTAGTAATTCTATAGAATATTTTATGGAATCTTCTTTTAATAAATACAAATATTATAGACAGCTAAGTTTTTATTTATGGCTTTTATCTTCTTATTTTAAGAAGATTGGTAAAAGTTATATTTTTAATATCAATATTATAGCAATAGAAACAGTACCGAATTTTTCATCTAAAATAATAAAGGTTAATAAACACCAGATCGATAGAGGAATAGATGAAATAAAAACTTTGTTATTAACTTTAGGAAATGAATACATTTCTAAACAAACAAATTAATGAAATTAATGAATTAAGCTATAATGAAAAGTATATAGTATATACTAAATTTTTTTCTTTGGGATGCTTTGCCTCTGAAGAATTAAATGATAAATTAGCGCTTATTTCATTATTAGCTTTAGTTACATATCAAGTTAAGAAAAAAAACACAGAAATTACTCCATTAAAAATATTAATGGATATAACTAAACAGAAACCAGATGATTCTGTGTACTATCAAATGCTCGAAGCACTTTCAATAATAACAGAAGATTTTATGTATGGATGTAGTAAATTTGATTCTTTTGGATTGAAAACATCAAGTGAGATAATACAAAAAATAAAAGAAATTTTAAGCACATGGACACCGTTTTAAACTCAAACAGAATATTATTTTTTGATGGTTATGATGTAATAGAAGAATATGAAAAAGAGGAAAAAGATACAATGATGTGGATTAAAGAAGATGATTTATTTAGACCAACAAATAAAATAGAATTAAAAAATACTTTAGAACCTGGACTATATTCAATAGATTATAGTAGAGATCTTGGATATTATTGTATTAAAATGGAAATAAAATCTGATGAATTATTTATTTTTTCAAATACTATAATTGATAGTTTGTTTAAAGAAATAGAAACTTTTTGGAATCGTGAGCAGATTTATAAAGATAAGCATTTAGTACATAAACGTGGTATTTTGTTACAAGGACTCCCTGGAACAGGAAAAACTTCGATAGTTTCTATTATAATGTCACAAATCGTTAAGTCTGGTGGGGTCGTGTTTAAAATTGAGGATGCCAATGCACTTCCAACAGCTATCAAATTTATATCAAACCATTTTAGAAAAATACAACCAGATACTCCTATAATAACTATAATAGAAGAATTAGATACTTTTTTAGAAGTAAAAAATGAACTTCTTGATTTTTTAGATGGAAAAACACATATAGATCATCATCTTGTTTTAGCGACAACAAATAATTCTTCTGCTATACCAAACACCTTTCTTAGACCAAGTAGAATAGATTTAATTGTACAAGTTGACTTACCAGACGAAATAACAAGAGAAGAATATTTTAAATATAAAAATGTTCCAGAAGAAGATATGCAAAAACTTGTAAATGGGTCTTCTGGATGTTCTTTAGCAGATTTAAAAGAACTTTATATTTGTGTATATGTTTTAGGTTATGATATTCCGTCTGCTATAAATAAAGTTACGGCACCTAGAGTAAAAACAAATTATTTAACAGATCAAAGACAACAAAATAAATTGGGATTTTAAAATAAACTATATTTAATATGATAAAGTACGCAAAAGGTTATACAAAGTTAGAAGCCTATAATTCTACTGAATTTACTGTGCCATTTTCAAAATTAAAAAATGCTACTATGGCATGGAAAAAAGCTGGTTCTCCACTTGATAAGATTGAATTAAATAACTTTTTTAAAGAATATACTGAAAATCATAAGTTATTAGGAGCTTATATTGTATTACAAACAAGTTCTCCAGATTTAAGAAAAAGTCCTTATACTATTATTACTGAAAAAAATTCGGGACGTAGAACATTTAAAAAAGTTTATTTAATTGTAGAAGCTGAATTTGATATAGATACTAAAAGAGAAAATTTGATAGAAGTAAAAAATCTGGGTGCCGTTTGCGGTGAAGCCTATCAACAAAAAGATGCTTTAATAATATTAAAAAATTTAGTTGCTGACACTAAAAAAGATTATGTTATTGTTGTAGCAAAAAAAGTATCTTCTGGTAATAGATTTGCTGGTTTTGGATTATATACTCCATCTAAAAATGCTAAAGAAGGTACATTTTTGTTTTATGTCCAAGAGTAAAGAAATATAATAAATGATGGAAAACGAATCATTTGAAAAAAGATCTCAAATTATATTTGAAAGAAGTGATACAGACAAAATAAATGTAAATGGAGAATTAATTGGTAAGATAATTGGTTATAGGTTTCATATCTTAATAAGAGATAAAGCACCATTAGATGGAATTTTAAGTAGAGAAGATGTAGAACTGATTTATGAACTTTATTCTTCTGAAGGTGCAAATTTAACTCAAAGAGAAGTTGCAAGATATTTTCCAAAATATACTTTTCAAGAATTTAAAAGAATATTAAGAGCTTTTAATATAACAAAAGCATGTTCTCCAATAGCGCCACATCAATTTGAAGAAAGAGATGTTGAAGATTTAATTACAATTACTTTACAAAATAAAGAAAATAATTATCTTCGTAGAATAGAACATGAGAGAAATAGGTTAATAGAAGCAAAGTTTAAAGAAACTTTAAAGAAATATGATGACCTTAGAAAAGAAGTTGAAGATTTTAAATGTTTTTTATCAGATATAAATATTGAATTTGATTTAAAAATCCCAATAGCACATCCAGATAATCCAACAGACAATACTTTATTAGTATATTTAAGTGATATGCATATAGGAGCTGATGTTTCAAAATATTCTATTTATAGTAATGAATATAATGAAAAGGTTGTTATGCATAGAATGGAACAAGTTATAAATAGAATATATGAATTGGCTATTAAATTTAAATGCAGTAATATAATTGTATGTAATTTAGGAGATTCCCTGGATGGATATAATGCTGAAACAACTCGTGGTGGACATATATTACCACAAAATATGGATAATAAGGATCAATTTAAAAACTTTCTTCAAGTTATGATTGAATTATTTTCTTCTTTATCTACTTGTGGAATATTTCAATCAATTCAATATGTTGTTGTAGATGGCGGAAATCATAAAAATATTATTAAATTTAATAATATTAATTGTGCTCTTGAAAAGAAATTTTCAAGTGAAACAGAGTTAATTGCTGGAAAGCCTGAAATGGTAATCAGCAGCCAAGCTTAAACAGAAATGTTTTTGAAGGTTCAACGACTATCCCTGAAATGGGAGTACACTGTAAGTACAGTGGAAATGCTCTGCCCTTAACATGTAAAGATGAAGGTGAAGATATAGTCTGTTCTTATACGAATAGTAAGTATAAGCTGTAAATAAAATTACGAATATAGAGTAACGACCTATATTGAACACAAAAGGACGGTGACGTGGGATATATTGCCAATAAAGCATTAATTGCAAGTCTGGAAGTTTTAAATCCACAAATTAAATCTATCATATTTGATAAATTTATTGATTTCTTTACTGTAAATAAACATACATTTATTTTATGCCATGGCAAAGATGCTGTTGATATGTTTAAAAATATGCCTTTAACATTGAATGTTAAAACAGAAAATCAAATTAATGAATTTATTGATTATAACCAATTATCTGGAAACATTCATTTTATTAAAGGTGATTTACATCAAAGCGCAACAACATATGGACGTAGATTTAGATACAAATCTGTAGGTTCTTTCTTTGGATCCAGTGCATGGATGCATAAAAATTTCGGTTTAACGCTGCCATCTGTAGATTTTGATATTTTAAAAGATGATACAATATTTGAAACAAAATTAATATTATATCCGTGATTTATGGAAATTTCAATTAATGAATTATTAAAAGGAAAGCCGACTGTTATTAAAAACAAAGAATTTTTATCAACAAAAGAATATGTCGAGCCTTTTATAGATAAAATGTCTGCTTATACAGATAAATTTATAATAACTGTGCAGACACCAGATCAGTTAACATTATCTCAGGGATTAACAGATATTACTTATAATAGAGTCTTAATTCAAGCAGTACTACCAGACAAATATTGTATTGATGAACATGATGAAGTTATTGGATTTTTATATGGTATAGACACTAAATTACCTGTAGCAAAAATTTATAGAGGATACTTAAATAGAGCATGTACAAATTTAACTGTTTTTAATCCAGAATGGATAGATATACAAGAAATAATACCAGAATCTCCTTTGAATTATACAGCTATTAAACGTTTAAAAGAGGCAGATAATGATCTTGCTTTAAGGATAAAACAGTTAAAAGATACCCATTTAGACAGATCAAAAAGAACTGATTATTTGGGAAAATGGGTTGATAAGACTATTAGAGAATCTATTAGTTATGGATTTGGTTATGTAAAATTACCTGTAACAGCACCAATTGATGCTTATAAACAGCTGTTTATAGACAGAGAAAGTCCATATTATGTAGAAGAAACTGTAGATCCAACAATGTATACAGTTTATAATAGTTTTACAAACATTATTAAAGATGATTCAAAAGATCTATTAAATAAATTTGAAAAAACTGTTATAGTAGATAAAATATTAAATTTAGTTTAATTATATACAAGATTTTAATTCAAGGTAAGAAAAAATAAAATATAAAATTTGTAAAATGGTAATAAATCAAGAATATTTATTAAAGCGAAATGCAAGAGATAAAATACAAGTAGTTTATCTTGAATTTGAACAAATTGGCAATGATTTTATAATTAAACGCTATACTGGACAATATGATGGTAAAAAACATAAACAACCAGATATTTATATTAAATCTAATTCAAAAAAATCTATTTTTTATAAAGCAAAATATGAATATAATCAACTATTAAAAAAATATTTAAAAGATGAATATGTAACATTGCAATCTGTTACAAATAAGAAATATAATTTATTAACAAAAGAAGAGATGGAACAACTGGTTCCATCTCTAACAACTAATAAAAATGGTTTCATAAAACCAATGCTTATAAAAGATTTTAATGAATGTTCTGTTAATGTATTAGATAAAAACTTATACTGCAGACCATATATCAATGGAATAAGGTGTATTATATTCTTTTATAATGATGAAATAATTGCTTTAGATGACAATGGTAATAGAGTTACATTTATAAATAACATTCTAAATGAATTATCATCGTTTTTACAATTGCATCAAGATTTAGTATTAGATTGTGAAATTGATACTAGAAAAATAATAAATAATGAACCACAATGTTTGATTTGTGATGTTATTAAGACAGATAAAACTTTTTTAGAAAGGTTAGAGATATTAAATAATTTAAATAATAATTATAAAAGTATTAAAATAGCTCAATATACACAAACAAATAATTATACACAAATAGAAAAATTAACATATAATTATATTATTAATGGTTTCAGTGGTCTAATTGCTGTCAATCCACACAGTTTATATAAACCTGGTAGAAAAAGTAAAAATCTTATATCTTTTACAATGGGATATAATGAAAAATTTATAATTAAAGACATTGTTGAAACTCCATTAGAAAAAGATATGTATCTAATATTGGAAACAAAAGATGGTAGAACTTTTAACATTAATCCTAAAGAAAATTATGATTACTATTTAAATAACAAAAATATTTTAATGGGAAAATATTGTCAACTTAGATTTTTTAGTCGAGATACGGTTGGAATACCTAAACAACCAATTTTACAAACAATTTTTATATAATTATATAATGATTTATTTAAGAGAAACTGATCCAAATAAATTTGTAGGCAGTTATAAAAAAGATAGTATATATACTACTATACAGAAAATAAAAGATTGTTTTGGTGAACCATTTTATTATGAAGATGAAAATTATCCAAATGATCCAATAAAAACAACAATTAGTATTATGTTATATAATCCAGATAATCATAATATTATAAGTCTGTGGGATTACAAAGTATGGGATCATGATAACGATGAAATAGATTTTGATCAAGAAATTGAATTTTCTGTTTATTATGATGATATTGAAGATTTTAAAAGAATAAAAAATCTACTTAAAGAAAATTGATATAATGCTTAAAAATAATTTAATAGGTATTTCTGGAAAAATGCAATCTGGAAAAGATACAGTAGCAACTCTAATAAAAAATTATATTGATCGAGAATCTCCATATATAATTAAAAAGTTTGCAGACAAACTGAAAGATATTACATGTATCCTTATAGGATGTAATAGAGAACAACTTGAAGATTCATCATTTAAAGAATCACCTTTAGGAGAAGAATGGAATAAATATAAAGTAGGACAAATTATATATAATAATAAAGAGGAATTATTAAATTCTGGATATACATTAAATGATGCTGAAATAATTCATTTAACTCCTAGAAAATTATTACAATTACTTGGAACTGATTGTGGTAGAAAAATTATACATCCAGATATTTGGGTAAATGCTACTTTTTGTAATTATACTCCTTCACAAAAATGGATCTTATCTGATGTTAGATTTCCAAATGAAGTAAAAGCTATAAAAGATAGAGGCGGGATAGTTATAAAAGTTATTCGAAATGATTTAAGTGATTTTTATATAATAGAACAAGCTGTAAAACAAGCACATAAAGAACTATGTATAAGACATTCTATTGATGAAAACAACGATTCTTTGCTTTGGGATGGAGACTGTTATAAAGAAAATTATCAAAAAGAATTTGATGAACTATATGATATATATATTGATTTATATAAACCGCATGAATCTGAAACTGCTTTAGATAGTTATACTGATTGGGATTATGTAATATATAATAATGGATCTTTAGAAGATTTAAATGAAAAAATAAGAAAAATAATATTATAAAAAGATGGGACTAGCTGTATATTTAAAAACAAATGAAACTGTACAACATTTAAGTACAAATATATTTGTAAGAGAGGATGGTGCTAATATAGAATTGTCTATGAAAGAAGCCATTAAAAGATTTCCAGGCAATTCAATACATCAATATATAAAAGAAGACAATATAGCATTTTCTGCAAATGTAACTCATAATCTTAATAAAATGGCAGATGCAGTAGGACTATATGAATATCTTTGGAGGCCAGATGAACATGGTATTACTAAAGCTAGACAGTTAATAGATCCATTACGAGAGGGATTACATAAATTAAAATTATATCCTGAAGAATATAAAAAATATAATCCTAAAAATGGATGGGGAAGTTATGATATATTTATAAAATTTGTACAAGATTATTTAGATGCTTGTTATAAATATCCAGATGCAGATATAGTAGTTGATAGATAAATTAAAAATATAAAAATTATTGTTATGTACAAAGATAGAATAATATATGAAGGATGGAGAGTTTCTGATTTTATAGCAAATTTAGAACCAACTTTAGATCTTATAATGAGTGGAAGAAGTTATATAAAATGTGAACGTTCAAAAGAATGGATTAAGAAATGGTGTATGGATAATCAACCAGGCTATAAAAAATATATTCCTGAAGTAGTGAATTATTTTGTAAACAAATATGTTAAAAAATAAATATTATAAAACAAAATTTAATAAACAAATTGTTTTTTATTATTGCAATTATAATAATATCTTTACTTATTATCTCTGTATGGACAGAAAATGGTTAATTTGCATTAACAGCTTTAGTATTGTTGCTTCCATTAACAATTATTACGATGTCATTTCCAAATGAATATTTATTTAATTTTTTTAATAAAAATATAAATGAAGATTTAATACAATTAAATGATAAAGTGTATGTAGAATTAACAGATTTTGGAGCAGAAATTGCAAATAAGTTTATGAATCAACTTCCTATAAAACATGAAAAATATATAGCAGGAAAAGTTTATGAATTTTTATTTTGGGAACTACTTAAAATTTTTGGTGATCAAGTACAGACATACCATTTAAGAATTTAAAGAAGCATTAATCTTAAATTATAAATTATGTTAAATGAACAAGATAGTGAACATTATATTGAAGTGGTTTATTGGGAAGATGAATCTGAAATTAATGGAAGTATTGATAGTATTCCTAGATTTGAAATAATATCAATTAAACAATTATGTTATTATATTTATAAGTTATTAAATACAAATTCAAATATATATTTAGAAATATATGAAAAAAACTTTATTTTTAAATTCTAATTTATTAGATAAATTGGTTTCATGTAATACTTATAATACAATATTAGACCCAGATAATATTAGTATTGAAGAAAATTTGGATTACTTCTGTACTTCTAATGAAAATTCTTTATATACATTTAACTTTGATAAATATAAAGAAAAAATATTAGAAACTATTTCTGAAATATTACCAAAAAAGATAGAACTTTCAGGAATAGAAATTGAGCTTTCATTAGGTAATATATATTCTCCAAATGAATATAATTTTAATAAAGACAATGTTGAAATAATCGTTACATTAGATGTAGACAAGTTATATGATATTGTTAAAGATGATGAAGCATTTGATAGTTTTTTAAATAAAGAATATAGTTCTTATGATGGTTTTATGTCTTTTAATCCAAATTCTTTAAAAGATTGGAATAATGAAAATGATGATGACAGAAAAGCTTCAACTGCAATCAATTATTTATTACAAAAAAATAATTTTCATAAAATTGATGAATATGAAATTTATAATTTTATGGAATATGATATAACTGATTTTATCGTAAAAACAGATTTATAAAAAACATTAATTTTATGAACAATAATATTTTAAGAGATGCAACTTTAATAGATTCACAAAAAGATGTTGATAATATAGAAGATATTTTAAGTTATCAAAATATAAAACAGAAATCATTTATATTATCAGATTATATAAACTATTGTAGAAATAAACAAAAAGATGTTGGGGAAATAATTATATGTGCAGAACATATGTGTGTTAAAAAATTTAAGAAAAAAACCAAACAGCAGGCTTTTTGTTGCACTAAACATAGAAAAATATTTTGGTCAAAATTAAATATGTTGTAAAAATTTTAATAGTTTTGTTTATAAAATTTAATTGTAGAAATTATATAAAAAATTTTTAATATCTTTGTATTAACAGTACTTGTGGAGCATACCATTAGAACTGCCTTCAAGTCATTTTTAAACATATTATAAGTATATTGTAAGCTCATGGCGCCAAGCATAGACTGGTAGATGCTATTAGTGATCAAGGTTCATCTCCTTGGGGGTCAAAATTTTAAGAGTAATAGCAATATATTTAACTATTATATGTTTTATTCTAAATAATTAAAGATGTGACTTATAAAACAACGTTGAGCGTATGTGCTGTGCAGCCTTGCACGTACTTTCAACATATAAAACAGTTTATTGGCTGCATAGCATATACGCATTGTTGTGCGTAGTGCTTTAATAATCAAAAAATGGAATATAAAGGTAAAGTTTATGCAAAAATTAACGGCAAATACATTGAATGTACAGAAACCGTGCAACAATTAGAAGATAAAATATCCAAACTTGAAAGTGCGTTGGATAAAATTGCTAATGGCACACAACCATACAATGAAAGAGAGGCTTTTATATTTGTTGATATTGCGAGACAAATAGCGAGCGATGCTATTTCTTAGTATTACGCACAACGGCTACTTGTAAGAATAGTAGCCGTGAAAAACGCAGGAAAGTTTGATTGAAACACAATAGTTTAATAACCGATGATAGCTCTAAAAAGACCACATAACAGGCTATTATTTTTACAAATTGTTATGTGGCGTTATTATTATGGGAACTTATGCAATATGGTATAGACCCGTGTGGGGGCAAATGACAAGGTATGTTGAGTATGTAAAAGCAAACAATGCCAGACAGGCAGAAATAAAATTCTATGCTACAAGTGCGGGGGACAATTGCCAAAGCATTATATTAATAGAGAGGTGTTAATGCCACATAACAATTATATTGGTATTATATATCTTCCTATGATAACTTAACAGAAGAATTTATTGAAAAATATCAAGATAGAATATATTGGCCATCTATTGCAAAATATCAAGTTTTATCAGAAGACTTTATTAGAAAATATAAAGACAGATTAGACTGGATTTATATTTCTACTTTTCAGATCTTATCTGAGTCATTTATAAGAGAGTTTAAAGATTATGTAGATTGGATATGTATTAGTGAAAATCAAAAGTTTTCTGAAGAATTTATATGTGAATTTAAAGATAAAGTATATTGGAAGGCTATATATAGTTTCGGATTACCTGCAAGCACTAAAGAAGAAATAGAATAATAAAAATTTAATACTTAAAGTAAAAATAGATTATAAAGATGTAGGAAGAGTGAATTATAATAATGGGGACATAAGATGTTTTAAATTTACTATTTTAGAATAATTAATAAATTAAAATGAAAAAGATTAGAAAAAACATTTTTGAAACTAATAGTAGTAGTACTCATTCTGTTGTTATAAAAGAAGGAGAGTTTAAAAATTTTCCAAAAAATATTAATTCTTTAAATATAACTACAGATGATTATGGATGGGAAAAGCATACTTATACTGATTTTACAGATAAAGCTTCCTATGCTTTAACTTATGCAATTAATTATGGTACTAAAAAAGATTTGAAAATGCTTGATAAAATATTAAAAGAGCAGTTGAATATTAAAGATATAAAATATGATGGCCTTACATTAAAACAAGCATTGAACTATGTTGGAAAAGATTCTAGAAAATTTGGATATATAGATCATCAGAGTGTAGAAGAAGCAAGTAAAATATTTAAAGATGAAAATAATTTAAAAAGTTTCTTATTTTCAAAAGATTCATAAAATTCGGCTCAAGGAAACCCCGAAGTCTTTAGCTTCTGGGAGGAATTGAGCCACTATTCCTTCTTTTGTTGAATTTAACATAATTATTTCTTTCAAATATTTGAATATCTCAAAACTATTTTGTATCTTTGTGGTATGAAATTGACCTTGCAGATTAAGCTGCTTCCAACTGTCGAACAAGCCGTGATGCTGAAAAATACGTTCAGCGTTTTTAACGAGGCTTGCAACACTATCTCGCAGATAGCGTGGGAACGCCATGCGTTCAAGCAGTTCAGTCTGCACAAGGAAGTGTATTATCCCATCAAGGAAACATATCATCTCTCTTCCCAGCTTGTCGTGCGTGCAATCAGTAAAGTTGCCGATGCGTACAAGCTCGACAGGAAGAAGCAGAGGCACTTTAGGGAGTTCGGGGCTATCACCTACGACAGCCGTGTGCTTTCCTACAGCATGTCCAAGTCCGTCTGTTCCATCTCGCTTGTCGGAAGCCGTGAGAAGATAGCATATACCTGCTACCGTCCGCAGCTCATGCAGTATGCAAAAGGGGAAGCCGACCTCGTTCTTATCAAAGGAAAGTTCTACCTCTACCAAACGATAGATATTCCCGATGAGCATGAGGAGAACGCAGAGGACTTTATCGGTGTCGATATGGGCATTACGGACATTGTATCCGTCTCTGACGGCACTAACATTTCCTCTGATGAGGTCAAGAACATACGAAACAGATACAACAAAGTGAGAGCTTCTGTCCAGTCTAAAGGCACTCGCAACTGTCATAAGTTGCTGAAACGGTTGAAAGGACGTGAGAGAAGATTCGCCACCATTGTGAACCACCGCATCAGCAAGCAACTCGTAGCAAAGGCAAAGGAAGAGAACAAGGGTATCGCCATTGAGGACTTGAAGAACATCCGATGGGGCATGAACTCCAAGAAACGCAGCAGGACGTTCCGCAGGAGGAGTAACTCGTGGAACTTCTACCAGCTCCGTTCCTTTATTGAATACAAGTGCAAGGTGGCTGGCATCAAGATTGTCGCCATTCCGCCTGCCTACACATCGCAGACCTGTCATGAGTGCGGACACATAGGTATTCGCAACGGCAAGCACTTTCACTGCACGCACTGTGGCAATGTAGCAGACGCAGACGTAAACGCTGCTCTGAACATCGCCACATGGGGGTATGTAAACACCCATGAAAGATGGGATTTGTTGTCGTGTCCTATACATGATGATTTTTCTACGTCTAAAGCCCACAAGTCTTTAGCTTGTGGGTAGTTTACATTTTAAAACTGATAATGATAATATGTAAACGAAAAAAATTAGAATTGGATTATTTGAAACTAATAGCAGCAGTACGCATTCTATTATTATATGTACTGATGAAGAATTAGATAAATGGAAAAAGGGAGAGATTTTACGTGGATATTATGAAGGCTTTGTACCTTATTCTGAGGATTTGGATAAAGATGAATATTTTACATATGATGAATATATAAAATATAGAGAAGAAGAAGTTTATGAAAATAAATATATTACTAAAAATGGAGAAGTTTTACATATAATTTGTAAATATGGATATGATGGATAATATATTATATAAATATAATAATGGTAATACTACAGTTACTATTTATGATGATGGCACAAAGATAAGGGAGTATGAAGATACTCCCTGTGTCATTTTTCCAGAATCAATAGATTTAAAAATAACTAATTCATGTAATATGAATTGTGCTTTTTGTCATGAATCATCTACTAAAGATGGGGCACATGCAAATATTGATAAACTTAAACAAACATTAAATGATCTTCCCGCTGGAATTGAAATAGCTATAGGCGGTGGAAATATATTTGAATATCCAGATTTAATAGAATTTTTAACTTGGTGTAAATATAAAGGATTTATTTGTAACATTACAATTAATCAAAAACATTTAAAGAAAAATCTTTCACAATTAAAATATTTAATTGAAGAAGATCTAGTTAAAGGAATAGGTGTATCTATTAATGGTAATGATTTCAATTCATTAAAAGAATTAAAATCTAAGAGCAAACATGTTGTTTATCATTTAATTGCAGGGATTCATAAACCAGATATTTTGGATAAATTAAATAAATTAGGTAATTGTAAAGTATTAATACTTGGCTATAAACAATTTGGAAGAGGTATAAACTATTATTCTGATGAAGTAATAAAAAATATAAATGAATGGAAAATAAAATTACCAGCATATTTTGGAAAATTTCTAATTGCTTTTGATAATTTAGCTTTAAAGCAATTAGATGTAAAATCTATGCTTCCAGAAAAAGTTTGGGATAGTTGTTTTATGGGAGAAGATTTTACTTTTACAATGTATGTAGATGGCGTAAAAGAACAATATGCGCCTACAAGTAGTAGTAGCAATAGAACATCTTTTAGTGAAATGACTCTATTAGATTATTTCGTAAAACATAAAAATAAAATATCATTTTAAAATAAGATAGGCATAAGAATTTTAAATAATTCAATAAATAATAATTAATTTATGACAAAAGTCTTTGAATATAAAGGATTAAGATTTATAGAAGTTGCTCCAAATATCTTTCATAGTGTCGATTTTGGAGATAAACTTATTTATGAATATAAAGAGAATAAATATTATTTAATTAAAGATGAAAGAATAAGCGAAGTAATATCTTTGGAAGAATGTAATGGGAATCCTAATAGTATCTTTAATAATGATTATTGGTGGAAATAACTTACATAATAGAGCAAATAATAATATAACAATTATATTTTTTAAATAATAATGAGCAAAATAAATGCAAAAATAGTAGCAGATTCTTTAAGCATTCATGGAGACAGACTGACTACACTTCTTATTACTTTTCCAAGATTCATATTAGCAGAGGTGAACACTCATAGAATGTTAAGTAAAAACACATCCTCTTCAAGGGCAATTCCATTTGAAAAAATGATACAATCTGTAGAGAAAGATCCTTTTATTCCAATTGCTTGGCAAAAAGACCATAAAGGAATGCAGGGAACTGCATATTATGATGAAAATGAAAGTAATATATGTAAAGAAAAATGGTTAAAAACCAGAGATTTAACAATAGGACAGGCTAAATTTTTACATGATATAGGAATTACAAAACAAATTTGTAATAGACTTCTTGAGCCTTATATGTGGACTACTATGCTAATAACAGGTAGTGGAGAAGGATGGAAAAATTTTTTTAAATTAAGATGTCCACAGTATTATATAACAGACAATCAAAAAGAACCTTATGCTAAAAGCTGGAAAGAATTACTATTATATCATAGTGATGATAAATACACACAGATTATTAAAAATAATCAAGAAAATACATTATTTAAATTAAAACATAATAATGGAAAAGCAGAAATTCATATGATGACTTTAGCAGAGAGTATATATGATTCTATGGTAAATAGTACTCCAAAGCAATTAAAACCAGGAGAATGGCATATTCCATTTTATGAACAGATGAATGAAACTAAATTATTTATACTTGCTGATCAAATAAATAAAAAAGAGCAGACAGATTTATGTTCAGATCCTATTTTAAATAAAGAATTTACAGCAATTAAAGTTTCTATCGCAATGGCTGCGAGGACTTCTTATACTTTGATAGGAGATGAAAAAGAATTAGATTATGAGAAGTTAAATTCTTTATATGAAAAATTATTGAATCAATATCCTCCACACTCTTCTCCATTTGAACACTGTTGTCAATGTTTAACAGAAGAAGAATATAATTCTAGTTTTAAAACAGTTGGATTTAAATATGGAAAAGCAATTACTGAAAAAGGATGGGTAAATAATTATCATGGGTTCAAATCTTATAGAAGTATTATAGAAAATTATTAGAAATTATAATAAAAATTTAAATTATAAAATAACATGACTAAAGAAGAATTTGTAAAATTTATAAATAATTTTAAAAAATTTCATGAATATGTAAATAATTATGAAATGTTTGGAATTGATTTAAATCATGAAAAAAATCCTATCTATTCTACAGTTTGTGAAATGTTTGAATTAATAATTAATTCTGAATATACTTCTATTGGCGTTGACATACTATATTGGTATGTATATGGAACAAAATTTGGTGAAAAGATTTATCCTACATATATTAAAGAAAGTCACAATAAGATAACTGTAGAAGATATTTATGATGAACTAGAACAATATAGGAAATAAAATGTCAAAAGCGAAATTTAAATTTCGACACAATCGCTGGGAAATGATTTGTTCAAAATGCAGTAAATTTATTAAAGATGAGAATTTCTTTACAGATGATGAATGGTTGGCTGTTCACGGTGAAATAAAATTACCAGCACAATACTGTGATGAATGTTTGGAAAAAATGGAGAAAGATGATTAAATTATAATTTTTCATCTAATTAATAATTAAATAGACAAATTGAAATAGTTTTTATATAAGTTTTTACATCACCAAGGGATATGCATTATATTGTGCATATCCCTATTTTTTTTGCTATCGCTTTTTATTTAAAAATAAAGTTATTAACTTTGCAAGTTAGTTTAAATTATAATAATATTAATTATTAACAATTCTATGTTAGAAGCAGAATATAAATACAATTTAGAAAAATTGTATGATCCAGAATATATTAGTGATTATTACGCTAATAATAATGTACAAAGTAAAAGTTCTTTATTAAGAGAATATTTAGCAAATTCTAAAAAATCTGATGTTCCAATATCAGAACGAATTAAAAGTTTTATAACCTTTAAGGAAAAATCTAAACCAATAACAATCAGTAATAAAGTAAAAGAAGCTATGGATTTTTTTATACAGAAAGGACTTACTAAGGAACAGGCAGCTGGAATATTGGGTAATCTTCAGGTAGAATCGAATTTAAATACTACAGCATGGGGTGATAATAATACATCTTATGGTATAGCGCAATGAAATAAAGACAGGTTGGATGGTTTACATGCATTTTCAAAAATTAGAAATAAACCTACACACGATTTTCAAACACAACTTGAATATATTTGGCACGAATTAAATACTACAGAAAGAGCAGCACTTGATGAATTACTTAAGACTAATAATCCAGTAGATGCTGCTCGTGTATTTGCTAAAAAATTTGAAAGAATGAAAGAGTATAATCCAAAACGTGAAATATACGCTAAAATGTTTAACGCCTAGCCATAGGATTTGGTACTAATTCCATAAAGTTCAAATTTGATCTAATAAAACTTTCAACTGATCCGTTTCCAGAAAAAACATCCTTAACAGAATCTATAGTATCTGATAAAGTACTTATAAATACTGGAGTTGTTTGTATATCTCCTAATAGAGAAAATGGATTAAATTCCTTTGTCGATCTCATTAAGATTTTACAAGCCATTCTTTCGTATTGATCCATCTGACTATAGTTTGTTTTTCCAGTAATTAAATCTTTATTTTTAAATATTAAAATACCAAGTAATATATTAATTAACATTATAATTAAATCATGTAACATTAATTTCGCATTATTAAGTCTATGTGGTTCTATTTCTTTTAATGATTTTCCAGTAGCAAGCTCCCTTATTGTTATACCAAAAGAATACATTAATCCTTCAAAAGGATCTCCAACTCATTCTCAATCTGGTGAATAAGCATCTCCAGGTTTTAATTCTGTTTCTGGTATTTCAAGTCTATATTCTTGTCCATTTTCATCTGTTTCATACTTTACATAATATAGTACTTTTTTACCATTTACCATTTTAAACTTCTGTTGCATATGGCCTCTTTTTGTTTTTGTAGGTTTACCAAAATAATATCTTATCTTGGCTGGCCAGAAAGTCATAAATTGACCAAAAAATATACCAAGTGGTAAATGCTTTATAAGAGGACTTCTATCATAGTCATAATATCCATACGCCAATTCTGTAAAAGTTTTTATACTTTCTCTTTCAAGATTCATATATGGTTCTGAAATTAGATCTTCTTCTTTATATGTTTTATCGTTTTTAAAAATAGCTTGTTTATTAAAATAATCAATATAAGTTTTGTATAATGCTCTTTGTGTATTATATTTTTTATCAGTTGGATGATCTTTCATTCCATATTTTTTTCTCATTTGAAAATAATATGAAAATCTTTCATCCTTTGTTACATCATAAACTAAATTACCATCTTTATCTAAAGAATATGCTTGGTAAACACCATCTTTTATTAATTTTGAAAGAAATAATGCTAATCTATTGATATAGTCTGGAGCTGTATTACTCCAATACATAAAATCACTAATGAAATTTAATCCTCTTCTATCTATCTTTGTTTTATCAACTATCTGATTCATATCTCTATTTGCAATTCTAAAATAATTATTTAACTCATTAACTAAAGCATAATCCTTTTTTGATAATAATAATTTATAGGCCTGTGTTAAATATCTTCCAGAAAAACTATCATCACCATATACTTTTGATCAGGCATAAGAAGTATTCTTTATAGTACCAACTACTAATTCTTTAATTGCCATGGCTGGTCTTATAGCTAAAACCATAAAACTTACTCCTTTTTGCAATAGCCTTATATAGCTAAATAAATCTTCATATTCTTTTCCTTTTATTGGAGACACATTATATATTGATACTTTAATCTGTTCCATTGTAGTGTTTAATAATTTTTCAACTTCTTCAATATGACCAGTTTGATACCCATAAAATCGCAAATTTTGCATTGCTGCATTAATATATGGAAGTACTTCATTAAAATATTTTTCTTTAATAGATTCAAATATATATTTTAATAAAATAGTATCTAAGTTAATTTCTCAATGTCCAACACTATATCTTGTTAATAGATAATCCCTAAATTCTTTATCTTCCTGACTTTTGAATCTATTGTAAATTTTCTTTAGGCCATTTATAGCATTCATTGAACCAATATATTGTAATTCTTTTTCTGCTTCTTCAGGAGTTTCTTGTTTTATATCCAATATATTTAATGCATTTTCTTTAATATTTCCAACCATTTTTCTAAATCCATCTGTAGTCAAAGTTTTTAATTCACTTAAATTCATTCTTGGAATAAGAGGAATTTTTAATAAATTTTCAATTTCTCCAGAAGCAAGCATTTGTTTTAGTTCTTCTGATTTTTCAAACTTTTCAAATGTATCTAATTCTTGATTTGAGCCATCTCTATATAAATAAAACAGATGTATATATTGTTTTAAATATTTTCTTTGTTCTGGAGTTAAAGCTGTTTCTTTTGATCATGGATTTTTTAACTTAAATTCTGAATCCAATTTATTACCGTCATGTTCATAAAATGGACTGTAGAATCTATCTGCATCACCAATAAACGTTTTTTCAAGCCAGGGTCTTCCCATTTCTTTATACATTGCATTTGTTAAATTAATAACTTTATTTTTTTCTTTTAAATAAATACTACTAATTTTATCCTGAGTAAGATTTCTAACATCGTATATTTGGTTCAAATATTCTGATTGAACAGCATCAGTTGTTGCAAGTTTCATTCCCTGGAACATTCCAACTGTAGGAATTTTTATATTTGTATCTTTTACTTCTCCAAATAATCAGCTTTTTAACATGTGTGTAAAATCACCTTTTGTCATACCATACTCATTTACGCCAGTTTCAAACTCTCCATTGATTCCTATAAAATGAGATATTCCTCCACTTACTAATGCATATAGATAAACAATAGGATCGCTAAAATCAGTAATTTTAGTTGGATCTATTTTATTCAAATGGCCATATGTTTCTAAAAGTTTATCACTTAGTTGAGTTAATAATTTTATTTTTTCATTATTTGTTGATGGATTGTCAAATTGCTCCATACTAAAATAAGCATTTAATGCATCATTATTTATAGTTCTTAATGCATCTAATATTTCTTGATATAATATTTCCATATAATCTGCTACTTTAATTTTTTTATTAGCAAAATTATTTTCTATATTTATATCATCCTTTATTTCTTTTAGAAGCAAATCGAAATTATAAAAGGCATTTTCCAAATTATTAGATCAGTCTGGTGTTCCAGAGGAAATATCCAATACTTTTATATTTCCAAGTTTATATCCATATAACACATCTGGCATAGCATTTAATACAGTCAAAGTTTTTAAAATTTCTATATGTGAACTTGTAGCGTTTCATATTTTTGGATCTCTATTTAAATCTGAATCTCTATAAAATTTACCAAGTACTTTAGTTCCAAGACCAAGATTGTTAATTTGTCTTAAATTATTAATTGTTAATGTTACAACTTCTACCTGTAATGTCTTATTATTGCGAAAAACAAGTGTGCCATTTGCTAATAAAGCAGGTCTATTTGTAATTAATTCTCAATCTCCACTTAAGTATTTTTGAAAAGTAGTATTTAGACCATCATAAATAAGTCCTTTTATATTTAATTTTCCAGTTTTTTTTCCTTTATTTATTTCTTTAATTATATCCTGTACAGCTGTATCTTTTGTAGCATTTAATAATTCTACGTATTCGGCAACTCTTTTTCTAAATCTTTCTACGCCTTCTTCGGTGTTGGGCTCTTCAATATATTCACCAGTTAATCTATTCAAAAGTTTAATTGTTTGTCTTCCTTCGGCCCTATGTTTAGCTTTTGTTATTAAAAATTCTATATCTTCTATTTTACGTTTTGTCCTGAAATTATAAGTAGGAAACATTGCAGATAATGTTTTTTGTATATTACTTATTATTACAGTACTTTCTTCTGGGTTATCTTTAACTTTTACAGGAATTAATTTTCTAAGCGTTTGTGTGACAATTCCATTTTCATCAAGGCCAGATGGTTTATATGCATAAGAAGAACTTCTTTCATTTACCTCTCCAATATAAAATTTATCTGCCATTATCAATCCATCTCTATTTACTGGAAAAATTGCTGGTAATATGTATAATGATATAAGTTGTGGATTAATTTCTGGTGGCAGCAAATCCTCTAGTAATCTCCTTGATATACCAAGTTTATAGTCAGTTCTTAGAATTTTTGCTGAGTCTCAATCTGTAATATTATTTCTAGAAACTCTTACATCATAAATGCTGGGAATTCCATCACTGTTTATAGATAAGTAAGAGATTGGAGATGATATTCCTGTTGCATTTTCTATAGGTAATTGTCTATTTAACCAAACATCTGCTTCAAATTTTTCAGTAGAATTTAAAACAGTTTGTTTATATCATTTTTGTATCTGTTCTTTTATATTTTGTGATATATTTACTTTTTCTTTTTCTGTAAAACTAAAGTCATGTTTTATTAATTTATTATAATTCTCTACAGTTTTTATAATTTTTTCTATAGAATTATCAATAGAAAATTTAGGATTCTTTTTTATATAATTTTGTAAAATATCATTAACTATTATTTGTAAAGACACCATTATATTTGAAGTCTTTAATTCCAGGTCTACTTCTTCTGTTGCCCTTCTAAGCGCTTCTTCTGGATCAGACTCATTTAAATCCTTATATTTTGTATTAAGTAAATCATTTATAGCTTCTTTCTTATAGTTTTCATCATTAAAAACAGGAGCAAGTAATTTTGGATTTTCACCATCTATTATATGTTCCATTTTTAAAAATTGACTATCAATAATAAAGTTCTTACTATATGGTACATTATTTTTCTTAATTTCTTCTCATACTCTATCCTGTATAGAATTTTCTTTAATATCAAATTTCAAGACAGTATGTTTTTTATTTTCCAATCATTCTTTAAACTGTTTAATATCTTCTTCTGATCCCAATATATATTTATTAAATGGTGTATATGAAATACCTTCATTAATATCATGTTCTTTTGGATCTAAATTAGGAAATTTGCTGTCTATAAAATCAATATATTGTTCAAGTGTTCCAATACCTTTTATTTTTTCATCGTATATAGGTAATATATAATCATTTATAACATTTCCAGGTATTGAATGTATATAATGAGCCTTTATAAAATCAGAAAGTTCTTTATCAGATTCATAAGTAAATTCATTATTTCCATCTTTTAAAAAATATTTGCATTTATCCATATTAGTAATTACATTTTTGTTCTAATTTTTTTTCATCTATTAGTTTTTGTATAATGTCTGCTACAGTAAACATTTCATAAGAACTATTAAAATCTATTAATGATTCTTCTCCATCAATCAATTTTGAACCAAAATTGGTTAATACATCATAAATAGAAGTTTTCATTAATCCATTTACATCTTCTCAGTCCAGGTTCTCTTCAAGGTTTAACATATCAGAAATTGTATCTTTAATTGTAGTGTTAAAACCGTCATCTGAAAATACTCCATCACTTTTAATATTTTTATTAAAAGTTAATGTAAATAATTTAATAAAGCTTTCTTCTAAAGCTTCGGCATTAATCATATTGCCAGCAACTTCTTTGAATATTGGATGATATTGTACAGAATTAATGATTCTATAATACATATCAGAATTTCTAGCTTTCATTGTAGCCAAAATAACATGGAGTAGTTCATGGAGAGGGTCTGTTATTCTAGCTTTATCAAGATTAATGTATATTTCATCAAAAGTAGTAAAAGAAGATGCTTGATATACCTTTGGATTATTAAATCTTTCAAGATCGCTATTCTTTATTAAGTTTATTTTTATATTAAATTTTTCAGATAAATAATTACTAAAGTTTACAAGAAACTCATAACTACTAGATTTAACATTTATTTTAGTTTCTTCTTTTTCAATATTATTTTTATATTTAGATATAAATTCATAAGTATTTATTGCCCATTTTGGAGTAAAAATTCCTTTAATATTTAAATCTGTATATTCATCTAATATAACAGTTTCTCCTTTTACATATCTAAATTCACCATTTCCATTTGGTATTTTAGTATACGAATATTTTGTTGCCACTAAAGCATTTTTTAAAATTTTTTCTACAACTAGAACATTCTTACCTAAAGAAATAAAACTTCCAGGAATTATTTTATATAGTTCATTTGAGCGCAACATTTTAATAAAATTCTCTTTAGACATTTCAACAAAATTAGTATTTAAAGAATCTTTTTTATAATAATTATTTGTTGCTATAGCATATAATTTGTCTGGTATATTTTCTCATTTATATCTATCCTGCATTAATTTTTTATATTCCTGTGTAATATCTTTATATCCTTTTTCTGCTATATTAGATTCAATTGGATTAACGTTTGCTGGTAAAATAAATATGAAATTATTTGGATTTTTATATACTTTTACTTCTACATAAGATTTACTTTGTACTTGTGGTTCTCTAAATACTTCTATTCTTGATTTTTGAATGCTTAAATTAGCAAAAGACTCATTAAGTCTTTTTGTAAATAGAATATAATTATGTAATGAATTTCTATCTATATTAAAATATCTAAATGTGTTATCACTCATTTTTACAACTGTCTTTATGTAAAAATGTTTTATACCATTTATCAAATTATATCCAGAACCAATAACTTTATATAGCAATTTAGTTTCTGGATTATACAATATGTCATCAGACAATATTGTAGAATAGTTATTTAAGTCTGATACATTAAATGTTAAATTATTTAACCTATCATAATCTTTTTCTAAAATAGATTGTACAGACTTATTATTTTTTAGAATATTGTTTATATAATAAGATATATTAATTAAATCATCATTGTTTATAATATTCTGGTTTGTATTTCTTGGTATTTCTGTTCCAACAATATTATATTGACTGGTAACTCCAAGCTTGTAACCTTCGTCGTCTTTATATATATATAAGAATTTATTTGTAACAAACTCATTTCCAATAATTAATCCTATGAATTTAGAATTTCCTATTGATATAAGTGCACGTTCTCCAATTGTTGGAGTCTTATAATTCATATCTATATTTTCTTCTAATAATTCTAAATTTGGTACTGGTAACTTTATATTCTTGATTTCATCTATTCTTAAGGATTTATTATTATCTAATACAATTATAGAACCTCTAATTTCTTTAATTTTATAATCTTTATGATCCAAAGTTACAAGAATATTATTATTTTTTAACAAATTCAATATATGTTTATATGAAACAGATTTGAAGTGTTTATGTAATGAAATTGGTATTTTTTCAGATTTAGTATATGAATAATTATTATATATTTCATCTGTATATACCATAGCTTCTACTGAATTACTATTTGTATTAATAGATAATTTATTGTCTATAGTATAAATATATTCTGAAGCAATTCTATTACGTAAAAATAAATTTCCTGTTTGTGTATTTTGTCCCAATGTTCTTATAATATATTTTCCATCAGAATCAATATAACTATCATAGAATAATTCGTATCAATCAGTTGCATTTGGATTTGAAATTTTATCAGGATTTGGTATTAATACAAGATCTCCCTGCTTTAAATCAAGTATATTTATTCTTGATTTTGGTAAATGTTTTGAAAGACGTTCTTCATTATCTATATATTTAAATTTATTTCAAGTATCGTGTAAAGACAGCCTTTCAGTATTAATACTTCTATCCTCATTTATTGATTTAACTACACTGCGATAATAAGCAGTATAGATTATTTTTTTTAAATCATTGGTTTTTTCTTCATCCTTTGTTTTAATAATTGATTCCAAATACTTATCGGCCATTAATTTATCTTCCTCTTTTTCTGAATTTACAAGCTCTCTAAAATTTATTTCTCCGAAAGCATTATATAACGCCAATTCAACCAATGCAATGATATTGTTATCTGTACTGTTCATATAATTTAAATTGAAAAATATATGACCTTTATAGAATGAAGTTGGGACGTTCTCTTCTCCAAAACCAGCAATAACATTATTTGTTTTTCAATCAACACCGATATTTAAAAGTCGTAATAATCCAGATTCTCTTGGAGATAATTGTTTTACAAGTTCACCTGGACTATATACTCCTACAGTGTTTTCATTTATATCATTTAAATTTAAGTCTTGTATATTATCAAAATCTAATAACTTATTTTTTAATTCATTATAAGCAGCTAAATTAGAACTGTCTATATTTTTTTTCAATTCAAAAATTAAATCTTCTAAAGAGTTAATTTCATTCTGTGTAGAAAACAATTCTACTTGCTTTCCTTCTAGATTAACCGTATACTTGCAATCCATTATTTACATTCTTTACTAATTACTAATTTTTTATTTTTAATTTGCTGAACAATTTCATCAGCTAAATTTTGTGATTGTTTATTAACTGTTATTTCATGTGAAACTTCATAAGGAAAAGTATAATATCTATTCATTTGTAATGTTTCATTTTCAGTTACATTTAATTTTTTTGGTTTATTTTTATCATAAATATCAACATCACCAAAAACATATAATAGAAATCCTTTTAAATTATTATTATTTTCAGATAAATCTTTTACTAAAATATCAACATCTTCGTGTGTTATAGAAGATTCAAAATTAAGAAATTTTCTTGAAATAGAATTTGGATCATCAGCATCTTTATAAAATAATTCTGTAGCTCTATTTCCACCAAATCTTCCTTCATTTATAATTAAATTATATGCAGTTAATAAATCTATTAACTTAATTCCAGCATTTAATTTAGAATCACCATCTTGTACAGTATTTATATTTAAAATATAATCTGTATTTATATATTCTCCAGAAGCTGGATCTCATTCTTTAGAAAATCCCCTACCAATCATCTCACTTATACCTGCCTCGAGATCTTCCAATTCATCATAATTAGATTCATCTAAATAATAAGATATTTTTTTATTTAAGTTATAATTTAAATATGATGTCTTTACAAATCTCTTTAAAAATCCATTATTAGCGTGTTTTTTCTTTTCAAAAGGTATTATATATTCTTCCATTATATATTTAAATTTTGCTAATTCATATGGACTATTTAAAGAAAAATACCTTATTGGAGAATTTTCTAAATCTTTTTTAGTAAAAGTATCTACAGAAATTTCATCTTGACTGTCTTTTAATATTCTAATATTATCTATACCCAAATAATTCATTAATGCTATCAAATCAAATTTATAATCCAGAGTATTAAAAAATTTATAAATAACTCAATTATCATAATAATCGTTTATTTTATTCAGTATTCCTGAACTGTATGTAACTGGATTATTCTGCACTCCATTAAGTATTATATGTTTGGTTATTTTATAATATAATTCGTTTTGCGGATAAATATCCAATATTTTTTCAATTATCTTTTTACTGTTATTTATTGAATTAAAATAATGTTTATTTGTTTTTGAGGTAATAACAGTATCAACAGTATGAAAAGATTTAAACATGCTATTAAAATGCTTTAAAGAAGATAGTACATCTAATATATTAAATGTAGATTTTATAAGATTGTAATAATCAATAGCTATTTTTCTATAATTATCATCATTAAAAAATAAATCCAAATCTAATTCTTTTTCTACTATATTAATATTTTTAGCTTTGTCATATATTTCTTCAATAAGCACTTCATTTAATCAAGGTTTATCTTTCTTAATAGTTTCTAAATCACTTAAATCATTAAAATATTTTCTTTTCAACATTTTTCTTTGATTGACCAACGAAAATCTTAAATTATTCAATAATTCATAAAGACTTTCTTCATTAGCTTTAGATCCTTGATTAACACTTAAAAAAGAGCCAAGAGTAATTAATTCTTGAGAGTCCATAAATATATTGAAGAAATTGACAAAGAAATTACTTCTATATTCATTTATAGGAAGAGCTTTTATATTCTTGTCAATAGAAGCCCTGATCATATTGATTCTGGAAACGGGTCTACCATTTGTAATAAAAATGTTGTTTTCTGTTTTTCTTTTTAATTCCATAGCCTCTGGAGATGTCATAAACTTTGTAACTTCATCTGGCGAAACTCCCAACATGAGTAAATAAATATGCATTCCAGCAAATTCAATTCCAGCATTTATTTTTGCTAATAAAAGCTCTTTTGCATTATCAGTAGCAAGTGTTAAAATGGCCGATATATAAAAAGCTATATCATTATCTAATGGAAATTTTTCCATAGATGATATTATATAATCAATATATTCTGAATTACTCATATATTCAGAAAGTATTGTATCTTTAGAAATGCTTTCTAAAGAAGTCCTAATATTTTGTACTAAAATTTCATCTAGTTTGTCTTGAATGTTTTTATAATTATTTAATCCAGCAATTTTATTAAAGCAATATTCTTTTCCATTAATTACATAATGTTTGAAGAAATATTTACTACTATTTACATCTATATTATCAACATTCATATAATAGTTTCCAAAATATTTTACAAGTGCAAAATAATTTTTTAATCCTACAGCTGCAATACCAATAACAGCTTTACCTACTGTGTTTTGTTCTTGTTGCAAGCCCATAGTATATCCATTATAAACATCAAGATTATATGGTGAGTCAGAATAATTCTTTTTTATTTCTCCATAAACTCCAGATGTTACTGGTATATTAGATGCAACTTGTGTTGTAGGACTTTCAAGAACACCTATCATTTTGTTTACAATATAGTTTTTAAATCCATTCTCGTTATAATAAGATTCGTGCCTATTAATAGCTTTTAATAAATAATCATCTTCTGAATATATATATTTATATTCATTTTTATTTAATTCATTTGTAATTGCTATAAATTTATCCAGAAAACTGCTATCGTTTATTCCATTACTTTCTAAAAAAGAATTTATATTAAATACATCATTAGAAAAATTTATACCATTGTCATCAGTAATTAAAACATCTTTGTATTTTGTTAGATTTTTTTCATTTAATAAAATATATTTTCTGTTTTTTGGAAGTGGAATATTAATTGATTCATCAAATTTAGTTGTATCAAAATATGGAGACCATGCTTCAAATTGACCATTTTTAAATGAGTATCCCATTGTGTATACTTTATCAATGTCAAGATCTGATCCCTGTAGAAATAGTTGTCAGATAGATACATATATATCATTTGCTGATCCAGGAATAAATCCTACCGTTTCCATAGACATAACTGATTGTAGTGCTTGAGCTGGAATTCTAGCTACAACAGATTTTAAAGATTGCTTAAAACTTTTATATTTTATATTTGCCAGCCTTTTTGAATATTTAAATGTTTCTGTTTTTTGTTTTGTTTTAAGAAATTCTTCATATAAATCAATTACATTCTTTTTAGTTATTTGTCCAGTATTATACTTATCTATAATATCCTTTTTAAATTCTTTATAATTTTTTATTTTTTTTCTAAAAAAGCTTTCTAATTCTTGATTATTTACAGAATTTGCTATTGTTGTTAATAATGTCAAATAATCATCATCCACCAAATCTAATAATTTATCTACGGTATTATATCCTTTATCCTTTGTATAAATATAATTCAAATTATTATGGCTTTCTAAAAAGCTATCAATACCTTCTTTAATATATAAAATTTCATTGCCTTTAGTATCTAAGAACACTTTATAGGAAGCTGGTAATTTATACATTTTATGTCCAAAAGAATCTATTCTATAATTACCATCATCACTTATATAAATTTGAATTTCTTCTGCTATTGGAGAATACTTTGCAATTTCTGCATCCAAAGAAGTATTATTATTTTCAGCATCTCTTTTTGCAAGTTCCATTACCGTTTTTAAATATAATTTATTTTTATATTCAATATAATTAAAATCTTCTAAAGAGACATAATAGTCTTCTCCGTTTACACCAACTAAAACTAAATCTGCTGGAACTGGTAATAATGGATGAAGATATTTCTTTGGCAATAAAAAGTCTGAGATGTTTATTTTATTTAGATTGGTATCTTTCTTAATTCCAAATGTGTCATATTCACCATAAGATCTAATATTTTCTGGTGCATAATATTTATAATCTGTAATACTATTAGTATTAATATAATTATTTTCAAATTTTCCTGTAAAATCATCAAAGCCATCTACGGTTTTAAAAATAGTATTAAAATAATTATCATTCGTTTCTTGATAAGATATATAGTTCTTATTATATGATAATAACTCAAAAGTTCTTTGTATTCATTTATCAACATATGGCAAAATATTTACACTCCCTGTAATATTTTGAATATATTTAACAAAATCATTATACATTTTGCTTGTTTTAAAAGTATTATCATTTAAAAGTCTCCATTTGAATTCTATTGCATCACAATCTCAAATACTCCTTTGAATTCCATTTTCTACGAATGTAACATCAGATGGTTTTAAATCTCTTGGCTGATTATATATCTTATTTATAATAATATCAGAATTATTTAAAGATTTTATTAAACCTTTAATTTGAAAATAATCATTTATTTCATTTAATCTAATAGGAGTATTGGCTGGTATTAAATTACCGTTTAATGTTATATCTATATTTAATGAAATTACATCCAGGGGTCTTATACTTGAAATATTTATATTTGTAGGCTGTAAACTTGGAAGAGTAGATAATACATAATCTATCTTTGCATTATTTATATCATGTAAATTATCTAATGTATTAACTTGTGGTTTTACAGATAATTCATCATATATACGAATTAAATCAGTATTTAAATATTTATTTCCATCTCTATCTTCATATAACTGTACAAATCCTTGTGAAGGTCTTAACACATAACCAGCTCCTGGAAATTTTCTTCTAACAAATTCTGCATTAACCTCAGAAATTAAAAAGCTTATAAATTGTTTATATATTGTTTTATTATCAAACGGTATAATATGCTCAAAATCATTTTCTAATGCATTAACAATTGTCCTAGCATTATTAATTTGGGATGAATTATTCAATCTTTTTATAAATAATTTTGTAATAATTTCAAAATCCTTATCACTATTTAATCTAATATTAAATTTTTCAAGTCCACGTTCGGTAACTGTAGAAATAGCATCATATACAGCATCTGACAGTTCGGGAACTAGATTCATTTCAGATAATGCTGATATAACTTGTGTAATTTCATTTACTTCAGAATCTTCTACTGTATGATAAGGATCTAGCTGTGTTCCAAAAAACGAAGTATCGAATATAAAATAATTTAAGGGTTTATCAGAAGAAAACACATCTTTTACTGTATTTATATTTGTGGCACCATATTTTATTGCGCTTTTTGGAACCAGCATTGTAATTAAACTTTCTTTAAGAGTGTTATTTTTATTATAAATAGCATGTTTACTTACAATTGAGGCCACTAAATTAATAGAAGATTCATCATATTTAATTTGATTGTTTTCCATAGTTGCAGAATATTCTCCACCAAATGCTTTCCATAAATCAAATAGATTATTGATTTCTACTTGTTTTTCATCTCCACCTTCAAAATATATAGTATAAATATTATCCTTTAAAAGTTTTATATTTAAAAATTTTTGCATCTTACCATTGTGTCATAAATATAGATTTGGTACAATAGCTTGTAAATCTATTGGACTATAAGAATCAGAATCGCCAAGATCTTTAAAACTAAATAGATCAAAATAACCATCTTTTCATAGATACTCACTATTTAATTTTTTCATAATATTATATAGTTCTACATCTTTTCTATTACTATTTCTTATATCATTATTACTTATTGCAAATGTTGCAAATTTTAGTAATCCAGAAAAAGATTCACTTATTATTTGGGCAATTGGTTTTTGTGAACTCTGTAAATTGTATCCTGGTAGTGAAACTTTAAGTAATTCATTAAATATTGGATTTACCAAAGCTCCCCCATTATAAACTTCTATTTTAGTTTGATCACCAGTATAGTTAAATACTGTAGTTTCTGGATCAGACATAACAGCTATTTTATGTTTTTGTAAAATTCCTTCTGGACTTTTCCCATATATACTCATTGATGCACCAAAAATGTTCATTCTTTTGGTCATTGTTGTTGTACGTTTATTGTTTTCTCTGGTTAATACAGATTCTATACTATCTCATTTATTATTTACTGGGGTAAACAGTTTTTCATATGGATGTATGTATGAATCTTTTGTTGAAATATTTAAGTACTGAGATGTTACAAGATTTTTTGTTCACAAATATGTTTTAACAATATCTGTTATATTGTTTTCATCTTTTAAAACTATTTCATCATCATTAGTTATTTTTATATTAGGAAAAGCATTTGTTATTGATGCTATTTTTTCTTTTTTGTCTTTCTTTTGAAAAACAATATAATTTAAAGAAATTTTTTCTGGAATATATTTAAATAATTCTTTTTCTTGATATTCAACTCATTTATCAAATAACTTCTTATCATTAAATATTTGTACATACGATTTCAAAAGTTGATTAAATTTAATAACATCTTTTCCGTTTTCATTTTTATAAAAAGAATAATGAGTTTCTTCAGAAATTTCTACATGTTCAGAAGAATGTATTTTATCTGATATTGCTTCTAAAATTTCTTCTTTAGAATTAAGCTTATTAAATTGTTCCAGATATTCTTCAATTTTATTTATCTTAGAAATGGATGTTTTTGGTTTAGTTTTAAAGAAATCATTATCTAATATATAAAAATCATTATATATATTAGATATTAATGTATTATAATAATCTGATTGATAAACCCTCATCACTTCTTTCAATTCTTCTAAAGAAATGCTATTTAAAGAACGTAATCCAAATGGAGTATTTATATTTTTTGCTGTATTGAAAACAGTACCATATATAGTAGACTTATCTGAATAAGTTACTGGAATATTGATAAATTCGTTGTCCTTTAATCTGGCTTCCAAAAAATATTTTGTAAAAGACAACATGAATATCTCATTTGCATTTAAATCACGTAAATCTTTTGAACCATATTTACCAATAACCTCTAATAGTACTTCATTTCTTTTATAAAATCCAGGATTTTTTGAGAATATATTATCAGTTTTATCAATAATATTATTAAATAAAGAAGACATATTTGCAACAACCATAGTTGGAACAGACTCTCCAGTAGATTTTTTTACCTGTGTGACTGTATCAAATTTTATATCTCTCTTAGATATTTTAAACAAGTCTCTTAGATGTAAAATATCATCTACATCATTAGCAAAATATGTTGCCACTCTGGTTGGAATATTATCTGTAGATTGATATTTTATATTGCTTGTTAAATATTTAATAGCATTTTTAAAATTATTACTATTAAAATCTACATTTTTTGATTCAAGTATTTTTCTATATTCTTCTATCGTTGTTTGTGATAAAGAAAGACCTCCTTTATTCTGATCTGTTAACAATTTAATAAAATCATCAAAATTATTAACAGTATAATTTGAATTTATAATGTTATTTGTTTGTGCATTATCAAGATTTACAAATAAATTCTCTACTTCCTTAGATATGGTGAAATCCAAATCTAAAACGTCCACAGTTTTGCTATCATCATAAACAGATGCTTGATGATAAACATTCTTTACAGTATTTCTTAAATGATTAATTAAAGCCAATTCGGGATTTAAAATAAAATCTCCAGTTTCTTTGTTTGCATCTCTTCAAGCAAGAATAGAATTTCTTAATCCTTTAGGAGCATATAAAAATTGATATATACTTTCCAATACACTTTTTCTTGCCAATATGTTATTGCTTTTTTCTACTCCTTGGTCTATAACCGTTCTTAATATTTTTTTAAAAGAAAGTACATCTTTATCATATAAATCATATAATTCTGAAATAGTATGTAATTCATTATTACCATTTATTTCAATATTAAATTTAATATCATTATTTAATTCATTTAAAATAGTTCCAGCGGCATCTAAATTATTTTTACCAATAGACAATCCATACTCATTTTTTACTCAAATTGTACCTTTTGAAGTTTTTCTTTGTTCATAAAATGGTATAGTATAAGCAATTAATTTTATTAAAGAAGTTCTGTTTTCTTCAACACTATTTGCATTTTCATTATCCAATAAACTTTTCTTACCTCATCTTATATTAAGTGAATATTTTGGTAAACCATTTGTAGGAAGATTAAATGTTCCAGAACTATTTATATTTACTTTTACTTTATCCGAATGATTATTAAGTAAAAAACTGTCAAAATTGGTTAAAAGTAATGATTTTATATATGCTTGTGCTATTGTATATCTATTTCCACTAATTATTCTAAAATCTCCTTCTACAGATTGCATATTAATATCCATCTGTTCTTTTATAAATTCTATAACTTGTGCATAAATAGAATTTTTTCCATTACCAAACAGAGCATCATTTAAAGATAAATCATACCCTTCAACATTTGATATTCTACTTAAAATATATAAATTTGAATCTTTAATCTTTATAGGATTTGGATGATTATTCAAATAATATCTATAAATATAATCCCATAACTCATTTTTATATAGTGCAATATTTTTATTTAATGCAGCATCAGTAGTAACAAATCCTTCATATGGATAATCCTTATTGTTTGTATCTAATGAATTAATAAATATTACTTTAAATAAACCTATATTAATTAAACTATTTAAATAATTCATATAAGAATCATTATTATATACTAATTTCATTATTGATGAAAAATCATAAATTCTATTTTCATCAATAACTGGATTTGTATCATAAACAAAACTTTTAACATAATTTGATTTAACTTTATTTACTATATCAAATACCAAATCATCAAGATTTTGATCAAAATTCTCAAACTCTGATGTATATAATTTAAGAGTATTAGTTAGATTTTCAGATAAACTAAAAAAATCATATGAATTTATAGCTTTATTTTCATTAGATATTTCAATTATTAAATTGCTAATACCATCTGATAATTGTGTTCATTTATTATTTTCATTATCCAAATTTATTTTCTCTAATAATAAATCTTGATTAATAGATTCATTAAGAAATGTTTTTATTTTTTTAGAATTTAAAACACTCTTAAAATTCTGTATACATTTTGCCATATGCTTATTTTATACTACAATTTATATTTGTATTGTCTTCATCTATTGCGCCAAAATCATCCAAATAAGATGATAGTGGATAAAATTTTCCATTTTTTTCTATATAACTATTAGGATTATATATTACATTTTGAATATAATCAGATAAAATTACATCGTTTTCATTACCAGTAAATAAATCTTTATCTAATTCAATATTGTTATAATTTCTAATTAAGAAATTTCTAACTGCCTGATTCATAGTTGACAATAATTGTTTTTCTTTACCAACAGGAAATTTGGAAACATCTAATTTAATAGTAACTTTTAATTTTAAATTTCCATCTTCAAGATTTAGTACAGCTTCATTTGGTATTATATTATTTGTTGTAATATTATTTTTTATATTAGTTTCTTTTTTTTCACTTAATAAATCACTCATACGTATCAATAATCTATTTGGTTCTATTGCAACATTGATATTATAATATTTATATTCATCCAATGGTAATGTTCCATAAGACTCTCCTTCTCCTCCAACTCTTATTGATTCTATAGTTGGATTGTAATATATTGGTTTTTTATATTGCTCTAGAAATTTATCAAATTCATATATTGGATTTGTAATTACATCAGATAAATAAAATAATATATTACCAATTCTAACTGTTTCATATTTTTCTATTACAGTTTGTCCTTTGATTATATTTTTTCTTGTTTCTTCTGAAGAGAATCACTTCTTAAAATCATCTTCATCATTAGGATCATAATTATAAGAAACTAAACTTTCAACTATTTTTGTTAATGTATCTAAACTAAAGAAATTTCTTGTTTTTCCAAAATAATTGTTTTCTAGATTTATAAGAACATCTTTCATTAGATTTTCTTTACCAGAAAGTTTTAAATATTTAAAATAATTGAATAATAATTCTCATGATCTATATTTACTAATTAAGTGGTGTACTTTTATATCTTTTTTCTCTTCATCCAATTTCTTTGAATTAATTATAGATGTAAATTCTTTTCAAAACTCCATAGGGCTTCTTGAATTAGAATTTAACATAATAAGCCTATTACATGCAGTATTTGTATCATCGTATGAAACAATAATATATGGCCTGAACCTGTATTGTTCTAATAATTTTTTATCAGTAATTTTATATCCTGTATAGGTTTCAAGCTCTTTTTGTATTGCATTTAAATCACCCCAAAAAACTCTTACTTTATTATCAAGTATTGTTGCTCCAGGAAAAACTTTTGAAATATCATTCAGATTAACTGGTTTTATTTTATTTGTCTGGTTTTCACTTTTTGGCAATATTGGATTTTTATAAATTGTAACGGCCTGCTTGTTTATAGAAACTTCTCCTTCTTCATCGACTCTTGAATATATTTCGCTTAATTTTTGAATGTTAATGGCCCTAGAAACATTGGTATTATTTAAATCTGGCAAAACAGCCAAAGTCATAAATATTTTTTTATTATTAACATTAATATATGTTCCTATAGCATATATATCAGTTTTTATAGAGTTATTATTTACAAGTTTTCCATAAGAATATATATTATCAACAGAAGATGCTATTTTTTTTATAACTCAATCTGACTCTACTTGCACTGTATCATTAAATAATTTTTGTTTGCCATATAATTTATTAAATAAAATATGATTTTTAAATCTAATATATTCATGTATAATATCGCTCAATTTTAAATTTTCAGAACTTATTTCCTCTAAAGCAAATAAATCTGTATCTGTAAATTTAACATTATTTTCCTGTTCTAATGTAGTTTTTAAATTACTTCATGAAATAGTATTTTTTTCACCAGACTCATTAATTTTAAAATTTAAAAATTTACTTAATGGACTTGGACTTGATATATTATGCACATTTATTCCAAGATTATTAAAGAAGCTGTATCCTAAAATATTGTCTGGATCAGGAATTTTTTCCTGTTCTTCATTTTCTTCTGTGTCTATTGTATCAATAACTGGAATTTCTTCTATAAAATCAACTGGCTCTACGTTAATATTACTTACAGGTTCTTCAACGGTTTCTACTTTTTCCTCTTTTAAATCCATTAAATTTATTTTATCAATTCTATTTTGTAAAGACTTGTTTATTGCATCGGCATTAATTGTAACTGGAACAGATTTGGCACGCAAAATATTTTTTATATTAATTGATGTATTAATTTTTGCTAAGGTTCCTTCTTTTGCCCTGGTCAATAAAGTGTACAGTTCTCTAGCTTCAATATAAATATGAGAATTCTTAATATTTAAATCTATTATTACTTGATCAAATTCTCTTCCTAAAACATCTCTACCATATACTTTTATTTCTTTATCATTAAATACATTCTTTAATTTTTCTCTTAAAGATTCAGATAATGTCCCATCTTGTGTTATTACAGCTATTTCTTTATTTGGATCAAGTTTTTTTAAATCTTCTTCTGTAATTGTATTTACAATTAAAGTTCCACTTAAATATTGATTTGTATCATTATATAATAATTCTACATCTTTTTGAATTGGTTTTTGTTCAAATGATGCCGCACGAACATTTCTTACAAAATTTTCAAGTGTAACAACATTTTCATTTTGTAATGTATTTCTTGCTCTTACAGGATTTCGCATTTTAATATTAGATGCAGAAAATATATTATCTGTACTAAATAAATTAGTTCCAATTTGTATTCCACTTTGTAATGGATCCCCCATTAAAACAATGTACACATTATTATTTGCACCAAGTTTATTTAAAATTTGTCATTCTATTGTATTAATTTTACTTAATTCATCTCCTATAATAATTTCTTTTGCAGTATCAGAAGGTTTTAATAGAAAATCATCAAAGAAAGCTTGCTTCAAATATACCGCACCAACACCTTCGCCAATTGCAAAGTATTTGGTATTTATTTCTTTATTTGCTTCAGCAAGTTTTTTCTCATCAGTTAAATCATATTTTTCAATTATAGAATATAAATTTTGTAATTCATTTAATCCATTAGGATTCAAGTACTTATTAATAATATTAGAAACTGTCATATTATTAATGGTTATATCTAGAGTTCCCTTTATATCCTTTGATAATGTAACCAAGGTGTCTTCTGTAGGAGCTATAGCAGTTATATTAATAGTATTATCCTTTCCAAATTTTTCTAATATTGTACGTAATGTATAATTTGCAATTACAGAGCTTTTTCCTGTCCCACTTGTTCCATGTATAGAAACTATATTTTCTATATTAAATGCTTCTAAACTGTTTATTCTATCAATTAAATCATTTTGAATATAGGACTCTGATAATCCTTTTTCTGGATTTTCTTGTAAAAAAGTTGTAATATGTTTATAAATCTGTTTATTTTTAAAATATCCAACAACAAAGCGTAAAGACATTTGTTGTGAGAATAGCGGAGCCTTTCTATTTCCAGGTAAAGATACTTCTTTTTCTAATAATGTTTTATAATCATTATAAAATTCTTTACTATCATAACTTAAAATAGTATGTACTCAATTATATCAGTCTAATAGTTCAAATTTATCAAAATCAGCTGTTAAATTAGACTCTCTAGACAATATAATATCTTTAGCGCTAAACTCTTTTAAAAAGTTTCCAAATATTTCATTTAATTTAGTATTTAAATCTCCTGGTAATTCGTGAAATCTTTTATAAAAAGTATGCTCTATTTCAATTGCTTTTAATTCATCATCATCTATTTCATCAAAACGATCTAAATCATCTATAGTAAACAATGTTTTATTATTAAATTTCAGATTTAATAAACTAAGTTTATTATCTGGATCTAAATATTGTTTATTTATATTTTTGAAAAAAGATTCTCTAATTCTATTATCGTTTTCTATTATAGAAACAGCATTATTTCTTGCTAAATTTTCAAAATAGGCTAATTTTGAATCTATAAAATTAATGTCCTTTAAAATTGTATATGCTGTTTGAGAATTGATAGTATCATAAGTTTCCTTTAAACCCTGTTTCTTTAAAGCTCTATTTAACATTTCATTGTATCCATATAAATTGGACGGGCCAATTTCTGTAGATGTCATAGCAGCTGTTATAGCTCTTACAACATTTAAAACATATCTGGCCTTCATAATTTGTTCTAATTGTACATCACTTCTAATGAAATCAGATTTAGTATCAACATTCTTGTCAAAGAAATTAATATTATCTTTTAATATATCAAAAAATGTTACAGGATCTGCTCATCCATAAATAGTTACCTGAAAGTTTTTTAGTGTTTCAAGTAATGTATTTATTTTCCTATTTTTCTTTGCATATTCAAGTACTGGAGATAATCTATCATATATATCCTTATAATGTTTATAAGCTACTTCATCTTCACTTAGTTCCGCATCATCCAAAAGTTCTGAAATTGTTTTATATGCCTTTTCGGACTCTTCTATAAAGGCTTCTTCTGCTGGTAAATTTTTAGAAACCAAATCTTTTCCATATTGTATTAACAAATTTACTTTTGGTGTAATTTCATCTTCTGTTTGAATGTCTATTTGACTTAATAAACTTGCAACATATAATGCAGATTGTTTTTCTACAGCATCATCTGGTAAATTATTAACATTATTAATTAGAGTATTATTATATTTATTAATAAGTTCTCTAATAACTTCCTTATTCATTGTTCATTCAGGAAGACCAATTTTATTTAATATGTCTTCAATTATTATCTTTTCATCATCAGAAAATTGTTCTATTGTTGGTTTAACATTTTGAAAATTATTTATATATTCAATAATTTTATTGTCTATTTTAGAACTAAAAAGATCATTTACAGATTTATTTAATGTTTCTTGTAATCTGTTCTGTGTGTTAATCAGAGTTTCTTTAATATCATCATTATTTATAGAGCCATCTGGATTTGTTATTACATATAATCCAGCATTTGATAAGTCTTGTAATGATATTTCTTCTCCATTATTTAATTTATTAAGAAGAGTATTTACTTCTTCAAGTTTTTGTTTAGATGCAACTAGATTAGAAAATTCATTTTTTAATGTATTTTTTTCTTCATTATTTAATTGTAATGTTAATTGTTTTTCTCCATCATTATATTTTCCTGTTTCTACTAATTCAATAAAAGAATCTATATCTAAATTTTTTATTGGTACTTGTTTGTTTATATTATTATATAATTGATACATTGTCCACATTTTATCTGCTAATTTTGTAGCTTCTTCTTGGTTTTGTGTATTGTAAGTATCAGATATATATTTATATAGGTCTTGAACAATTACAGCTTTATTAGAATCTGTAGTATTCTTTTTAATAATATTATTATCAAGTAAGAATTTTCCAACATTAATAAATGTTTGAGAATCAAGAGAATATTTTGGATACCCGTTTTTTGTTAGAGTTGTATTAATATCATTCAATCTATCTAATAACTTAATATAATCAATTTGTCCATCTGTAGAATTTATAAATGCATCCATAAAAGCACTTCTAACAGATGCAAAACCATCAGAATCATATTCTTTTATTGCTTTAGAAAATTTTTCATTCATATTGAGAAAAATATTAAACATTTTTCTCATCTTTTCTTTAAAATTCACTTCTGTATTTGACTTTAATTCATCAAATTCTATAAGATATTTATTTTTTTCTTCATCAGATAGATGATAATAATCCTTATCATACACATTTTTTACATACTCATCTACAGACATATTTATAAATGGTTGATGTAATATTGGATTTAAAGTAAACAATGCTCAACTATGATAATATTCAGAATTTTTACCAGATACCAAATCATTAAATTCCTGTCTTTTTTTATTTAATTCTTCTTCTACTAATTTTTTTGTGTTTAAATCGTTAGAATCCTTTAACGTTTCTTGTTGGTTCTTTAGATTTACAATTTGTAAACCTATTTCTTTTGCATCAGATAATAGAAAATTATCAACTCCAGACTTCTTAATATCATTAATATAAATCTGATCCATTATGCTTTTTTTAATTAAATCTTCATCTGTATTTTTTAGATTTTCAGAATTAACAATACTATCAATTCATTTTACTCTTTGTTTTAATAAATCAGCATAAGTATCAGCATTAATTTCTACATTCGATTCACCAACATGTATTTCATTATCTCAAAGTTTTCCCTTCATATTATCTATTTCTGATAATATATCTGCTGTACGTCCAGTAGAAATCAAATCATATAAGTCAGCTTCCGTAGATAAAGATATTTTTTCTCTATTAACCATTGGTTCTATTATAGAACGTTGTAGCTCAAACAATGGCCCACCTATGGCACCACCTACAAAATTAGCCAAATAATTTTCAAAACCCGCCTTACTGAAAACAACATCAAATCCTCCAAAACTACCTTCTTTAGGAGTCAAACCTAGAGCACTCATAACATCTACAATACCTTTTGATGCATCTATTGCAGCTTGTTCTGTTACTTCTTCTACACCTTCTATAATACTTCTTTTTATTATATTTTCTGCAAATTCACTTTCTAGTATTGGCTCTGTTAATAATGTTTTTATTTTAGATTTAAATCCAGAAACAGCAGTTGCAAGTTTTGCTTTTCCAGCAACCTGATCTACATCAAACATATCAAAAGCTTCTTTAACTTTTCCATAAGAATCCTTTACAGCCTTTCTTACCACTGCTTTACTTTCATTCTCTGTATATCCAGTAGTTTTGTCAAGAAACCATGTTCCCATTTGATTATTAGCCATTAAAGCATATTGACCGCTAGCAGCAAGCAATGATGTAAATCCAGCAGTTCTTCTATCATATCCACCAGCCAGAGCATCACTATATACATTAGAAGACTGTGTTAGAGCCATATATCCTAAAGATAAATTTTTTGCAAGTTTTGATCTTTGTACAGAACTTGCAGTATTTTCATATCCTTTCATAAATGCCCTTCTTGCTACATCTTCTACTTGTTCAACTGGGATTTTCCCAGCAAGTGCCCCTTCAACAGCATTTTTTTGAGCAAGCGTAGCCAGATTCTCCATATATTTTTTATCATTTACTTTATAAAAAAGTTTTGATAAAGATGCTGCTGCTCTTTGTTCATAAATTTGAGAAAATATAGAAGATACCATTGAACCAAGTTGCTCATAATTTCACATCCCCTGTTGTCCAAAATCAGACAGACTTGGAGAGCTTATTTTATTAACAGCACCTTCAATTTTATTCATTGCTTTTCACATAGGCGTTTCTATACCATCGGCTGGTTCACCAAGTAATAAACCTTCTAAAGATTTATAAAATGTGGGCAATGTAGCTGATAATCCCATAGCCATCTTTATACCACCATAAATAACATTAACATGTGGTATAAAAAATGGTAATGTCTCTACTGCAAATTTCATTGTAGTACCAATAATAGATTTATCTTTTCCATCAGAATCAAAAAAATCTATCTTATTAATTGCAGTTCCTTCTTTTGTAAGAAGATCTAAGGGATTAACAAGTTGCTTTCCATACATCTCCCTTTTTCCAAGTGTTTCAATATAGAAAGAGCCAGTTTCATCAGTTTTTCACTCACCTTTTCTATGTGCAACTGTTTTACCTATTACTGGATCAAAGCTTTCACCATCAGAATCTCATGTAGCATATACTAATGTTTTTCCAACTAAACTTTTAAAAAATCCTAAATCGTTTGCTGATACATCCAATCATTTATTATTATCGTAATCTCATATTTTACCATTTTGTGCCAGCTCTCTATTTGATAGCTCATTTATGTCAACAGTATTTACTCCAGTTAGGCTATAATAGTTTTGATATGGATTATAATCAGTCCTTATTGTTGGTCTTACATCTACTTTTTTACTCTTCATTGGAGCTCCATAATCATTAGGATCATAAGTTAATAACTCTGCAAGAACTTTGTCTTCCGACATTTCTCTATACAAAGATACTGCAGAATCATAATATTTGTTAAAAGAATCTTCATTAAAGATTCCTTTTTCATCGGAAAATATTTTTTTAACTTTATCCAATCTTTTGTACTCATCTTTACTTAAAAGCTGTGTATTTTCTATAGTCATATTTGATTTAATAACATCAAACATGTCTGCATTTGGCTTCTGTAATATAGCTACAAATACATCATTTGGTTTTTTAATATCCATATTTATTCAATTATAAGACTAGATTTTGGTGATAATTCAGTTGCATTGTCATATGCCTGTTTTTCTCTAGCATAAGTTACTGTTGGCTGTGCATCTAATAAATTACCAGCTGCAGATTTAATATAATAATATGCATTATCTACATAAGGAATAGCTATTAAACCTTTATAGTAATTAGTAAACAAATCATTTATACCTACAGGAGCCTCTATTTTATATTCTCTTCAAATATTTTTAAGCATGGCTGAAGTGGTATTTTCTTCATCAGAAGTAAGTTGATGTAATTTAGGATTAGCTTTTGCTGCTGGAGATTTTTCTCCTGTATATCCAGTAAATACTAAAAATGGTTTATATCTATCATTTTGTTTATATTCTCTATTCTCATCTACTTTAACCATAGAAAGACCGTTTTGTTCAAATATTTTATTAATTTGTTCTGGTTTTAAATTTGGATCATTTAAAACAGTTTGTTCTAATTGTTTTATTCTATAAAGTTTATTATAGTCTGGAGCACCATTTTCATCTACAGGCATATATACTCTGGCCGCTAAAGAAGTGCCATCTCCAATAATATTATTTAAGTCTATTGGTGCTATTTTTTTACTTCCAAAATAAATATTTCCAGTATCCAAAACAGCTCCCAAATCAGAATTAACAAAATTCTTCAATGGAACCATTCCAAAAGAATTACCTTTTAAGTCTGTTAATTTTCCAACTCCTGTAGCTACCAAATCAAATGTTAATTTTGTACTTGGATCATTTCATTGAAAACTTTCTTTTCCAAGCTTACCAAGATGCAGTAACTCAAATGGTGTAATTGGTTTTTCTTTTGTTGTTCCAGATCCACTACCAGAAGTTCCTTTTTCTTGTAATCCTTCAATAGAAGAAGTTGTTTTTTCAGTAGTTTGATTAATAATCATATCTAATAACAATTGTTTTGGTTCTTTGTATCCATTTAATTTTGCTGTAACATTTAATTGTTTTTGCGCTCTATCACCTAAAGTTCCTCAAATATAATTTAATGCTTTATCTATCATACTTCTTTCAGTTTCAGTAACGTTTTGAACATTTACATATTGACCAGGAGTATTTTCAATATCACTTAAAAAACTTAAAGCTGCGGCCTCCTGTTGATTTGGCATTCTTGATAATTGATCTTTTAGTTGTTTAGTTAGAGATTCTTTTTCATATGTTCTTGTAGTAGAATTATAATTATTTCCAAAAGCATCAATTATATTTTGCACACCATTAATAATTTTTTGTATTCCAATAGAAGAACCAACAGTATTAATTATAGAACTGTTGCCAACCAATTCTGGATTGTATTGTCTTTCTACCAGCAAATCATTATTTGTCAGTATTCTCCATTTTTTAGCATTTTTTAAATAATTATTAATGTCTGTTGTACGCAATTTATTATTTTCGTCTTTTACATAAACTTCTCCAAGTGGGCCAACAGCAACATCTCCCAATGAACCCTGTGCTTCAGCATGCCTTAATGCCGTCTGTCAATCATATTTTGCATTACGGCATGCTGAAGCACA